TACGTTGCATGTCAAATACCTTACAGGAATATGGTGGTGTTCTAAGTAAAGTATCCCAAATCCTCTCTCTCAACGACCAAAATAACTCCTCCTTTGACGACTGTAAACCCTTTTCCAAAGAAAAAACTACACTTTTCTTTAAACAATTCATCGAATCGCAAGATATATCCTGCGATAACTTTGAAGTTTATAGAAGCGGTAGTGTCGGCCAAGTATACAAGGCTATACACGACAATAAAGATGTTATATGTAAAGTTCAATATGCAGGTTTATATGAACAAACTCGTTCTGACTTGGAAATGCTAGATAAAGTAGCGACATTCTTATATTGTTTTGCGGATGTGAAAACAGCAATGTTGGATGTCAAACAAAAAATGTATGAAGAACTTGATTACATCAAAGAAGCTGAAAATCATAAATTAATGTATGACCTCTATAAAAACACCGACATAAAAATTCCAAAATTAATTCCCTCTCTCTGTACAGACAAGGTTCTCGTTATGCACTATATGAAAGGTCAAAGTCTCCAAGACTTTATCGCAAACTCTGACCAAACTCAAAGGAATATTCTCGGAAATCATCTCGTCAAGTTTGTCTTTGAAAATATATATAAACACGGTATTTTATACTCTGATGTTCACTATGGCAATTTTCTTGTCCGTAAAGATTGTAAACTCGGTGTTCTTGATTTTGGATGTCTTCATTATCTTGATAAACAACTCTTATCAAATCTACGTAAACTACACAAAAGTATACGCGACAACAACCAACCCGATTTTTATGATATCGTAACTGATATGGGTATCATAAAACCAGATATCACCGAAGAATCAAAAACTTACATCTATGATTACTTTAGAATGCAATACACTCCTTGGATTAGCCCTGAATTCGAGTTTACAGATGAATGGCTCGAATTATCGACGAATAAAGATGGAAAATTAATGAAAGAATGGGTTCTTCAACCTGATATGGTATACTTTAATAAAATACCATATGGTAGTTATCATATATTTACGAAACTAAAACTAAAAGGTAACTTTCGTCAGATGTTTGATGATATGTTTGTTGACATCGACTAATTTACGGACATCAATTAAATAAATTGATAATATATAACATATTCGTATATATTATGTAATATGTGCGTGATTTGTAATAATTCAATTGAGTCGATTGTACATATTGAGGATATGCATATAGCATTCTGCAATAGAATAAAAGAAATACCGAAAGAACTTGTAAATATTAAATATCTTACTTGTTTTTATTGTAGAAATCTTACGATTATACCAAAAGAACTTGTCAATCTGAAAAAACTCAGTATTCGAGGTTGTCCGAATATTTGCGGTATACCAGCAGAATTCGTTGAGTTGGAAGAGTTGAATCTAATTTTAACTAATTTTAACACACCTTTTCGTATTTCGCTGAAATATTATATCAATTTACGAGAACTATATTGTAGGGAGTGTCCAGAACTAACAGAAATACCAAGAGAACTCGTAAAATTGAAGTTTTTATGGCTACAAGATTGCCCAAATATACATTTCCTTCCAAAGGAACTTGTTAACTTGAAAAATTTATGGTGGATGAATGGTGCGGATATGACAGATACTAGTATTCCGAAAGAACTCGTAAATTTATACTATATTACATATTACGGTGTGTCGGAACCTTGTATACCGATTGAACTTGTTAATTTGACAGAAATATGTTATGATTGTAAAAATATAAAAGAAATACCAAAATTTATTAATTTGAAAAAATTGAGTTGTTACAATTGTTTTAATTTGGAAAAAATCCCAAGAGAACTTATTTCATTGGTAGAAATTGATTGTTTTAATTGTCCAGAATTAGCCGTAATACCCATTGAACTTGTCAATCTTAAAAACCTACGTTGTGTATATAGTAAAGTAAGAGAAATACCAAAAGAACTCATAAATTTAGAAACACTTGATTGTTCACGTTCTTCTCTCTTTAACTATGACGGTATACCAAAAGAACTTGTCAATTTAAAAATTATCGACTGTTCACATACATGTATAATTACAATACCTCTCATTAAAAGTTTGGAAAGAATTACCTGCTATGGTTGTAATAATTTAACACTCGTCTCTACACATCTCATCTATGTCCCGCAATGGTTGAAACCTACAATTGAAACCAACTATCAAACCTATCGTAAAAAACGATGTTCATTACTCGTAAATACCATCCTCGAGGAACTCATCCAACGAACTTGGCATCCTTCTAGGATGATTGACTGGTGTTGGGATGAGGACGAAAAACTCTTTATGAAAGAGTATATATCAAATTGATATTTTGAAATAATATATATTTCAAAAAAATGACTGATGAACTCAAAGAAAGACATATACTTATAACAACAGCTGACATAGTAGAGTTGTTTGAACGTATAGAAGAATTGTCAAGCTATTTGAAGGAATACAAGTTTAAATATTCGATAGTTATTAATCGAATGTTTGAAAAGGCTGTAGAAGATAACAATACTACATATCTTGATAAATTGCTAAAATTGTTTGGAGACGAAGACTTTTGGTATTTTGCAAATTCGAATAATATTACTGTAAAAAGCCTAAACAAAGGTCGTATAAACATTCTTCAATGGTTACATAATACGAAACCTTTAACCGATATAACTTCTTTTAAAACTGCTGCAGCATCAAATGGAAATGTCGATGTTCTTAAATTTTTACAATCACTAAATCCTCACTGGTCTTTTGAAGCATACGAATGCGCATCATATTTTTATGTCATTACTCACGACGAAAAATATAAGGAATGTTTGGAATTTATGATTGAAACCAAATATCCTTTAATCATAAAAGAAGTAAGGACACTTGTTGAAACAACAAATAGTCCTATCAAATTGTTTAAAACAGTGACCAACTAAATGTCTTTCCGATAGACCTATATTTGCATTTAATCAAATTGTTTTAAAGCAGTAACCAACTAAATGTCTTTTCGATAGACCTATATTTGCATTTAATCAAATTGAATATTTAATTAAATGCGTATTTTCAAATAAATATGAAGATATATACAAAGAATGGAGATACAGGTTCATCATCGTTATATGATGGAACAAAGATGAGAAAACGTAATATATTTTTTGATGTTCTTGGGTCTTTGGATGAATTGTCTTGTCATATTGGAATGCTATATGTCCACGACAACCGACAAATATACAGAACCATCCAACAAATTCTGCTAAACATTGGCTCTCAAATCGCTACTATAAATGTAGACAAGAAAGCTCTTATTCCTAAGATAACAGACGAAAATGTCGAAATGCTCGAGAAAAGTATCGACGAAATGGAACTCACTCTCCCTAAATTAACAGTCTTTATCCTTCCTGGTGCAAGTATGAGTGATTCCTGTGCGCACGTATGTAGAGCAGTATCTCGTCGTGCAGAAAGGGAATTGTGGAAATTGTGCGACACGGGATACTCTGTCGATGAAAATATCAAAAAGTTTATGAACAGACTCAGTGACTATTTCTTTGTCATATCAAGAGATTTGGTCTATAAACAATCCCTTGCTGAAATCACACGAGAAAAGGTCGCTAAACCTGACGACAGCGACACTGAAAGTTTGAATTAATTGGATTCAAATTGAAAATAATAAATGACTAATTTATTATTTCAATGTGTATAATTTGTAATGAGAAAGATATTTCAAAACTTATCAAAAAAACATATATCAATTGTTCTCGTTGTCTTAATATAACAAAAATCCCAAAAGAGCTTGTAAACTTGAAAATGCTTGATTGTCATAAGTGTATTAATCTAATTGAAATACCAAAAGAATGTGTTAATTTAACATTCATTTATTGTGGTGGGTGTCGATTGATAACAGATATACCTGATACATTGGTCAACCTAACACATATTATTTGTTCAGATTGTTCAATTACCCATATTCCACATACATTAATTAATCTTAGAAAACTTCGTTTTTGGGGATGTCCTAATATAACTGAGATACCAAAAGAACTTGTTAACCTAACAAAACTTGATTGTTTATATTGTAAAAATATAAAAGAAATTCCAATAGAACTTGTTAAGTTGGAAAAACTTAATTGTAGAAATTGTCCTAACCTAACTTTTGCTCCGCTCGAGTTAATCAACTCTAAAAAAACTCTAAGCACAATCGATAGAAATTATCAGAAATATCGTCGAGAAGGATGTAAGAAGCTTGTTGACACAATACTTGAAGAACTCATACAAAGAACGTGGGAACCCAAAAGGGCGATAAAGTGGTGTTGGGATGAGGAAGAAAAGAAATTTATGGGTGGATATTTTGAATTGACATGTAAAACAAATATAAAAGAAATCATAGTATTATGGTAAATGACTATACAAAGTAGGAAGTACAAGATAAATAACATCAAACAATTAGTAGATTTGAATGGTGCAAGTACTAATTTTAAACTCGAATTTAAAGTTACCTGTCTCGAAAAAGATAAGGAATTTGACTGTGTTGTTATAGACCAAACTACTTTAGATTCTGGAGAAACATTACCATACAAACGTGTAAAAGGCAGTCTATCTGGTAACTTCAAAATAGATAACAATATCTATCAATCTTATTATTTAATCCTGAAATCAGATACTGAATGCGAAGTCGAAGTCGAAATAAACTTTGAAGAACTACCAAAAAATGTTCCCACTCTTCCTCCCGCTCCTAAAGAAAATTTGACCCTTGATGAATCTCCCTCTATCAACTGGAAGAAAATTCTTATCATTGTCGGAATCATCGCCATCATCGGTCTCGTCATTTGGATCTATCTCTCAAAAAATCCGGGTTTTAACCCTTTTTCCGGTTCTAACACGGTATCTTCTTTCCCTTCTCTTCCTGTAAAATCAGTCGTACCATCTAATAAAACTCCTTCTAACAACCTATCATCGAGACTCCGTGACATTGAATTTTAGTATGTATTAATATATCAGATATTAATACCAAATGTATTAATTTGTTAATTTTACAGCAATATTTTTAGTTTCATCGGATGTGAAACAGTTCTTGTTTACTTTTGGGAAATATGTAATGAATGTATCTTGAATGTTATTCCAACTCATAAAATGAACAGAGAATAAAGGAGATTGATTGTCATAGACGATATTGTTGATTTTAGAGGTATAGTATTCAGTGTTTAAAATGTCGTACTTGATATCGAAATGTTTACTGATAAAGTTGTCAATTTTTGGTAAATTAACCTTTAGGATGTGTATCTTATCCGCCCAATATTTCGTAATAGATATCACATACAACCCCTCAAGAGCAATCACTATATGAAAAATGGTTCCGTTTTTTATCATACTTAAGAAATATCCTTTAAAATCTTGACAACTTGGCCATCCTAACGAGGTATTGTGATTTATATACGCCTCTCTCGGATGTGTATGGAAATTGTATACACTATTCGCGACATCTACTCCCTCTTCTTCTCCTAAAATTATACTATTCTCATTTATTGTTATATCATAAATGATTTCTCCTGTATCAGTCTTATTATTCCCAACTATCTTCATACTTCCTGCCATTTCCTTTTGCGTAATATTTCCATCCTTATTCAAACTTGATCCCATATTTGACATACTTTTTAGAAATGTAACTGTTTTAGATGGAAAACGACATTTTATATAACATTGTGTATCATCATTCGTATAATGTTCCAATGTATATATTATATCATTTGCAATCTCCTCATATTTAAAATCAACATACTGATTCTCTCTCGATAAATATAACTCTCCTCCCTGAACATACGGATTTCGAAATCCGTTCTCGGCATAATCTTTTATCACTCTTGTTGTATCACTCGTCGGGTCTGTTATATCCACTCTTACCCATAACATAATATTATTCGGGAAACTACTCATAACAACATCTACTACACTTCTTACAGAACTCTTGAGATTTGGATCATACACCTCACACATTTCTCTTTTCTCATTGTAAATAACATAACAGTAATTATCAATCTTAAATTGGTCTGTATTAATATACATTAATCTATCCTTTCCACTTACCAATTCATCGAGATGTCTTTTTATTTCCTGGTGAATACATACTATCACACCTATCATATTTCCTTCAGAAGTTTGAGGTATTGGCGATATTTTATTTTTTAGATGTTCTAGCCTATTGTTGATTATTATGTTATTCACATCAATAAGAATATGACTCATTATTTATCATTAATATATATTTGTTATTTACATAATAACAAATATCTATTCTATCCATTTATAAGGACCAGACCCTTTTATACTGATATCATTCTTACTTGGCTCTACAACAATACTTTCTCTTTTTGCAAACACAACCCAGAAAAATTCGGTGTTACAAGAATCACTTGTACTATCCTTCTTCCTATATACAGTAAATTTGCCGTCTACAACAAGAGATGAACTCAATAAAATCGGTAATCCGATAGGTGTTATATTTACGACAAATTCTGTCGCCAACTTATCAACATACTCAGGAAGAGCTATTTCTACATTATCATCTTCGCCACATATACATCCTTTTCCCTTGTAATATACTCCCGATTCAGGACCTTCTAGGCAAGCGTGAACGAGATACTTTTCCTTGTCAAGAGGATGGTTGATGACGAATGTCTTTGTCGTGTTGTAAAATATTTCTTTTGATGTTGAATCCCATTGTAAAGCACCTTGAGTTTCTCCTAACTGTTGTGTTCTTACAGGATTAACATACAATCTACTTGTTCCGGCCGAATTTAATACAACACCACTCGCATTTAGAATGATAGAATTTGCATGTTGAGATGTTTGTCCCGCTAATTGTCCGATTGCAATTGCACTTGCACCTTGTGAAACTTGACCGGCGCCAGTTCCGACCGCAACAGCACTCGCACCTTGGGTTATTTGACCCGCCTGATTTCCAATCGCAACAGCACTTGCTCCTTGAAATGTTTGCCCGGAAGAAACACCTATGGTTATAGCAGAATCACCTTGACCAGACCTTCCTGCTAAAGAACCTATTGCAATCGCGTAAGGTCCTTGTGCAGATTGAGCAGAACCAACACCAATAGCAATAGCAGAATCACCTTGCGCTGTCTGACCAGCTACAGATCCTATCGCTACAGCATTTGTAGACTGAGATAATTGTCCCGCCTGTAATCCTATAGCAACTGCTTGCGTTCCCTGTGTTCCTTGACCCGATTGTTTACCTATTGATACGGCATTTACACCTTGCGATGTTTGTCCAGAAGAAACACCAATTGCAATTGCTCCTAGTCCTTGAGAACTGGCTCCAGCATTTGTCCCTATATCGATCGGATCTGTAAACCCACCCGAATTTGATTGAAATATATAACTCGATGTTACACTATCATATACAATTGTATCACCTGAAACTGGTGCCGTCGTCGGCAAATTTACACCTAATAATTTACTTGCGTTAAATACAGGGTTTGCGCTATTCGGTATTATACTAAAATTTGACATTTATTATAGTAAATAAAAAATATTATTATTTTGTACATAAGACTATTGTTATTTTGTATATAAAAAGATATAATATATAACAAATGTTCGATTTAATAGTTGCTATGACTCCCGAAGGAGGAATAGGAATAGACAACAATATGGCTTGGAATTGCAAGGACGAACTTGCAATTTTTAAAGAAAAAACTATGAATAGCGTCCTCATTATGGGCCGAAAAACAGTTGAAAATTTACCGAAATTATCAGACCGTATAATCTACTGTATCACATCCCAAAAAACACTCAATACGAAAAAATATAAAAACGACGTTTTTTACTGTTCAAGTCTAGATGACGCATTCAAACACATAAAACTAACATTTCCATCCAAGAAGATTTTTGTTGCGGGGGGTGTTCAAATATACAACTCTATTCTATGTGACAAAAAATATCTTGATAAACTCCATCACATTCACATTTCATACATGAAACAAAAATACACCTGCAATAAATTTCTCACTTTTTCATTCAACTTTGAATGGTGCATCGAAGAAACTCTTGAACATCCCGAATTCACTCATTACGTTCTATCCAGAAACACCCACGGCGAAAACCAATACTTAAATGTCCTCCGTAATGTTATGGGTGATGGTACTATACGAGAGGGTAGAAACGGTACTGTAAAAAGCACATTTATACAGCATTTATGTTTTGATTTACGGAACGGGTTTCCGCTATTGACTACCCGTAAAATGTTTTTTAGAGGAATCGTTGAAGAACTTCTTTTCTTCATTCGTGGCGAAACAGATAGTAAAAAACTCGAAGAGAAAAACGTAAACATTTGGAAAGGAAATACTAACAGAACATTTCTAAACACCATCGGTATGACATCAAGAAAAGAAGGTATTATGGGTCCAATGTACGGATTTCAATGGAGACATTTTAATGCTCCTTATAATCCAGACACGGGTAAAGCAGAAAGTAAAGGAATTGACCAACTCGAAAAAGTCATTGATATGATAAAATCCGATCCAACATCAAGACGTATCTTAATGACCGACTTCAACCCCGCTCAAGTCGAACAGGGTGTTTTATATCCTTGTCACTCTATCATTATGCAATTTTATGTTGAAGATACCTATATTGACTGTTTCTGTTTTAATAGAAGCTCGGATTTGTTTCACGGTCTATCATTCAACATTGCAAGTACTTCCTTGCTATTCCTTCTCATTGCTTCTGTTACTAAACTAAATGCCAGATATCTTCATCTTTCTCTTGGAGATTCGCATATATACAGTGAACATCTCGACGCAGTAAAAGAACAATTAACACGTCGTCCTTTTACTCTTCCTAAACTAACTATCACCAAAGAACTCCGCAATGTCAATGATATCGAAAATTTAACTATCTCTGATTTCATTCTCGATAACTATAAATTCCACGACACTATAAAAGTCGATATGGTAGCTTAATTTATTTACAATTTTCTATAATTGTAAATTTACAATTGTAAATAAGTATTTACAATTTTATAAAGGTATGAATGTCCTTTTTTACAAGTTTCGGGAGTCTGTTTACACACTCGAAAGTTATATGTTGATTATAACGAGAATTAAGTTCAATGAGATTTATTAATTTACATATAGAAGCATTTGTGACATTCGTATTTCCACGTATATATAACTTTTCAAGTTTAATCAACATACCTATCGAATTATTCGTAATACTCATATTCCAGTCCGCTCGTAAACATTTCAAATTTGTTAAACATCTCAGCGATACATCTGTTATACAGTCTATTTTACTATTGGATGCATCTAAAAACTCAAGTTCAGTCAGATATTTTACTGATTCGTCTGTTATATATCTATTATAAGATGCATCTAAATATCTCAAGTTTTTCAATAATTTTACAGACTTATCTGTCACTCCTAAATTCTGCGATGCATTCAAATATTTTAACCCTGTTAGCTTCATTATTGACTCGTCTGTTATCGGAAACGCACCTGGGTATGTCATCATCGTATTTGACGATACATTCAAATTTGTCAAATTCGTCAATAAACATACAGATTTATCTGTAATGTTATTATTATACGACACATTCAATGACGTAAGGTTTTTTAACAGACATACTGACCTATCCGTTACACCACTACGTAATCTCTTATTTGCAAAATTATACGTGTTTGACGCATCCAACTTTAAAAGTGTATCTTTTAACAAGCTTACCGATCTATCTGTTATATTTTTATTATCGCTCGCATTTAATGATATAAGACTTGTCAACTTCATAATTGATTCATCTGTTACTTTCTCATTTTTTGACGCATTCAGGTTTTTGATTGGAATATACTCATTCACATATAATATATTACTATCATTCAACTGATAATTATTATTACTCTGTAATACATAATCCAACTTCTCTTGAACTATAATGTGATGACATATCTTATCTAACAAAATTCTCTTATCAAATATATAATCATATATTAAATGATCGATATATTTATCAATACTCCCTATATCCAAAAATAGATACGCATCCATATACCTTTCAACATTACTCTCCGTATACTTTATTTCATCTATCATCTTTGTAAAAATATCTCCTACATCATTTTTCCTTACATACTCATCTATCTCTCTTACTATATCATCCTTATCCATCATCTCTTCTATCATCCTTCTATACAATCCACACTCTTCATACATTTAATATATTTATTTATACATATACATATATTATCTTTATCATTTTGAATGTTAGCATTCGCATTCAAAATGTTAGCATTCAACTTATTTTACTTTTTTCATAATTGTACAAAGTAAAATATATTTATCACAAAAAGAAAAATGTAAAATTGAAATGCTAAATATTGCATTCGAAATGCAAAAAGATGGTGATCGAAACGTATACAAAATCACAGTTACAGCATTTTCTCGAGTCAAGTGAAGTAAGGGTGTTACACAACCTTAAGAAAAAATATGACGACATTTACTATAACACCGGAGAGAATGGCATCGAAGACTGGAAATATGATATGATAACAACAAGAATAGCCGAGAAAGACCCTGATTACACATCGCCTATTGGGTGTAAACTAAGAGGAGATGACGTGGAAGTGACGTTACCTTTTCATTTAGGGTCTATGGATAAATTCAAGCCGAATGAGCTTGATATATTTACCAAGTGGGTTAAGAATAATCCAGGAGATGTGATATGTTCTGCGAAATTGGATGGTGTGAGTTGTTTGTTGTGTTCGGATGAGTGCGGAAATGTAAAGTTGTATACACGAGGTGATGGTTCAGTAGGAAAGGACCTTACGCATATAGCACAGTGGATTAATTTTATACCGAAACCGTGTCCTCCGAATTTGTTTGTAAGGGGAGAATTGTTAATCAATAAGAAGAATTTTGATGGACTAAGAGATACATTTACAAATCCAAGAAATGCAACAACGGGATTGGTAAAGGCAAAAACATTTCGACCAGGTATGCATCATATTGATTTCGTCGTATATGAAATGCTTGGGAAAGACTGTGAATGTATAACAAAACAGTATGAAAAACTAAAGAAAATGGGATTTCGTGTTGTTTCTACTTTTATTGAAATCCCTAAAGATATGCTAAAAAATACTGAAGTATGTCTTAAAATGCTACAAGAAACATTGACATATCAACGACAACATTACGTATACGAAATTGACGGACTAATTATTCATACAACATCTGATTATGTCCGCAACACATCAAAAAACCCAAAATACGCCATCGCATTCAAAGAAGACACTGAAACACAAGCCACAGTTGTAGCTGTCCTTTGGAAACCGTCTCAATATGGTGCATTAAAACCGAGAATTCAAATTGAGCCGACATTTCTATGCGGTGTAACGATAACATATGTAAATGGTCACAATGCAGCATTTATTCGTGACAATAAAATAGGACCGGGGACTGTTATTACACTCGTTAGAAGTGGTGACGTCATTCCAAAAGTAATGGATGTTGTTACTCCAACAAATGCATCACTCCCAAAAACTATTCCGTATAAATGGGGAGGAGATACGGGGATGGATATATACACCACAGATATATCCACTGAACAAACAATTCAACAAATAAAAAGTTTTATCAAAGGTCTTGAAATTATGAATGTGAGTGATTCCACCATTCGAGTTCTTGTTAAGAATGGATATGACACAATCCTAAAAATCATCAAAGCAACATCCTCCGACTTTAAGAAAATCGATGGATTTCAAGATAAACGATCTGAACGTACATACAATTGCATACAAGAAAAACTACAAGATGTTGACCTCGCGGGACTTATGGCTTGTTCTGGTTGTTTCGGATATGGAATGGGAAAAGTTCGAATGAGTGAACTTCTTAAACATATCCCTGATTTATTGAATACAACTCTTGACGATGATTTTCTATTTGGTAAAATTGTATGTGTCGAAGGTTTTTCTGACATCTTGGCCCGAAAAATCGTCGACAATCTACCCTCATTCAAACTCTTTTTGGAAGAATTAAAACCATACATCAAACTCGCTGGTATCAAAACTCCTCAAAAAGGTAAACTCACTAATCTCAAAATCGTAATGTCTGGATTCAGAGACCAAAGTTTAGCTACTCTCATAGAACAAAACGGTGGTAAAGTCACCACTTCTGTATCCAAAAATACACATGTCGTAATTACCACCGACAAGTCTTCTTCTTCTTCGAAAGTGACTACTGCAAAAGAATTGAAATTGGAAATTCTCACCCCTGATGAATTCACTGAAAAGTATCTATCCTAATTATCATTCTTATCCTTAAAAATGAATATAAAATTGACAGTCAATTTTATATAAAATGATGTATGCAACATGTAAAACAAAAGAACAATTAAAACAGTGTGTATTTAAGAAAATACATGAAATCGGGATATGTACTTCTATTAAACAATTTTATCCAGAAGAATGGGATGGATTCGTGTATTTATTCAAAAGACATCCTAACTATCCAGAAAAGTTTGACGGTATGGTAGATATAAAAATTAGATCCAATCCAAACTATAAAAATCTCGAAACAATAATAGTTAAAAACAACGGTGAAGAAGATGCCGTTTCGCTGTATAAATGTATTTCCAGGAAAGCAGATAGTATAAATGATAAGCTATATAAGGCTATGAGAAATTCTATTGACCCTCAAACCAAAGAGTTTAAGAAAAATAGTATTATGAAATGCGCATTGTGTCACACAACAACAGCAAATATGCATACAGACCATCACGAACCTCAATTTTTAGATTTAGTAACAACATTCTTGGAAAATTGGAAAGACGAATCGCCTATAACTTTTAATCAACATGAAAGTAATTCAAAAATATTCACTAAAACAGATAAAGAATTTGAACAGCAATGGATTGAATTTCATAGGAAAAATGCTATATTAAGGGTTTTGTGTAAAGAGTGTAATCTTAAGAGAAAAAAACCACAACGTAAATCGACTAAGACGAACATTAATAAATAATTATCATTCTTATCCCAAGGATAAAAATGAAATGATGTGTGATATATAATTGGAATAAAATGTTTACAAGCTTAGGTATATATAGGCGAATGATGGAAGAGATAGATGATGAAGAATGTGTAGTGAGATGTATCAAAGAGTATATAAAAACCAATAAGGTAGAAGAATTGTTTACGTTACCGATGAGGAGGATAGTATATACAGAAGAAAATATACAACGATATTTGGATGCCTATCTATTTCTTGATATATCCAACATTAATGAATTTATTGACTATATTGTGCATGATTATATACTATTACAGCGTAGATTATTAGCGCCTATACATCATTACGATATCATTATGCAGAAAATAGACAAGGTATTACATAAAGGGACGAGTATTACTCCACCTGATGAGATATCCTTGATATATCATACATTTATTGACTATCCACACAAGTGTAATAAAATTTTGAATGATAAAAGTCTATTGTATATTTACGACTATATCAAATTTCAATATCTTGATGCAGTATCAGAAGACATTTCAGATACTTCTGTATCAAGATTAACAAGTTTAACTTACTTGAATGCTCGTGGTAGTATAAAAATAACAAACCTTTCTGTGTATAACTTAGTTAATCTTACACATCTTGATGCATCTAACAATTCTACAATAACAGACAGATCTGTATCGAGATTAAAAAATCTTACATCTCTCACAATGTTTAACAACCTTAATATTACGGATGTTTCTATTTATAACCTTCCTCAGCTCACGTCAATACATTTGAGAAGGACAGTTATAACAGATGAATCGATTAAAACATTAAAACATCTAAAATCGTTGGTAATATATGGAAATAATATATCAAGTAGTATAGGACATCTCACAAGTCTCACACATTTAGATATAGCAGAAAATCATATGATAGCAGACAGTGTCTTGTATAATCTTAAAAATCTAAGACATTTATTTTTGAGTGGATGTATAGGTATAACAGATAGTTCTGTATCAACATTAACAAATCTTGAAACCTTGTCGATTCGCGACGTATATAATATATCTGATATGTCCATAGAAAAATTAACAAATCTAACTTTTCTATATGTTAGCTCAATAACAAATATACATACACACAAAGTTTCTGACTCGTCAATCTCAAAATTAACTAAACTTAAACATCTTGAGTGTGTAAATGCCATGTCTATAACAGACAGTAGTATAGTTACATTAAAAAATCTTACATATTTAAGTTGTAATAATTGTGACAAAATTACAGATATGTCCATCTCAGGACTAACAAACCTTACACATTTAGGTGTAACTTATTGTAAAGAGATAACAGATATATCCATCTCAAGACTATCAAACCTTACACATTTGAGTATAATGTTCAATAGATGTATTACATATCAGTCTATCTCCAAGCTACCAAAACTTTTATATTTGGATATATCAAACTATAATAATACATTCTTACCAGAATCATGTTTCTGTAATTTAGAAAAACTCATATATCTTAGCTTAATTTGGGATACAAAAATTATACCTGAATCTATAAGAATGCTAAAAAATCTAAAGTCTCTTACTGGCTATATATCACAACCAGATATATCATACAATCTTGAAAACCATGCAATTGTACCACAACATGTTTATCATAGTCATTTTTATAGAAAATATTATAACTATAACATATTATAATAAATGTCCTCAAAAAACACTACCCAATTTCCATTACTACACGGAGATTTTTACACTTGCTCCATACGATGGGATGAAGAATCTAAACAATATACACCCGCAGATAGATCCGAAATCTTTTCTTGTTGTTCTAATAACTGTAACATTCCTTATATGGACTGTATAAACTCTTGTTCTGAACCTATTTGTTATGAATCTTGTAATCAACGCCTAAAAAACTGTATCACAAACTGTAACAAGTCGAAACATATTTCTGATGAAGATGATCCCTTTATCACTACAACTAAAAAATTCAGCTGTTGGGACTACAATACCAACACTCCTAAAAAATCTTGTCTAAAAAACATTGACAAACAAACATTTCTCTCTGAATGTAAAAAACAATGCTCTCCATCTCTCTACACCGACTGCGATAAATTCTGCGAACTCTCTCTATCTTCTACCCTATCCAACTCTATTCAACATATACAAGAATATGCTATTCCTCGTTCACACTCTTCTATCATCATTTATCTATTATCAGCAATCACATTTGCGATTGTTATTCTCGGTATAATAGTTCTTACATTTCCAAATTGATATATACATACATATATGTATATAATACAAAATGATTGAATACGAAAAAATAGGGTTATATAATAGACTTGTTCAAGAGACAGAAGATGTTGAAAGTAGTAAACAGGTAATTATGAAATACATTGATGATAATGATATCAACTCTATTTTTGTAAACAATATAACGGACATAATATATACTAACGATAACATTCGAAAATTCCTTGATGCTTATCTTTTTTTAGACCTACCAAACATTAACGAATTCATAGACCATATCATCAGAATATATGTCATTAATGACTGTTCCCTATTAGAACACATTTACACCTTTGATATCATACAACTTAAACTTGACAATTTCTTAAGTTCAACTCTTAATGATTCTAACTTGTTATATATCAACAATCTTCTACCTATTAGAACACTTAGCGTATATAATGATGACATTACAGATACAAGTATATCACAACTTACGAATCTCACACACTTGAACATTTCAAGAACATTCATATATGACATTTCTAACCTAACCAACCTAACATATCTTGATGCATCCAGTAACGGTTGTATCACCGACAATGTTGTTTCTAAACTCATAAAACTTACATATTTGAATGTTTCTGATTCTGTATCAAATATTTCCGACATTTCTATTTTACAATTACCAAACCTTACACATCTTAATGCGTGTTGTAATACCGATATCACGGACCGTTCTGTTTCTACCCTAACTAACTTAACATATTTGAATGCTAACAATAATCCAAAAATAACGGACATCTCCATCCTAAATCTACATAAATTAACATCTCTTGACATTTCATTCAATAAGGAAGTCACAGATTTAGCAGTATCAACTCTTATCAATCTCAAATATCTTGAAACATCTGGAAACAACATCACTAACAAATCCATATCTAAATTAACATCTCTCAACAGTTTAGGAATTAGATGTAACAATTATATCACAGACGAATGTATCACATCTCTTCCTCAACTCACTTCACTTGATATTATGTTTAATGACTGTATAACAAATGCTAGTTTATTACATTTATATCATCTCAAAACACTAACAATTTCTTTCAACAATATTATTACGGATGAAGGAATTTATCACTTAAAAAATCTTACTCGTTTAGAAGCTTATGGTAACATTAACATTACAGATGTTTCTATCTCACAACTAACAAATCTCACTTATTTGGATATTAGCTGTAACGAACATATCACTGACGATAGTCTTTCTCTCTTGACAAATCTCACTAAACTCGATGTTTCTCGATGTCATAAGATAACAAATTTAAGTATCTCCAAACTTACTAAACTCACATCTCTTAATATTTCTTATACTTCTAACATATCTATATCTTGCATCTCTAACTTACCTAACCTCATCTATTTAAAATGTCGCGGATGCAATTTTCCCTATAACTCTTACTACAAACCCAGAATTTATTAATTTTTTTAATTAATAAACTATCCGTTTTACACAGGAGGAGTCTCGATCGACTTGTGTTTTTGATATTTTTCACAGATTTTTATAAAAAGTTTGAACCAATCCCAAATGACATCTTTATCAGATGTATCTAACTTGTTGGATCTCCATAACTTTTTAAAGTGATTTACCTTTCCCTTGTCGATATTACCGAATAATATATTGTTATTCAAGAAAAATAACTCGTCCTTTGCATATATCAGATTTTTCAACGGTAACACTTCTAATATAAACTGATTCATCACATTCACTATTTGTATCTGATCCTTCAACATTATCCTTAATAATATCAAATCTCCTTCCTCGGGAAATTGCTCTATCAACTCATCCAAAAAACACAATATCTGCGTCTTAAACTCTAAAAGTATTTCAAAATCAGCCATTTATATTTCCTCATTCCTCTTTAAATTTCCACATCTCTACCACACCTCTTTCCTATTACATTTCCACATTCGCTAACACACCTACATTTCCACATTCGCTACCACACCTACATTTCCACATTCGCTAACACACCTATTACATTTCCAAATTACCTATACACTTACATTTCCAAATTACCTATACACTTACATTTCCAAATTACTTCTTTTCTATTACATTTCCAAATTACCTATATACGAAAAACATTGCTTTTCATATCTGACAAATTGTATCTTCACTTTTATTTCGTTTCCTACTACTATCTTTAATTTATCTTTCTCATAACATCCCTCTTTTATTCCATTTTTTTCCTTCTCTACATACTTGTAACTCTTCATATTATTCACAGGTATCAACACCATTATTTTATCGTGTAAATTAGCCTTTGGTATATTCACTAATATACCATGCTCTGACACCAATGACACTACTCCATTCAACACATCCCCTGTATCTGGCTTTAATGCTTCTATCTCTATCTGCACACTAAATATAACATTTGAATCCACATCGGATATATACGACTTTTCTATCTTTATCACCCTCTTTACATCCAATATATACCCATACTCCTTCGTACACTTTCCACTCAACATCTCCTTCAAACTTTTCAATAAATGCTCCCTTATATTTCTATCCAAATACTCTGGCGCCAACGTTACTTTCTTCTCTATAATCATATCTTTCTTTCTCTTTTCCTCCTCCTCTTTTTTTCAATTTTAATTTATTTAGATTTATCTAAAAATCTAAATATTTATTTATTCATCTTCATTCTTCTTTCTCCTAATTACCTTTTTTACAGTGGACGGAACAACAGGAGTAGCGACAGGCTCAGGAACAACTACAGGAGGTGCAACAGGTTCAGATACTTTTAGCTGAGAAACCTTTGTATTGAGACTATCTTCATTGTCCGATTTCAAACTACCTTCGTCATCATCACTTTCTTCAGCAAAGACTGGAGGTTTGACTTGATTGACAGGAGGACGACTCAATAGACGTTTTTGTCCATTGTCAATTTGATTAAGTTCACATTCAAACAATTTCACTTGCAATGAAATCTTATTTCCAAAAAAGATTGACTCAATCTTAATCGCAAATCTTCCATAACAATACTTTCCGAGAAAATTCATCGGGTCAACAGAATTTCCATTGTAGTCGTAGAATTGCGTCACAAACTTGTTAGATTTCTTTGATACAATCACCTTTGCATACAATGTTGGCCCAACATCCTTAATCTTCTCTCCCGTATTCTTATCCTTTTTCCAATAAAACACTTTATCAAAACTTTTCAAATCACTACGTTCCAAATCAAAAAGTTTCAACTCCTTCTTCTTAGACAATACATATTCCTTGGTTGCCTCAATAATTCTTTCAACTGATTCTACCCACTTCTTTTCGTGTTCTGTCGCTCCATTTCGATTATACATACAAATTGGAACGGTATATCCTTCTGGTTTATCTTCGTCTCCTTCTTTTCCTCCAAATTTCCCTACATTGAATTTCCCATCTGATAAGCCAAACGAAAATAACTGCGGCTTATCATCTTTGTTCGCATAAACAACATCTGGATCAAAAGTTGGAATAATCAAATCTCCAACTGTTCCATCCTTATTTCTTGTCGTAATATACATTCTACTACATTCAATCACTGGTCCTTTTCCTGCAGCAACCTTCGATGGTACTGGTTTAGAGAAAATCAATCGGGATGTATCATAGCCAAAGGCTGAAGTTAATTGTGTGTCTGTCATTTTTTATTATAAAGTTACCCTGTTTTTAGATATCAATTTTATATTTACTCGATGATTTACATTCATCGATAAATCATATTCATCGATAAATCACATTCATCGATGAATCATCGACTATTCACATAAAAACTCTCATATGAAGACTTTGTTGCATATTTTTTCCATACTTCTACAGGTACTTTTTCTTTCGATAATGTTTCTCTTTCTATGTTTCGTCGCTGAACTTTATATCTCGAACCCGTCACATTATTCACATCTTTGGAATCCATTATCTTCTTTATAAATCTCTTGTATTTCTCACATTTTGCTTCCAACTCTGCTATATCCTGTTTGGCTCGATACCACTTATCCAACACCTCATCAATATCTGTTTTTTCCATTTTCCCTTTCTTACTCTAATCTTTAAATTTTTTCAGAACTTTTTCTTATTTCACAATACAAGTTTTTGCATAATATTTAAAAACTACAAGAATAAATCATAAATGATCCTTAAATTTTGGAAAACTGATAATGGACTTGTATTAAAAGACGACTCTGCTGAAATGATAGATATAACATCAGATTTTAGAACAAAATTTCTCAATAAAACAGAACTTACATCAGAAAAATACAGAGTCGACTCAAATACTTTCTTTATCGCCCAACCCCTCTTCATAAAACTCGCCAAGGTAAAAAATAGACAATCTATTGAAGCTCTCTATATAACCCACTCCAACAACAACATCATCATCGTCGGTAAAAATGCTTACGTTTTTTACAATGGTCAAAGTATCAACATAAACGAATATAATCCTCCCATCTCTGAAAAAGACATTCAAACTTACTCTTCCTAAACTTTTAATACTCTACAAAAACTATACCTTTCCTAAACTCAAAGTATATAAACTCCTACTTAAAAACCATACTCTATATAATAAAAAATGACAACCCCAACACAGGAGATACAATATGTTGTACTTATGGAAACAGATAGCGTAGAATATGAAAGTATCTACTATTTCTTGAAATACACTGGTAATGAAGAAAATATACAACATCTTCAAAAACAACTTGAATCCATCGATTGGTATATTATCGACAATTACAGCACTTTTGACATTGACACCACCCACCTTGTATCCGCTCAAACCGCTAAAGAAATGTCTAAATTAGAACTAAATGTCGACTTTCACAGAAAATTTGACGGCACTCTCTCTCGTGTCGACCTTAAAATTAAGCCGAATGATAAGACCAAACACAAAATTAAACAAGTCAATAAAATTCTTCGCGACGGTGGTATCGCAGAGTTTATCGACCAAGAAGATGTCGACGAAGAAGATCTTGTCTCTCGTTCGTCTGACTCATCTGATTCAGACTCTGGTTCCGAAGAGTCTGATTCTTCTTCAGGTTCATCTGATTCTTCCTCTGAAGAAGAATCGGATCATGAAGTCAAACCGAAAAAGAAAATCAGAGGTGTTCCTCCAGCCGTTCTTCTCAGGAGAAAAAATAAGTAAATTAATAATAATCTATTATTAATAATTTAATACAAATTATTAATTTTATGTCGGAACTAAAATACATCTGTCACCAAAAATTATTAATTTAATACGTCGGAACTAAAATACCTCTACCACCAAATTCACCAAAATCCCAGTAAGAGTCTCCGATGCTCATAATGATATTATATCCACAACTTGTTATAAATTTTCTACATTCTAATTTATATCGGTGTATGTCATTCTCAAACATACTCCTATAATATATAGTCATATACTTATTAATACCAATACTATTCAACTGTTCTTTCGTAAATGCTTCTGACGATTGTAACCGAGCAGTTATTATAAACACATTAAATCCATACTTTATCGCACAATCATATACATCCTTTATCGGCTGTATACATTTTCCATTAAGATTTATCAATGTCTGATCAATATCAAATACTACTGAATCCTTATTATTTTTGTATTTTAGGTCGTTCAAATATCTCATACACTCTCTCGATATCACACCTAAATTTCTATCCAACTCTGAATTTCTACTATTAAACATTTGAAATTAGAAACTATTATTTTTAATTTCATTTTATCTATCTCTATCTATCTTAAGTTATACACCGCTTGCTTCAACCGTTCAAAGTCCTCCGCCATAAAACGTATTCCAGTAATAGCTCTGCTATATAGCAATTCTATCTTTTCAGAATTCTTTACATATACCGTAATATTGGCATATGTATAATCCCCTTTTTTAATATTTTCTCCTATTTTCACAGCATAAATATCATAATCAACTTTTAATAACGTATTATTCTCATCTCTAAAAATCATCCATCCATTCTTTGGATTTACATTATTCTCCTTCTCATTCCGTATCTCTTGATACGGTATATTCTTTCCACTCTGTATACACACCTTACACGCCTGACTATTCACACTACACTCCCCATTACAAAAACAACATCTTCCTACTTCATTGTCAACAACATCGTTGTTGTTGTCTAACGTATCAACACATACTCTATAGTTTGCTGGATTTAATGCGCTCATTTTTTTATATCAACCCTATCCATATCAACTTTTCATTTTTATTTTTAATCAGGATGACTTGATCATCAGGATGACTTAATCATCAGGATGACTTGATCATCAGGATGACTTAATCATCAGGATGACTTGATCATCAGGATGACTTGATCATCAGGATGACTTGATCATCAGGATGACTTAATCATCAGGATGACTTGATCATCAGGATGACTTGATCATCAGGATGACTTGATCATCAGGATAATAATCAAAACGAAAGAGATGATAAAAACACTTACCATAGTAGCAACAAACATGATAGGCAACGATCTAAAAAAGTTCTTTATTCTCTCTGGAGGTTTTACATCTCTTTCTATGGTATCTAATATTGATTCAGTATAACGTTTACTACTACACCTATTTGTACACATTTGTAACGTATCGTGTTTGTTCTCGTCGTCTATCTTTGCAGGGACGCAAGTTCCATTGTTACATTTAAAATAAAAATCTATTACAGACTTTTCATAATTTTTATGTTTTGTTTTTCTCATAACTCCTAATCCTTTTTCATTCGGATCTATCACATAATACGTCGCAAAATTTTCCCATAATCCTTCATACTTTTTTATACTATTAAATGGCAACTCGTCCCTCAACATAGGAACTACAACATCTTCCTGACCCTTCAACCTATAAAACTTTAGAGGGATTGTGTTTTCCATATGATTTATATACACTACCATATTTATACAGTCCGTTTTTCGCATAAATGGATCATACACATTCTCAACATCATACGTAGAATACGGATACTTGAAAAAATTCGCCACACATATCAAAATCATATTATGCGGTATATTCGCTATATCCGGCGACACTGCATAAAACACTCCATACTCTCTCCAAAACGGATCATTTACTTGCTTTTTTGCCCCAACATACTCTGACACTCTCTCATCAATATTCATTCTCTCATCCGGCGCCCTTATCCTACCATACACCGTATCCCCCTCTGGATCGTGATAATGATATATATAAAACGGCATCGTATACTCATCTGCATCCATTTTCTTTACTTATATCTCACATTATATTTTTTCAACTCATTCATAATATACCTTTTTATATCCTCTATCTTCACTGTATATGGTACTTCTATCAATATCACATTATTCTCTTTACATTTCGTCCTTTTCATCTCATCCCTATACTTTTGATTCATAAATGCATCTTCATTACGATGGAAAAACGGCGTATACTTGTAATGCTGACACCCATTATACTCCACAGCTAACCTCAACTCCTCATTAAAACAATCCAACTCCAAATTGTAATTTCCTCCCGTCACAGGATTACTCAAGAATTTAGGTCTCGCCTTATTAAACGGTACCTTAAATATATCCTCCAACACCCTCTTACACTCTATCTCTCCTTTACTCTCTGTCGGTCGACCTCTTGGCATTTCACTCCTTTTGGGACTAGATATCCTTTCTTCTTCATCATCTATTATCACAAATTTTGACCAACTACCTTTTTTGCCTATCCGTATCAATGCAAAAATAACTATAAACAATATACAAAAACCAAGAATAATTTCAAACTTGTAATCATTCCACATTTCAATCAACTTTTTGAACATTTATATTATAAATTATAATATAATTATGATTATCATAATTATTGTTTATTACTCTCTGTATACCAATATCTTAATAGTATTAGAGTCATCCACGTTCCCAATGCTATCCCTACTATCACATTCTTATTTATCTTTGTATACTTTATCAGCGTATAAAACAATGCTATACTCGCCAACAATATCATCGTCACATAGAAATAGTTATGTGCATACTTTTCACTCTTGTCACTCGCAACAAAAAATATACTTATTAACCCTATCGGTACTCCCGCTATCGCAGCCGCTATCGCCGGATTGTCAATATTTGCCGACGCAAACTTTACTCCCGCTATTATCGTCCCTCCTATCAGAAACGGAACTACCGTATTCTTAACATCTAACTTTACCATTTATTGTACCCACAACATTTTCTCTTTCTCGCATAACAAAAAACTGTACTATTTTTTTAGCATTTCACATTCGAAAATGCTAAAAAATTAGCATTCAACTTTTTCGATATGTACATGGAAATTATAAAAATCAAAAATATGAAAAAGTATATAAATAACGAAAAAGTTGAATGCTAAAAAATGTAAAAATTTAGCATTCAAATGCAAAAAGTGGCATTTATAACTTTAGTGATATATGTATTAACGAGATAGGTCAAGAAGGAGAGAGTATGCGATACAGAGACCGTGACCAAAGGATTCACTAGTGTCGTTCATGAGACCTTCCAGTCTTTCGATGGTCAAATAACAGATATTGTTATTGTCAGAGTATTTACCGTAGAGACCTCTTTTATGGAATGCGGGAACATCGATTTCGCATATCATAAGATTTTGTCCGTTTCGAAGTTTTTCGAGGAGAGTGTTATATTCAGGAAGTTTCTTAATGAGACGAATGTATTCCTTGACATAAACTTGTTTACGAAGTTGAAGATAGTCGAGACGTTGTTCATTACCGGATGAATCGATACATAACCCAAATTTTGTGTTTACTCGTCTGAAGATTTTATTAGGATATCTGATAGGATTTTTGCAATCCCACAAACTATTTCTCCATCGAAAATAGAGTTCGTAATTTATATCACCTTCTGGTGTTGGAGGGGTGAGTATAACATCTCCGGATGGGCTAACAGGAGAGAATTTCCACCATAGATAGTTTGGATTATTTGCTTGATATCGAGAAGGATATACTTCATTTTCATACACGACATCATATACTTTACAACCCTGATAAAAATTTTCAAACAAAATACCTCCTGGATTAGAACAAACTTCATTACCATCTGTCTTTAACAGATACGGGCATAGATTTTTCCATTTGCTATTGTTCCATTTCAACACATTCACTGTTTCATACTTTGGAATGTCAATAGGTACATCTGTTGTTGACCTAATCTGCTGTGTTACAATCTTCATTTTTAGAATGTATATATACATATATACATTTCAATTTTTTTATTAGGACAGTTAAATAACAAATGAAATGTTGATATTCAATGTTAAATTTTGTATAAAATCGGTTGTTATAAAGGTATCATCATAATTACGTAGTTTAATGAATGTATTCAAATCTACGTAATGATAACCTGTAAATGTACCTCTAAATTTTTCTGATACAACAGACGGAGAGTTTTTATAATATAAATTAGAGCCTAAACTAACTATCATATGTGTATTATCATTTGTTTGCCATCTTCCATTGTTCATATGATAACATAATTCAAATGATTGTTGTTTATCATATAGTAATTTACAAATATCAAGTTTGCATTTGACTTGAGAACTTATATCGTCATCTAACTCACATTTAAACTTTTCAACATTCAATTGATATGTTTGAGTTTTATTAGGTTTTTCTGATGGTAGACTAGTAATCTTTTCAACCCACATTAGAAAAGAATCCAAATCATTAAAAATTAGTTCATCATCTGCTATACGCATAACTACTCTATGAATAAAGTTATCGTATATTTGTGGCGAACACTGTTTATATTGTATCTCTACCATACCAGAAAATTGATAGTTTGATAATTGACATCTATCCTTATGAAATAACAGTTTATGCCACTCACTTTGAATCATATACCACACGTTTTGCCAATGTATCGAGTCGTTTATCTTACTTTCAAGTATAAGAATTGTATCATGCCTCTCTCTTTGTCTATTGATTATTTTTCGTATTTCAAAATTTGACAATACATTCTGTTCATTCATTTATTTATTTATCATAAATCTATCTTTAGTTTAAAATAGACACATGTATATATATAATGACTGACGACGGCGATGATTACACATATTTACAAGAAGACATAAGAGAAGGAATTTATGATCTTATGGTGTTTTCTACACCAATTAGGAGTGATGATATACTCACCCAACCTGGAGATAAATGTGAAAATTTATCTAGACATATAAATAAAATACGAAATGAACATCCTAATTTTTTCTCATTAAATGAATATGAATATCTATTCCAACGATATGAATGTTCTGGTTTACAATTAATGCTAGAAAAGGAAAGAATTGAAGCTAGAGAACAACGAGTGATAAAGAATATGATGTTATATGAATCGTATTATTATAACAATTTATCTCCTTGGTGGAAATGTATATTTATGACTTGTAAATCAAAAATACCTGAAGATGTCATAAAGACACGTTAATATATATATATATATATATATATATATATATATATATCTCAAGAATAAAAATGTCGAGCAACAAATGCGACAACTCCGTAACACAATTCCTTTCTATCTACGATGGACATTGAGATAACCTTAAGGAATTTAATTTTATATATACATAATTTAAATTATGTATATAATATAAATGTCTCAAGTATACACATATGAAGAACCTTGTGAGATGTATTACAAAATTTTCTCATCAAAAGAGAGTAGTACATACAAATACAGATTTATGTCCCCTTTTGAATTCAAAAATGTTTTAATAGATGTCGCAAAAAGTAATATCACCTCGAGTGATCGCCACTCGAGTGGCGACATACTTGATTCCGGCAGGGGTAATCCTAATTTTCTTTCGACATTGCCAAGAAAGGTATTTAGTCTATTGAATTACATATCTACTATCCTGTCCGAAAACGAATCGTCTGACTCCGAGGTGGGTTTTATGCCATCAAAGGAAGGAATCGCCAAAAATTTTAACAATGTATTGGAAACATTCGGGAAAAGTAAAGAATCTACATTGCTAAAACATATCATTCTAACAATGAAAGATATCACGGGATATACGATGGACGAACTAATCCATCAACTCGTCATTTCTACACTCGGATGTTTTTATCCTAATCCTCCTAGAATCCAAGAATTTGCTGAATCTGTGTTATTAGAATTCTTACAACAAAATGTATACCAAACAACAAAATCCATCAAAGATGCAAAACTCTTCCTTACAGAAGGTGCATCTGCTGCAATCATATACATCTTCAACTCCCTAAAATACAATAACTTGGTTGTTGAAGGAGATGAGATTGGCATTCTAACTCCTATTTTCTCTCCCTATCTTGAATTCCCTGCATTGAAAAACTATAGTCTAAAACAAGTATGTATTAAATCAGATGAAAACGATGAATGGGAAATACCAGAGGATGAAATTAACAAGATAAAGAGCAAGAAAATGAAAGCTTTATTCATTGTAAATCCTACGAATCCAGTGGGTAGGTCATTGTCGATATCAAGCGTGAATAAGATAGCAAACATAGTCGAGGAACATAACAAGGATTTAATAGTAATATGCGATAACGTATATGCACCATTTGTAGAAAAGTTTCATAGTTTGATAGATGAAATACCAAGGAATTTGATATGTGTGTATTCATTCTCAAAGTATTTTGGCACTACGGGATGGAGACTGGGATGTATTATGATACAAAACGATAATATAATCGACAACAAGTTATTAGGATTACAAAAGAATAAAGTTCATGACCGATACAAGATAATCACAACAGATACCCATTCTATTCCATTCATCGAACGACTATTGATTGATTCACGTCAAGTTGCTGAAGCACACACCGCTGGTCTATCTACACCACAACAGGTAATAATGTGTCTATTTGCAATGTATGATTATTTGGACAAGAAAAGAACTTATAATCAAAAACTAAAAAGTTTACTTGAAATGCGTATCGAGTCTCTCGTTAAACCTCTGGATTACAAATTATCTTATCTACCTGAAGATACCAATTACTATGTAGTAATGAATCTCTTGAAGGTATCGGAGAATTTATACAAGGATACCGCATTCAATGATTACCTACAAAAACATTGTGACCCATTGGAATTCATATACAGACTAGCAAAAGAATACTCTACTGTCGTCTTACCTTGTGTCGGATTCGCCGGACCATTTTGGGCAATACGTGTATCCATTGCAAACTTGCCATCGGACCTTTACCCAATAATTGGTAAGAATATACGCGGTCTATTAGACACCTACTATACTGAATATCGAAACTCATAGTAAATGTTAGCATTTAGCATTCGAATGTCAAAAATGTTAAATTTTTAGCATTCAAATTATGTTTGTACATATATTTTATACATTTTATAAAATATGAAAAAGTATAAATGTAATAATAACATTCGAATGCTAATATTTTATGTTTTTTTAGCATTCGAATGTTAATACCATTTTATTAACACATATATACAAATTGATTTTCAATATGGCAGACGAGTATGTTAAAAATGTCAACAACAGAAGAGCAAATGTTACCAATAATTCCATTTGGAAAGTATAAAGGACAATCAGTCACTTCGTTATTAAATGATGTAAAGTATTTAGAATGGTGTAAACAGCAAGAGTGGTTTCAAAAGTATCCTGTTATTTATAACATATGTGTTAACCAGACGATAACAAACGTTAATCAAAGTTCTAAAACACCAGAACATAATAAGTTACAAAACAAGTTTATGGATTTATCATTCAGACAAAAAATATTGAAAACCCTCGATATTGAGTTATTTGGAGAAGAAAAATCTGTTAAATTTGAAGATAAATTTAATTGGGATGTTGTTATTCGATACGATAGTCAAGGTATTTGTTTTGAAATTAAACCTTTATTAGGAGATGATTATCCTTGTGTATTAAGAAAACTCAAGTCACAACGTGAACTTACTCGTTCACATATTTTAAATAATCGATATAAAGGTGACCGATATAAAAGTGATTATAAATCATATGTAAGTGCAGAAGAATATAACCTAAAAAGAGATAAAAAATTTGATTGGGAACGCATAGAAATTGTTTTGGTTGTAGGAGAATTCTCATCAAAGTATACATCAAGGGAACAATTGCTAGCAATCTTTAATCAAGAGAAAATTAGAGTAATATTCACGGACGAATTGGGTATCGAATCTAATTTTATTGATAAAGATATAAAAGATATAAATGATATGAAGGAAGAGATAAGAAGTTTACGTCAAAAACTTCAACAAGCAGAAGAAAAAATCAAACAGCAACAGGATGAAATAAGATTAAAGTTAAACTAATTTATATCTAGTATCAAATAGATATAAATTATGTGTGTGAATACTCCAATATTTTTTTATGAATTTTTATAGTATATTTTTTCTCAGAAAGTATTTGAGTTATATTACGAGCAATCGGTGACCTTATTTCAATATTCATATTAGGATTATCATTAAGTATCTTTGCAAATATTTGTATACATTCAGTATGTATATTGACTCTCAATTTTATTATTTCATTTTCAAGTATATCGCTCTGCATTTTTTGAGCATTTCTCAAAATTTTTAACAATTTGGTTTTATTTTGTAGAGTACTATTCATACATAGAGAAATTATGGTTGTCATTGAGTGCGAATTTATAATTTTACTAATATCATCCTTATGCATGTTGGTAATTGTACTTTTATATATATCAAGCATACCATCTATTGTTATTTTATTATTTTTTATATCGTCTAATATACTTTTTCTAAGTGAATCAATGGTTATCTTTCTGTCATCGAGAAATGTTTCCCATAATTTTCCTCTAATACGTGTGCTTAATATCGCATATAATATGTTCGCATCATATATTATGGTTGAATTGTTCGTATCTGCGAAGTCGGAATATATATTACTTATAATAGATGTTATTTTTGCTATCATATCATTGATAGTTGTATTATTTAGTGTTTTAATCTCTATTTTGTTACAAAAGTCTCGTAATAGACTATCATCCTTATAAATTTTATTATATTTATGTCTAAGAAGGTTATATAATTTTTCGTTATTCATATGGATAAGATTGTATGTTGTATTTATTGTATCACCTTCAGTAATTACCATATATACAATCTTACGGACATGTTTTAATTTATCATATTTATCTATGAAATTTTTATATACTTTATAAAATCCTGAATCCTTGCTTGCATGTTCTTTTGTAGTCGAGTTTAAATTATGAAATTTAACCTGTATTAAACTATCGGGTTTATCTTGTATGTTTATATCATAATCCTCGTACCCTTCATATGCAAATGTGTAGGTTATGTTATGGATATTTTCTACAATTGCTAACATAAAAGTCATAAATTGCATTTCATATCCTTTATTTGATTTTGTAGCATCTCTATCGTTATTCATATAATCAAAGGTCATTATTGTTTTAAATTAATGATAAACATTCGAATGCTAAACAATTTAAAAGGAGGTAATATAACAAAAAAATCAAATGAGTGACGAATCAAATGTAAAAAAACCCAAACTCAAAAAGGAGACAACAGGGGTTGATATAATTATAGATGTTCGAAGGTGTTCAAATGCTGAAAACATATTGTGTAATAGTGGTGCTCTTGAAAATGTGAGAGCAGTGTATGTTTCAAATATTACGGAGATGCCATTTACATTTAATTTATCAATAACAGATGTAAAGAGAATTTCAAACTCATCAGATATTTCAACACATGAGGTCAAAGTTCCAGATATTGCAACGAGTAATGATAGAGACACTTTTATGTTTTTGGCAGGATATCATAGGGCCAAATATAATATATCAGAGACGTTAGTTGTATATTCTGATAGAGTAAAACTATTGCCTATGTTATATGACATGTTTCCGCACGAACAAATCATCATAGTCAATAGTTCTGATCCTATTTATATCCCTCCTCATTTAATTAGAGGTCATTCTCGTATGGATATGGAAAATGCGTGTAAAAGGTCAGTCGGTGGATACGCAACTTTGAGTTCTTTAAAGGAGTTTTGAAGATATGGAACAATAATATTGTTCTTGTATGAGTGGTAATGCAAATTGATATTATATCAAAGTATATTAATATAATATCAAAAATGTCAACGTGTGATAGATGCGGAAATGCGAGTGATGAGATGAAAGATATAAGTTCGTTATCGATTATAGAATTATTTATGATTGTTTATTATTATGGACCTGATGCGTATACATATGTAAAAATATGTAAAGAATGTTGTATGGGACGAGTTAATAAGAAAAACAATTAAAATGATATTAAATGCGGATGTGTTGACACATTTGGTGCATACACATTTATTAGAGTGGATGTATCACCGTCGACGATATTTCGAAAGGATATAGGTCTATCAAAGAGAGTGAGTCTTACGAAAATGAAACAAGGTTGGAAAATAACTTATTGAACGAGTTACAAGAAAAGATATCAAAATGTAATTAAAGTATAGGGTTAAATTCTTTTATGATTTCCTGAGATGAGATAGATTTCGGACCGACAGTGTTGTTAGATTCGAATGTAATCGTTGAAAGTTTTTGGATGATGTCTTGGAGGTTGTTTCTATTTGTGAATTTTATAAAATAGTGAGATTGTGGACTTTTATTTACATTTGTATCAATTTTTCCTGCATTTATTCCGACACGGCGAAATGAGATGTCGGGGTTATCGTGTTTAGTTACAAATGTAAAATTTTCAGGGGATAATTTAGGTAATACAGGTCTATCAAATGACTTTTTCTCCCAAATTTGAAATATACAAGGGACAGAATGTTCAATGTTGTTTACCAGGAATGATTTATCGGGTATGTCCATTTCATGTATGAGATGAAAACGGAGAGGAAATGAGTGTTTTAGGCTATCTTTTCTAAAACTTCTTGGTAATATGAATGAAATACTATCACAAAATTCAGAGGATTTTTTGATAAATTTGATTGCGAGTGATGATTGTCTGCCAAATGGTGGATTACCTATCACGTGTATCTTATTGATTGAATTATGAGTTATTATAGTGTACAATTTTTTTGGGTCACATTTTAAATAATCTTGTTGAGTAATTTCAGGATGTTCGGGTTCGATATCGTAAAATAAATGATGATTACAAAGTTGTTTTATGAATGGCATAAATGCTCCATTTCCAGCACTTGGTTCGATACATAGGTCGTTATGGTTTATGGTGAGATGTTCTCTTACAGATGAGATGCAATTTTCGACGATTTCGTTTTTTGTGTAATACTTGTCTATCGTATCACGATTTAGTCCGAGGGATTGCATAGAATGATTTTTTAAAAACAAAAGAGAATTCTATAAATTTCGTTAAGTGTTATTTTCGTTAAGTTTTCTTAACGAAAAATAAGATGCGCTGACTGGGTTACGATCCCAGCACAGAAGCTTTATAAGAACCTCCAGGGCACCAGCCCGTCTCAGCGCAATATGTAGTAATCAAGTTTTTAAATAACATTTATGAGGTAGGTATTTCTAAAGGTTTAGTTGAAAAATTTTCATTATATTCATCACTATCTTCATCACTATCCAACATGTCAGCATCGTATTTGAAACATTCACAATAATTGGATTGACAACATAAACAATCTTCTCCTTTTCCTTTATTTATAAAAATTCCTGTCCCACCGCATACATTGCAATTATTCCAAGATATAACTTCAGATATATTATCTATATCTGACTTCCATTTATTATAATTTTCTTTATATACCCGCAATAAAGGATTTGACGTTTTCATTTTATAATTTCTAATAATCCCTTTATCGTCAATATTTAAAATAGGATGTATTGTTATCCAAGCATCTTTTCTTATCATATGTTTATACTTATTTTCTATCCTTAAATATTCATGGGTTAAAATCGAGCTGTCAACATTAACAATATTTATTGGTTTAAAAATATTCGTGTAGTTAACTTCAGTTGGTTTAGTTTTTTGACACAGTATCCAGTGTATATCTACATAAATTAATTCTATTCCTTTATTACGACATAAATTCTTATACTCAGTTGTGTATATTTTTGGAGTTATATTTATTATATATTTAATACCATTTTTATCCATACCAACAATATCTGGTTTATATTGTATTTTAGATGTACACCAGTCTAAATTTATTATATCATTATCACTATGATACATACCCATAAACTCATTAAAATAAAATGGACAAATATGACTATCATCAAACCAACTGATAAAAATATCAATAGCATATTTTTTCCATATTTCGTCATATTTTTCGTCACATTTTTTGATATGGTTTTTAAGAAATTTGTCTAGCAATTCAAACTGATGGATTCCGTTATCTTGTAACGATCTACGTATACAAACCGGAAGATTGCCATATCTATTAAATAACTTATATGATGAATGTAATTTACATTTATTACATTCTCCATCTGTCCGTATACAACGTATAGTCAGCTCATCATCTGTTTTATCTTCTTCTATTAATTTTTTAGCATCTATTTCAACCCAAGGTTCCGGTCTATCTCTGTTATCTGTTTTAGACGTGTTGTATATTCAAATATGCCCTTTATTTCACTGTTTAAAATATGCGCTACATCTGCCTTTTTATTGAGACCATTATAGACAAATCCATGCTCTATTTTTATGACTGATTCAGGTTCTACAGTTGGAAGGAATACGGTATAGTCGTTGCCACATGTACAACATTTTCTTATGAATTCTATATGTTTACTCAATAAAAGTTTTCCCATCAACATTTTTGCATCTTTATGTATTTGAGATTCTGAAGGTCTATCTGTATATTGTTTACAACTACTTCCTTTTCCATCATGTCTAAAGTATTGTCCCTTTATAGGACCACTACAAAACACAACCTTTCCTTTACATTCGTCGTCAGGACATATATACTTTACATCTTTATCCTTAGTTGCTATATCAGGATATACATATTCTTGAGTATCATTATGTATCATTATTGCTCCTAAGCGAAAATGGTCTTTTTTGGGTGGCATTTGCATTTTATGCATACTTGCATACTTATCATTTTTATGTATCAATCAAAATATGAAATGTTACTATCCTATATGGAAATGCTAATTTTGTGTACAAAATGAAATGTAAATGTTTTTGGTATAATAATTGACCAATCAATTATTATTGAGGAGTATCTAATATTTTTATGACTTCATTGTAATATTCAGAGGATATTTCACATCCCTTAAAATTTCTGTTAGTGTGTTTACAGGCGATAGCAGTAGTTCCTCCACCTAAAAATGTATCTAGGACAGTATCATTCTCATTAGAGTGTTTAATAATCAAATCAGTGAATAGAGAGATACTTTTTTGTGTGGGATGGATTCTGTTTTTACCGCCTTGTAAGGGATATGTATATATCCCTTTATCGTATTTACTGTTAAATGTTGGGTTACTTCCTTTTACACCGAGAAGTGCTATTTCACGGCAGTTGGTGAGATAGTTAACTTTAGAGTTTATGGGTTGAGGGTTAGATTTTATCCATTCGATGAATCTAATTTGTTTGAAATTATGGGATTCCATAAGTTCCTTGAGATAGGAAATCTTCCATAGATCAAAAAATATGATTAATGTCCCACCATTCCTTAACTTTTTATAGTATTCTGATATAAATTTATCAAGAATTTCCATAGTAAATTCACTATCCCACGTACCATAATCTGTTTTTACACAATATTTTTTCCCATAGATTGTACCGTATTTCATATAATTTTCCTTTTTATCGTCATCGAGTAAGCCATTTTCTGTCTTGTATTCAAGCCATTCTTTTAGAGTTTTTACGAACTTTATATTGTTTTCTTCGTTATGTTTGACAGAGTTGTAATGGATGTTCATACCTGTTTCTTTTGAAATGATATAAGGTGGATCGGTCAAAATTAGGTCTATCGACTCGTTCTTGATAGTTTTTAAATATTCTAGCCCATCGACATTTTTGATTTCTATCGTTCGTTCTTCTTTTTCTTCTTTTGGCATTTCTATTGGTCGTTGTTCTTGTACTTTCTTTATCGTTTCTTCTATTGACATTTCAATCGGTCGTTGTTCATTTGGCATTTCTACGATGATATGCTTTTTACAGTTACTTTTGTTGCAGATGTTACCTTTGTTGGTACCGCGAGTAAATGTATATGTGCAAGGTGTTGTCATTTTTATATTATGAATCATATGTTATTCATAATCAATTTTTTTGTTATTATGAAACGATTATGTATACATTTTGTTTATTACGGATTGGTTGCAAGTGAATGTTCTGTCGATTGGAACTTTTACCTTTTTGTTAATGCTGATACCTTTAGAAGATATGAGTTTAGCGATACGATAGAGAATGTCTTCAGGAGTTCTAAAGTTTGTATAAATGGTAGGGTCAATGGGTTGATTACCAAGACGGAGATCAACCCCTTGAAAGTATATATTTCTTAGTATGATTTTTGATGTTTCAGATGGACAAAGAATGTCGAGAATGGTAGTTTTGTCTTTATAAGTTGAAAGTTCATAGACATATCCCATAAATTTTATGATATCTTTGTTTGGTAAGAATATGTTTGTTTGACTGCACCATTCTAGACCATCGAGGTTAGTATTGTCTCCCAATTTTTCTACATATGCTCTATCGAAATCAAAAACGAATGCCTTGTATTCTAATCCAATGAATGTATATGTATTACCATCATATATATAAGATACATTTGTAGGATTAACACGTTCCACCCATATATTATCGGTATGCAAATCGTTATGATTCATACGTACTAATCTCATTGCATAACAAGCCGCTACAATTTGAAAGAGTACTCTCAAAGTTGTGTCGTTAAATTGTGTATATGGCAAAAACCATTTACTAAACTTTTTCGTATTTTCCGGGACGGCTTCATTTACGAGTAATTCAAACTTTAGTTCTTCGGCTCGGTTATATGTTTGAAATTTATCATAGTCTGTAGAATTAATAATTTTAGAATTATATGGTTCGTTTGAACTTATGCTTGGTCGTCCTGATAATTTTAGTAGCATATAATATATATTCCTATAAAAGTTTGACATTAATTGTGTTTCCGGGATTATGTTATTATCTGCATCATATGTTTTGTTAGTTATAATTTGTTTCATGTTTGATATTGAACACTCGTATCCACTTCCTAGATAACGTATGAAATTAGGACATATATTTTTGTCTATTAATGGTCTAATTATATCCTTGTATACTTTTCTTTCATATTCTAATCCATCAATTCCATCAATATCTATTTTACTGAATATTGATTTGAGAGAGTCTGAATTTAACCACCATTTCAAGAATCCTTTTGTGTATTCTCTGTCATCATATTTTGTATCCGGATTAAACTCGAGAATCCACGTGTCTGTCGGAGATTTTGAATTTGATTTTATACCGTATACTCTTGTGACACATTGATGCATTTCACACGCATTACTAAACTTATTTAAATCACTGCAAGATTGTGATGTCCCCATCTTTTATATTATAAAAGTTATTTGCAAATTACAATTTATTTAGAGATAGCCAAAAGCGAGCGTATCTGACGACATCGGCCTTGTCAATTTTTACTTCGAGATTAGGAATGATGGCAAACATATCGTTCATTGATTGTTGAGTGATACTGGTACCACCTCTACTCGCAAAGTATCCAAGGATGTATGCAGTGGGATTTATGTGGTCGATACGTTTAATGTCATTGATAGGTTTTAATAGATTGTCAATTTTAGATACAGCATTCAAGAGACCAGCTCCTTCGAGACTTCGTGCGATAGCGTCGATTAATACCTTGAATTGGTCTATAGGATTTTCATATCGACGTTTGTCATCTTGAACAGATATACCACCTCCAACTCTATCCCATGCACCCATTTCATCTTCATATCGTTGTTCTTGATCGTCGTGTTCATACTCGTCATTATCTTCATAAAATTCCTCTGCGAATTCTTCGTTATCGTAATCCATTTATTATATATTGGAATTTAATCTATAATTGTTTAACAAACAATTGTTTAACAAACGAATGTTATTAAACAATCGGTTGTAAAAAAGTCATAAATTGATATTTGAAAGATGTTTAGGATGTGAATAAGAATGTGTATAATTTGCGAAACGAAAGATGTATCCAAGTTGAAAGATTACTCAGAGTTACATATCAGTTGGTGTGATAATGTTGTAGAGATACCAGAAGAGATGATAAATTTACGAGGTATTTATGTTGCTAATTGTAATAATTTTAGACGAGTATCAGATAAATTTGTAAATTTAGAAGTCTTATATTTCAATGTCTGTCCTAATTTGATAGAAATACCTATTATAATAGGGTTAAAAACTCTTCGATGTTCATCGTTTATCAAAATTAAGCATATACCAAAAGAACTTGTAAATTTGACAGACCTTGAGTGTTCTGAATGTCCAGAAATAACAGAGATACCCAAAGAATTAGTAAAACTAAAAAAATTCACTTGTTACTGGTCTCAGATAAAGGAAATACCTAAAGAACTTATTAACCTAACAACACTTAGTTGTTATAATTGTCCTTTACTTAGCCCAACGGGTATTCCTAAAGAACTTGTTAATTTAACGTGGTTACGATGTGATTGGTGTGAATCTCTAAAAGAGATACCTAAAGAATTTACAAAGTTAACTTTTCTTCGTTTATGGGGATGCCAGAATATTACGCAAATCCCTCCAGAACTTGTTAATCTTAAGAGATTAGATTGTCACGAATCTTCAATAAAGTATATACCCAAAGAATTTGTAAATTTGGAAGAACTTCATTGCGATAATTCTATATATATAAAAGAGATACCTGATGAACTAATCAATCTAAGAAAACTTTGTTGCTCAGGATGTATAGAATTAACAAGAATACCAAAGATCGACAAGATTGAGTTTATCTCTTGTGTAGGATGTAAAAATATCACTATCATCCCTTTTCTTGCTAAGTTGTTAGAAATATACTGTTCAGATTGTCCAAAACTCACTTGTATAACATCATCTAACAAAAATATGTATATATCTTGTCATGATTGCCCTGAGTTGTTATTTATACCTGATAATGCTATCTTACTCGATGATTGTGAGCCTATCGAACATAAATATCAAGAATATCGTAAACGTATGTGTTCTAAACTTGTTTCTACCATCCTCGAAGAACTCATTCAAAGAACTTGGGAACCTAAAAGAGCGATGGAATGGTGTTGGGATAATGACGAGAAAAAGTTTATGAATGGAATCTTTACATAACTACATACAAAGATAAAGATTTTGCATACAAAATTGTTGATATTGTATGTAATATCAACAATTTTGTATGTATACAAATTGATATATTATAATAATAAATTTAGGATAATAAAATGCTGCAAGGACAGTTTCATTTGATGGATAAATTTAGGGACAATAAGAATTTAGTAACCCTAAAAAACATAGTACCGTCTGAGGTGCATTCAAGTATTAATTTGATAGCGATAGTATGTGGCGAGCCTTATTATGAGAGAATAATTTATAGGTTATGTGAGGAGAATGTAAAGATATATAAAACACCGTCAAATGTTTTGTTCGAAAACATTACGGGAATAGACTTGGCACATGATTCAGTATGTGTTCCATTTTCGACGGGATGTATTGATAAGTGTGTCGAATTAACAATATTACACCTGAAAAGAGCGTATTGTCCTGCTCTTGTTTGTAATTTTACGGTATCTGAATCTTTTCTTTCCAGCGAGACCATATTCATTGAACCTGAACACCTTGAAATTAATCAACGAAGAAAGCATTCAATGTTGCTTGTTGGAATGCAAATAACTGTAAAAGACGTCAATAACATTCGATTTCTACTAAGAACAATGTGGGATACTAAACCATATGTATTGGTATCACCTCTATACCTCGGTTATTCTGGCTGTTCTATCTATTTTTTGAAAAAATTAAATTGATTTATATTTCATATAATTAATATGAAATATAAATGTGCGTGATATGTACAGATGATATATCGTCATTGGTTGAATATAAAGACATTCGATGTTATAATTGTTCTAATATAACTACGATACCAAAAGAGCTTGTTAAATTAGAAATGTTTGAATGTTATAATTGTCCTAATATAACTGCAATACCAAAAGAACTTACTAGCTTAACAGAACTTGAATGTACTTGTTGTTCAGGAATAAAAGAAATACCTAAAGAACTTGTCAACTTGAAAGACCTTTATTGTCATCATTGTCCTAATATAACTGACATACCCAAGGAACTCGTTAACTTGGAGTATCTTAAACTTGTTAGTTGTCCAATAAAAGAAATTCCTAAAGAACTTGTTAATTTAGAAATACTTGATTGTGATGAGTGCCCGATAAAAGGAATTCCTAAAGAACTTGTTAAATTGTTTATATTGATAATTTCAAATTGTCCAGAAATAAAGGAAATACCAAAAGAGTTCGTAAACTTAATAAGAATAGAATGTATACAAAGTAATATATGTGAAATACCTAAAGAACTTGTTAATTTGGAAGAACTTAATTGTTCTGGTTGTAATAATTTAACCCATATCCCTAAAGAACTTGTTAACCTACAACAACTTAATTGTTCTAAATGTCCTTTACTTACCCATATCCCTAAGGAACTTGTTAATTTAATATATTTAGATTGTTCTGATTGTTTAAATATAAAAGAAATATCTAAAGATATTGTTGATTTGACACATCTTTATTGTTATAATTGTCCTTTAATTACCCATATCCCTAAGGAACTTGTTAATTTAATATATTTAGATTGTTCTGATTGTTTAAATATAAAAGAAATATCTAAAGATATTGTTGATTTGACACATCTTTATTGTTATAATTGTCCTTTAATTACCCATATCCCTAAAGAACTTGTTAAATTGAGACATTTAAATTGTTTTGATTGTCCTATCCTAATAGATGTTCCTTCTCATTTACTTAATAACGATCTTAAACGTATGATCGAAGAAAATTGCCAACAACACTGTTCTGAAATGACAAATACTATCCTTGAAGAACTCATTCAAAGGACTTGGCATCCCAATAGGGTGATTGACTGGTGTTGGGATGAGGAAGAGAAGAAGTTTATGGATGGGTTGTTAAATTGATTTGTATTTATTATGAATATAATAAATAAATGAAAGTATATTGTGTAATAAAATTACCGAGTGGCGATTTTCAACATTTGAGATATAGTTATAAGGATTATAATCGCAAGACTATAAATCACGAGGAGAATTACGAAGAGGATATGAGGTCGATAGTAGTAAATGTGACAAGTGATTGGATGAGAGCAAAAGAGATGTTATTGGCATCTGTTAAGGAATATGCGAATGTGATTGACGATTTTCTTAAAAAATACCCAAGAATGTATGAGGATTTTTTAGAAGAGATAGATAGATATGAAGAAACAAATACCCGCGAGTTAATATTTTTTGAATACAAGTGGCGTATAGAAATATCAACATTATTTTAAAGTTATAGAAAATTTATATAAATGAAAGTATATTGTGTGTTGAAATTATTGTCAGGAGACTATAAGTATTTCCACGATGAGGGATATTATGATGATACCCAATCTTATATTATGGGTATATCTCGTGATTTATCAAGTGCAAAGAGTATAATGATACAATCAGTTGAAGAGTATGGAAAATCTATTTCATCTGAAGATGATCCAACTTGGAAAAATAGAAATGCTTAAAAAATTATTAGAAGATATAAGAAAATATGATGGTAACTCTGTAGAATTCTTTCAATACTTTGAATTTAAGTGGCATATTGAAGTTTTGATATATCAAGTTGAATATTCATATCGAACAATAGGTTTTAAAATTGATGTTTTTAAAAGCTTATATTTATAAAGTAAATGAATATTTATTGTGTGACGAAACTACGGGAAGGCGATGAGGATGACATAGTTGTAGGTGCATCGTTTAAGTTGTCAACCGCAAAACAGTTGTTATACAATGCTATTAAAGAATGTTGGAATAAATCCTTTGACAATGAAGATATGGATGAAGAAGTTAATCAGGATGATTTTACAATAGATGAAGATATGAACTATTTAGAATATATATGGCGTATTGAAGTTTTAGATATATCATAAATTGATTTATATTTATTATACTCATAATAAATAAATGCATATATTGCGTGGTTAAACAAGAATTGTTTGGTGGATGGTTTTGCGAGTATGTCATTGGCGTATGCAATAAATTATCAAGCGCCAAAAAGTTGTTATTTAATGCCATACAACAACGTATGGAAAATATATCAGTCGAATCACCGGACTCGGATGACTCGGAAGAAGACTCGGAAGATAATAAAAATATTGTGGATATGAAGGATTTTAAGGTAAATGAGTGTATGGAATATGCTAAATGTATATGGCGTATTGAAAAACATCATATTGACGTATAGATTATATTAACATTCGAATGTTAATATATTGGGTGAGGTTATTTTTTAGCATTCGAATGCTAAAAAAGTATGTACATTTAGCATTCGAATGTTTAACCTTTTTTCTTCTTACTTTCAAAAACATAATTATATATACACCACCTAATATATAAACATTCGAATGTTAAAAAAGTATGTACATTTAGCATTCGAATGTCAATAGACTAAGTATGAAGAACAATATTTGTATGGGTAAAGATTGGGAGAGTGAAGGATTTCGGAATCTAAAGGATTCTCGGGAATAATAATAAAGTAGTATGGTAATAAGAAAGGATGTAATAATATATCCTATATTTCTAGAATGTTGTCAGTATACGGAGGATATATATTGGAAAAACATTTTCGAGGACTTGGCATATGGAAAGTCACCGTATGGAACATATATTTCAAAGGATTTCTTATGTTGTAAATATAAGGGCAGAGAGTTTAGTTATAGTTTGTTAGAGAAGGATTCAAAGGTGTTATTTGATGATATTTATCAGTTGTTTACGAATAAGTTGAGTATCTTGTCGAATCAGGAGAAGAATAAGAAGAGGATAGATTTTAACAAGATAGAGGACAATATGTATAACAATAATAAAAAGACGTGGAGTGATATAAAAAAGAAGAATATAAAAGATTTACTTATAGAGTTATATGTAATTGATTCCAAAAATAAATATGAATTAACCTATTCACAATCACGTTACTTGTTATCAATAATTTTTATCGCTATGATATTCAAATCTATCACAGCTAAAGACATTCACTATGAAAAGGGTGTAATAACCCATATTGACGGTATTGATTTTACAAAAGGTAATATCATTCTAAAACGTAACATATACGACTTTGAAATCAATACAACCCCTGAATTAATCATTGATAAACCATTAATGTCTGACAATTGGGATAAATATATAGAATCCCTTGAAAAACAATATAATATTTCTTGATAACTGATATAAGCAGGATAACTACATAGAATCCCTTGAAAAACAATAATATTTCTTGATAAATGATTTATCAAGAAATAGGTGTCGATACGCCAACCGATAAATTGAAATAATATGTATGTATAGAGTTGAAATAGATGTGTATCATTTGCAAATATCCAGTGTCAAGACTTGTAAAATTAAGAAAGATAAACTGTTGTAGTTGTGAAAATATAAAAGAAATACCAAAGGAACTTGTTAACTTGGAAGAACTTGAGTGTAGCTATTGTCCTAACTTAAAAGAAATACCTAAAGAACTTGTTAATTTGCGACATATTATGTGTTGCGGTTGTGAAGGAATAAAAAATATACCAAAAGAACTTGTTAACTTGAAAATACTTGGTTGTTCTTCGTGTCCTGAAATAACTGAAATACCAAAAGAACTCGTTAACTTAGAAGAACTTAATTGTACTGGGTGTCCTTCACTTACCCATATTCCCAAAGAACTTGTTAAATTATGGAAAATTGCTTGCCTTAATTGTTATTCGCTTACCCATATTTCTAAAGAGCTTGTTAATTTGACACAACTTTCCTGTAATGGTTGTCTTAATTTAACTGAAATACCTAAAGAACTTACAAAGTTAAAACATCTCCTTTGTTATGATTGTCCTTTACTTACCCATATCCCTAAAGAATTTGTTAATATAATTGAACTTTGTTGCGGTAATTGTGCTTTACTTACCCATATTCCTAAAGAACTTGTTAATTTAAAATATATTGAATGTTATAGTTGTCCTTTACTCGCCTATATCCCTAAAGAGCTTATTAACTTAGAGGAACTTATATGTGTTAATTGTCCTACATTAAAAGAAATACCGAAAGAACTTGTAAAATTAATAAAACTTGATTGTTCTCGTTGTCCTACATTAAAAGAAATACCGAAAGAACTTGTAAAATTAATAAAACTTGATTGTTCTCGTTGTCCTTTAATTACTTGTATACCTAAAGAACTCACAAAGTTGGAAATACTTAGTTGTTGTGAGTGTCCATATATAACTCATATTCCAAAAAAACTTGTAAACCTAAAAATAATTGTTTGTTCGAAATGTTTATTATTAGAGAGTATTCCTATAGAACTTGTGAATTTATCAGATATTTTTTGCAAGGAATGTCCTAATTTAATATATGTACCTGAACATATAACATATAACGCAGATATAATTGAACATAATTACCTCAAATACCGTAAACAACATTGTTTTATAATGACAAACACTATCCTTGAAGAACTCATCCAAAGAACTTGGCATCCCGATAGGATGATTGACTGGTGTTGGGATGAGGAAGAAAAGAAGTTTATGAGTAATTACGTTTGTTAACAAACAAATTGAAAATGTGTAATACTTGAGTTGAAGATAAATGTGTCTTATATGCAATACAAAGAATATATCAAGACTTGTAAAAATACGAGTGTTGAATTGTCGTGGATGTCCTTTGTTAACTAACATACCGAAAGAACTTGTAAACTTGAAAATACTTAAATGTAATAATTGTCCAAATTTAAAAGAGATACCTAAAGAACTTGTTAATTTAGAAGAACTTGATTGTTGTAATTGTCCTTTACTTACCCATATCCCTAAAGAGCTTGTTAATTTAATAAGGTTAGAGTGTTTTCAGTGTTTTAATCTTACGGATATTCCTAAAGAATTAGTAAATTTAAGGAAAATCGATTGTTCATATTGTCCAGAACTATTCGAAATACCAACGTTTGAGAATTTAGAACGTTTAAATTGTTATCGATGCGATAATCTAAAGGCTATAGGCAAGTGTAATAAATTGGAAACATTAGAATGTGGATGGTGTCCAATATCAAAAATACCAAATACTTTTACGAATCTAACAGAATTAGATTGTAGCAGTTGCAAGTACATAAAAGAGATACCAAAGGAACTTGTTAATTTAACTATTATTGACTGTCATGGAAGTAATATTTTTGAAATTCCAAAAGAGTTCGTTAAACTCGATACTCTTCGTTGCGGTAATTGTAAAAATATTACGAGTATACCAAACGAACTTGTTAACCTAAACACACTTAGTATTTCATTCTGTAAAAATATAGTTGAAATAGATAATGAAGGACTTGTAAAATTACAAATTATTGAATGTGACGCATGTCCAAATCTTATTCGGATACCAAAAGAGTTTGTTAGTTTAAATATAATTTTGTGTAGCAATTGTCCTAAATTGACAGATATACCTGATTTTATAAATTTAGAGGATTTGGATGCTGACAATTGCGCATCATTAATTTTCGCTCCTGAAAAATTTTTAAATGACAAACTCAAAATAACTGTTGAACGTAACTATCAAACATACCGACAAAAATGTTGTAAAAAGCTTGTAGACACAATCCTCGAAGAACTCATCCAAAAAACGTGGGAACCAAAAAGAGCAATGAATTGGTGTTGGGATGAGGAAGAAAAGAAGTTTATGAGTAATTACGTTTGTTAATACATATGTATTAACGTTAATCTATTTTTTAGTTTAAACTAAAAAATAAGTAAGGAATTCTAATCAGATTATGCAGCCACTGAAGACTTGAAGTGTGGCTTCATGTAAGTCTGAATACGGTAGTAAGTGAGAGGCTTGTCATCAGATTTTGCATCATACTTCAAAAGTGCAGAAAGCTTCTTGTCAGGGTTGATTTGACGCTTGTCTGCAGGGTTTTGAAGGTTGTGTTCGCGGATGTAATCGCAGATGAACTTTGTGACATCAACTCGTGAACGTTGCTCTTCAGGAGACCAACCAGTGAACTTTGCCATTTCAGTACTGATGGTTACTGGCTTGAGAAATCCAGAATTGGTATTGTTCTTACGAGTCGTTTTCTTCGAACTCTTCATAACACGTTGCGTGTTATTACGAAGAATATTCAACTGTCTTCGATGCTTTCGAAGAAAACCAGTTCCTTGTCCTGCCTTTCCACCTTCACGACGTTGACTGATTTCCCTGTCAAGTGCTTCCAACACTGCATCGAAATCAGCAAGTACACTTTCCTTTGTTTGTGTTCTACGATGCTTTTCAGCACCACCCTCTTGCACATCAAGAACTTCTTCAACAACCACCGGCTCTACAACAGCCGGTGCAACAACTACCGGCTCAGCTGGCTTTCTTTGCTTTCGCTTAGGAGCTACCGCTTCGACAACAGGAGCGGGTGCAACAACAGGTGCGACAACGACAGGTGCTTCGGCTTGAACTTCAACAGAAGATTTAGATTGTTTCGTATTTTTACGCGACATTGATATTTTTATATATATAATCCCTTCTTTAAGTCTATTTTAGAAGAATGTTTTTTTGAGGTAAAATCGGGTTTACTTTTCAAAATGGATTATAGATGTTGGTGTGAGGTGTATGATTGTTTTTTATATGTTTTTTATATGTACATAATAAATGCCAATTGAAATAGAAATGGAGGAACATTTCAGTAATGTCACTAAAACATACGATACATTCAAAAAAGCCGAAGAAGTCGAACGAACCGCTTCAAATATGATTGACGGTATAAATCAAGACCTTAGAGGCAGTCCCAAAGACATAGAACAACTAAAAGCGCAAAAAGCTAAATTGGAGAAACAACAACTTGAATATCAAGAAATCACTCGAACTGCCCAACAAGAACACGCTGACTCTGTCCAAGCACTTCGTGTCGACCTTTCTAAATATCTCGAAATTCCTGTAGATAAAGTCGTATTCAATTTGGAATTTGACGGTAGTAACCCTCAAATGGAAAATTATGTTTTGAAAAACACTCAAGAACTTTTTTCTAAAGTTATGAAACTTCAAGAATCTGTCGGTGAAGGTGGGAAATCTCTCAACGAAAGCCCCGCTACTAAAAAATCTCTCCTCGATAGAATCAAGGAAGACAAAATGTCTACCGCTTTAATGCTCCTTGCGTTGGGTTCTGTCGCTATCACCCCTCTACTCATAAAAGACCCTGCTAAGGTTTTCAATAAAAATAATCCTCCAAAGAAATACACTGATGAAATGGTCGGATGTTTTCAAATAAATACAGACACGGGTGAAATAAATAACTTGGGATTATGTCACGTCGGAGAAAATATCGACGATATCGCTAAACGAAAATACGGAACTTGCTGTAAAACATGTTTAGGAGATGGTGATTGTACCGATTTAGAAAGTAAAACAACTTGTAAAACTACAGTTGATTGTTTATCATCTAACAAGGATGTACAATGTGTAGGTGGTAAATGTCAAAACGAACAGAAATGTTTACCGACAGGATTTATAAATCCTGATAACGGCTCTGAAATAAAAACTTGTTCACCTTGTCCTGCACCTGATTTACAATTGTCAGTTCAGGTGCCTGGAATGTCATTTTGCAACAAGTATTCATCGATGCCGTGTGCGTTTATGCAACTTGTGTGTCAACCAACGAGTGCAGGAGGGACGTGCGAGAATGCCAAGACAGGAAAAGGATGGCAGACGATGCCGATGTGCGGGAATGTAGATAATTTTGTATTGTCGATGATGGCATTGAATCAAAATACAGAGATATGGCAACCATCAAGTACACCATTGTATATCAAGATTATGACTATTATAGGACTTGTAGGGTTTTTTATAACATTCTTATGGTATATTTTATATCTTGTAAAGAATAGTAAATACAATAAATAGATACAATCGTGTGAAAGAATGTATCTCATAAAGGAATGTCAGAATGTATCTCGTAAAGAATGTATCTCATAAAGGAATGTCAGAATGTATCGTGTGAAAGAATGTATCTCGTAAAGAATGTCAGATTGTATGTCATAAAGAATGTAATCTTGTGAAAGAATGTAATCTCGTAAAAAATAGTAGATACAATAAATAATGTCAGATTGTAGTAAATTATATAAAGAGTATGGAGGTAGATCAGCGTCATTTGCGACGAGTATAGGGGTGTTAGATGGGATAGCGGGATTAGTAGGAGCGGGAGGATTTTGGGATGCGACGAGTAGTGGTGCGATAGACAATATTGCAAATGATTATAAAAATTTGCAACAAAATTGGAATGAATGGATGACAAAGGAACAAAATAATCTAACAGAATATCAGAAAAGGTTAGGTCAAGAACAAACACAGTTTATGCAGACTGTTCAAGATTTTACGGATGAGATATTAGATGAAAAGATAACGAAGAATACGTTGTTTATTCAGATACTGTTTTCTATAATCATCATCATTTTAATTTATCTTATCGTATTATAAAATGGCAGAATTTTTATTCCCTATAATGGGTGCATTTGGAGCGGCATCTGGTGGATGGAATGCTTACAAACAACAAACCCAAATTAAATCAACATTCTGTGATATGGTCGACAATATGAACAACTTTAAAAATGCAATGGCTCTCCAAGAACAAATCATACAAGGCGAAGAGGCAGACGTTCTCTCTAACGCCAATGATTTAGCATTTAAGATTTCTGACCTTCAAACACAATTTAGAAATCAACATGCTTCTTTTAAGAAGACTTATAACCTCTATGTTATTTTCTCTGTTATTTTCTTGATGATATTGATGTTTATCTTTATCACCAAAAAGGTCATTCTCGGCGCTACTACTTCTCCTCGTTAACATTCAAACTGAATTTATAGTTTGAATATTATGAATTCTTGTTGGGATAAGGAAGAAGGTGTTTTATAAACTGAATTGTTAGTTTGAACCTATTGATAGATAAATGTGTATAACATGTACCAATCTTTCAAGTAAAGATAAAACAGAACTAAATAAAATTACAAAACTTTCTTTTCGATTTTGTGATACTGTTACAGAGATACCAGTAGAATGTATTAACTTGGAATCACTTGATTTGCGTGATTGTTTGAATCTAATTGGTATTCCAAAAGAACTTATTAATCTAAAAGAAATTTGGTGTACTGGGTGTCCTTTAATTACTTGTATCCCTAAAGAACTTGTTAATTTGAATTTTCTTTATTGTTATAATAGTCCAAATATAATTGAAATCCCTAAAGAGTTTGTTAAATTAGAAATATTAAATTGTGCTTATTGTCCTAATATAAAGGAAATACCTAAAGAATTTGTTAATTTAATACATCTTTATTGTGAAGAGTCTAATTTTCTGAAAGAGATACCTAAAGAACTTGCTAACTTAGAACTTATTAATTTTTCTAATTGTCCAAACATTACATATATCCCTAAAGAACTTGTTAAATTAACGGCACTTTACTGTTATAATTGTAATTCCCTTTCTCATATCCCAAAAGAACTTGTTAACTTACAAAGTTTCAATTGTTCTAAATGTCCTTCCCTTACACATATCCCTAACGAACTTGTTAAATTGAAATATGTATATTGTACTAATTCTCCTAACCTAATAGACATGCCTCCACATTTACTTAGGGGTGACAATAAACTTATGATCGAAAAGAATTACCAACGTTATTGTAAACATCAGTGTTCCAAACTTATTTCTATCATCCTTGAAGAACTCATACAACGAACTTGGGAACCTGTAAGAGCAATGGAATGGTGTTGGGATGAGGAAGAGAAGAAATTTATGAATAATATCTTACATATTTCTTAATAAATATTAAGAAATGGTTTATGATTTCTGTTGTTTTTTATCGAGTGATATCATAATCACTCTATATATAACATACAATACCATCATGGACGCAATAGCAATTCCAAAATACAAGAGTATTTTTAAGAGATTACCTGGATTGATAAGTTTTTTAATCCCATTCACAAAATCAACAAGTGTATCCATCGCAGACTTACAATCCATCATATACTTAAAACCCGCATGCAACCCTCCATTCTTTGGATCACACTGTCCTTGTACTGTCGAATCCGCCTTTGAACAATCAAAATCGTTTTCAGGCGAACAATACAATTGTGACGCCGGCGGTGTCGGCCTTCCAACATCACACCCTCCACATACTTTATTATAATCAAATGCAACAACACCTTTTGAATGAAATTTATAATTTTGTCCATCCGGTGAAACAACGTAACAAGCAGATGCCTGTTTTGAGAAATCACATAACACGTGTTTGATTTCACCCCACGCCTTTTTAAGAAGAAATGTCAATAATCCTATAAATATAAGAGTTCCTAACTTGTTTCCCCATTTATCTATAAATTTCTTTGCCATTTCTGTCAATTGTTCTCTCGTTTTAGGGTCGTTTGATGTAATATCACCGTCCGCATTTCGTTCAAGTTGCAAGTCTTCAAGTTCAGATACTTTTTTCCCAAATACTTCCTTTGATATCTCATTCACAGTATCATTCTTTGCAATAACTTCTGTCGCATTATCTATTTGATTGATTACCTTTTCTCTCACTTCTATCGGTATATTCGTCTGGTCTTCAATCGGAGTTGATATATCAATCTGTTTGAATGTTCCTTCAGGTACATCAAATGACACGTCCATCGCACGTGTTTGAATATTCTCCTTTACTAATCTTGCTTCGATAAATGCCTGTTTACTCGTCTCTGTCTGTTCCTTACTATATTTTTCATATGCTCTACTCGCATTTTCTCTCGCCTCATCAATCTTTCTCATTTCTTCTTTTGGTACTTCATGTGGTATTTCTGAATGTTCCATTTATTTATTACTACATAATTATAATTAATTATACAGTTAATTAGTTTTTTTACAAATATATAAAGATTGGGTATTATTACCGTTACAATTCTTATGTATGTCAAAAGGATTCTGTCCAGCAGTGTATCCATCCGGGCAAAAACGATTTGGATTCGTTTCGGATTTGGGAACCCTATTAAGAACTACATCACCCACTTTCAATGGATTTGGCTCGGATATAATTGTCCCTGATTTCACACAAATTCCAACCTTTGTACAATTCTGCGGAACACTATGTTTGACTTGACCATCACTTGTTGGGTCCACTAAACTTGTAAATATCGGATAATAATTGGGTGGACATACTCTTCCATTCGTGAAATCCGTCGCTATGATATCAGAATAGACGGTCGATGTATCACATATTAGTTCATCCTTTTCATAACAAAGTTGTGTACACGGAAATGGTGAATCCATATCATCATTAAACGAATATTGTTGCCCCGCCTGTCCTTCTATTGTTATGCTCGCCGATTTGGGTGGACACACGTTTTTTGTACTGCACAAGTCCATCGAATCATCCCCTATTCCTAACTGTAATTTTGTCATATATTTATTAGTGTTGTTAGGTCTACAATTTATATTCAGCTCCTTGTAATTGGGGTCTACCTTTATGAAAAACCCTACTATATACAACACCATCGCCACTAAAAATAACACTCCCATTATTATCGAATACCAATGTTTCTCGAAAAACTCTAACTTGCTCGCCATTTATTCTCTACAATATTTTAGCATTCGAATGTAACTTTTTTACACTTTTTTTAGCATTCAAATGTTTATGTATATACATACTTTTCATATTTTATAAGTTTTATAAAATTGTATGTACAAACATAAACATTCGAATGCAATTTTTTTACATTTTTAGCATTCAAATGTAACTTTTTTAACATGTTGGCGATGCCAACCGTCGCTAGTGGAACACATGCAACTAGTGGTTGCCTTAGAGCTTTTTGCGGAACACGGTTTCACATAGAAAACATAGCTCCCCTTCAAGATGGGTTGCAACGAATTTAAATGTAAAAATGATACTTATTTCATATAAGTTATATGAAATAAAATGTGTGTGATATGTACAGAGGATATTTTGGTTTTGGTTAAATATACAAAAATTGAGTGTAAATGTTATAATATAACCGAAATACCAAAAGAACTTGTTAACCTAACATCACTTGAATGTGTCGGGTGTCGTGTAACCGAAATACCTAAAGAATTTGTTAATTTGAGAGAATTGAGATGTGTTGGTTGTCCTATTATAACTACGATACCAAAAGAGCTTGTTAATCTAACATTACTTGGCTGTTATGATTGTCCTTTATTTACCCATCTCCCTAAAGAACTTATTAATCTAACGTCACTTGTATGTATTTGGTGTCCGGATTTAACCGAAATACCTAAAGAACTTGTTAAGTTGGAAAAACTAGATTGTATTGATTGTCCTAATATAACCGAAATACCTAAAGAACTTGTTAACTTAAAAACCCTTAATTGTCGTGGTCAAATGATTATCTCTAAAGAACTCATTAATTTGGAAAGGCTCTCTAGTTCTTATATAAAAGAAATACCAAAAGAACTTGTTAAGTTGAAAAGACTCGATTGCATTAATTGTACTTCACTTACCCATATCCCTAAAGAACTTGTTAACTTGGAAATACTTTATTGTCATAATTGCCTTATAACTGAAATACCTAAAGAATTTGTTAATTTGGTAAGTCTTAATTGTGAAAAATGCCCTTTACTTAACCCAAATGGTATTCCTAAAGAACTTACTAAGTTGGAAATACTTAGTTGCTATGGGTGTCCAAATATAACTCATATCCCTAAAGAATTTGTTGAATTAAAGGCACTTTGTTGTCATAATTGCAATTCCCTTACCCATATCCCAAAAGAACTTGTTAATTTACAAGAACTTAATTGTAACGGTTGTCCAATAAAAGAAATACCCAAAGAACTCATTAATTTGGGATATATTATATGTGATGGTTGTCTAAACATTACTTATATCCCTAAAGAACTTACTAAGTTGAAGACACTTATTTGTTCTAAATGTCCTTTCCTTACACATATCCCTAAAGAGCTTATTAACTTAAAATATATAGTTTGTGATAATTGCCCTAACCTAATAGATGCTCCTCCACATCTACTTATGGGCGACAATAAACTTATGGTTGAAAAGAATTATCAACGTTATCGTAAACATCAGTGTTCTAAACTTATTTCTATCATCCTTGAAGAACTCATACAACGAACTTGGGAACCTGTAAGAGCAATGGAATGGTGTTGGGATGAGGAAGAGAAGAAGTTTATGGGTGATATGTTAAATTGATTTGTATTTCATATAAGTTATATGAAATAAAATGTGTGTGATATGTACAGATGATATATCGTCATTAGTTGAATATACAGAACTTGAATTTAGTTGTCCTGATATAACCGAAATACCAAAGGAGCTTGTTAATCTAACATCACTTAACTGTCATAATTGTCGTTCACTTACCCATATTCCTAAAGAATTTGTTAATTTGAGAGAATTGAAATGTGGTAATTGTCCTAATATAACTACGATATCAAAAGGACTTGTTAATCTAGCATCACTTGATTGCTTTATGTGTCCTTTACTTACCCATATCCCTAAAGAACTTGTTAATTTAGATAAACTTATGCTTAATGATTGTCCAAAAATACCTGAAATACCCATAGAACTTATAAAGTTGAAAACACTTAATTGTTATGATTGTCCTAATATAAAAAAAATACCCAAAGAACTTGTTAATTTAGAGATACTTAATTGTCGTGGGTCAAAAATAACTGAAATACCCAAAGAACTTATAAAGTTGAAAACACTTGTTTGTTATACTTGTAATATAATTAAAATCCCTAAAGAACTTGTTAATTTACGGAAACTTGAGCTTCGTTGTTGTCCAAAAATTACTGAAATCCCCAAAGAATTTGTTAACCTAAAAATACTTAATTGTCCCGGTTGTCCTAATATAACTGAAATCCCCAAAGAATTTGTTAACCTAAAAATACTTGATTGTTCTAGATGTATTAATATAAAAGAGATACCCAAAGAATTTGTTAACTTACAAGAACTTAATTGTAATAATTGTCCTTTACTTACCCATATACCTATAGAACTTGTTAACTTGGAAATACTTGGTTGCTATGAGTGTATAAATATAAAAGAAATACCTAAAAAACTTATTAAATTACAACGACTTGCTTGCCGTGATTGTCCTTCGCTTACCCATATTTCTAACGAACTTGTTAATTTAACACAACTTTATTGTAGTTTTTGTCCTAATTTGATAGAAATACCTAAAGAACTTACGAACTTGAAACATCTCCTTTGCTATGGTTGTACTTTACTTACCCGTATTCCTAAAGAATTTGTTAATTTAAGGGAACTTTGCGTTAGTAAGTGTCCTAATATAACCCATATCCCTAAAGAACTTGTTAACTTAACAAGTCTTAATTGTTCTGATAATCCTTTACTTATTTATATCCCTAAAGAACTTGTTAAATTGAGCTATTTAAGTTGTGATAACTGTCCTAACCTAATAGATGTGCCTCGGCATTTAATCTATTATGAAACTGTAATTGATTATAAACTTGAAAATATGATTAAAGAGAATTACCAACGTTACCGTAAACAACAGTGCTCTATACTGATAAATACTATCCTCGAAGAACTCATACAACGAACTTGGGAACCTGTAAGAGCAATGGAATGGTGTTGGGATGAGGAAGAAAAGAAATTTATGAGTAATATCTTAAATTGATTTATATTTCATATAACTTATATGAAATAAAATGTGTGTGATATGTGAAGATGATATATCGGTTTTGGTTAACTATAGAAAACTTGTATATAATTGTCCTAATGTAACCGAAATACCTAAAGAAATGGTTAACTTAACAGAACTTATATGTATAAGTTGTCCTTCTAATATAAAAGAACTTGTTAATTTAGAGGAACTACAATGTTATGATTGTCCTAATATAACTGAAATACCCAAAGAATTTACAAAGTTGAAAATATTATATTGTGGTAATAAATATATTACCTGTATCCCTAAAGAACTTGTTAATTTGAAAGAACTTTATTGTAAATTTTGTACAAATATAAAAGAAATACCCAAAGAACTTACGAAGTTGGAAAAACTTAATTGTTCTGAATGTCCTTTACTTACCCATATCCCCAAAGAACTTGTTAAATTAGAGACACTTTATTGTTATCGTTGTCCTTTACTTACCCATATCCCTAAAGAACTTGTTAACTTGGTAGATCTTGATTGTTCTGATTGTCCTTTACTTACCCATATCCCTAAAGAACTTGTTAACTTGAAATATTTAAGTTGTGATAATTGCCCTAACCTAATAGATGCTCCTCTACATTTACTTAGTAACGACCTTAAAATTATGATAGAAGAAAATTATCAACGTTACCGTAAACAACAATGCTCTATAATGACAAACACTATCTTAGAAGAACTCATCGCACACACGTGGCATCCTAATAGGGTTATTGATTGGTGTTGGGATGAGGAAGAGAAGAAGTTTATGTCTTTGTATACAAATTGAGTTTATATACAACCTAATGTGAGTAAAAGAAAATGTGTAATATGTGTACAATGGATAAAACGAAACTGATTGAAATGGAAAATATATATTTTGACTTTTGTGATATTATTACAGAAATACCAAAAGAACTTGTTAATCTAACACATCTTTATTGTTCTAATTGTCCTAATATTACCCATATCCCTAAAGAACTTGTTAACCTAACGTCACTTGTATGTGTCAGGTGTCCAATAAAAGAAATACCCAAAGAGCTTGTTAACTTGATACAGTTAGTTTGTTATTGTATAGTTCTTAAAGAAATACCTAAAGAACTTGCGAAGTTGGAATTACTATATTGTTTTGAGTGTCTAGAAATAACTCATATTCCTAAAGAATTTGTTAACCTGCAACAACTTAATTGTTCTAAATGTCCTTCCCTTACACATATCCCTAAAGAACTTATTAACTTACAAGAACTTTATTGTTCTTGCTGTCCTAACCTAATAGACACGCATCTACATTTACTTAATGACGACCTTAAAATTACAATCGAAAATAATTATCAGCGTTATCGTAAACAGCATTGTTCCGAACTTATTTCTATCATCCTCGAAGAACTTATTCAAAGAACGTGGCATCCCAAACGGATGATTGATTGGTGTTGGGACGAGGATGAGAAAAGGTTTATGAACGATTATATTCATACATAACATTCGAATGCTAAAAAATGTAAAAATTTAGCACGTTGGCATCGCCAACCGTCGCTTTGCGACGAATTCGAATGTTTATTCATTATGAACTATTTTATAGAAATCAAAAATATAAAAGTATATAAATATTAATAAACATTCGAATGCTAAAAAGTATAAAATTTAGCATTCGAATGCTAAAAAAGTATATTTTATACGATAGGTATAAAATAAGTTATTTCTTTTTGACAGGAGATAGAACACATACTCCTGACGAACAGTCAGTTGGCTGAGCTTTCTGAGTTTTGTTAGATGATTTGACATCCGATGATTTGGCATCCGAGGATTTGACATCCGAGGATTTGACGGATGCGGAAGATGTTTTGTGTTGAGTTTTTTCCTTTTTCTCTTGGGCTTTTTGTTCTTTGCTTTTAGGTTTTGGCATTTTTACTGAAAAGAGTGTATCTTTTAAATGAAATTTCTCAAGTCGTCGACAATGTTAACATTACAGTTCCTAATCTCGTCAAAAGGCGATTTAAGTTTTTGTATGATATACTTGTTTGTAGTGTCAGTAGTATAAAGCATTCGATGAGCAATGTTTATGACACAGTCTCTATCTATCAAGTATAGAATAGTGTATTTATTGAGAGCGAGTAGATATTTTGAGTGTTGTTCTTCGTTAAAGTCTTTTAGGCCGAGTTTGCATTCGTAGATGGTGTTTTTATTGATGTGTATGAAATCAAAGAAACAATTTTCGTATTGGAATTGAACACCGATATCTTCACCGTATTTTTCTTTTAGTATATCTCCCCACCATTTTTCTTGTTCCTTTGATTTTTTATGAGCGATGGTGTATGAGCGAGCACCCTTATAGTCAATACCACCAACTTTTTTGATTGCTTCGATAATGTATGGTATGTTTAGGAGGTCATATGCATATAAGAATTCCTTGAAATCCTCTCTTGATATACAATATTCCAATTCCATTCTCTGTAACCATCCGACAGGGGCCTTAATATCGTATATGTTTGGTAGATTGAAATTTTTTCGATATATGATTTGATTTTTAAGAGTATCAAGCATTTCCAAATAAAATGTATAACATTTCTTTTCTGTATCCGTTAGAAGTATTTGAATTTCATTTACAGGTTTTAGATAAAAGTAACCATAATTTTCAAGAAAGTCAGGTGAGTTGATATCACCTTTCTTGTCAGAAAAAAAGTGTGATTTTGGGTCATATTGTTCGATTTGATTATGAAGATACTCGTAGTTAGTTTTGAACCAGTGTTGGTCTAACAGCCATTGACAGTATTTTCTATCACGTAAAAGTTGAGGTAACGTAGACCCTTTATATTTTCCGAATGTTATTGAGTGATCAAATAGCATTTTTGATTTATATGGTACCTTTTTTAGATATTCATTTAGAAAAAAGGTATATACATAAAAATGCAAAAAACATCTATAAATTTATTATTAGATATCACAGAACCCGATATAGAACACGTCGTTACAGACGATAACCTTTTACAAACCATTTTTGATTTATCTCTTCCATTAAAAAGTCGTATCTATGCATACGATAGATACTATGAGCTATATGGAGATAGTACAATAGAAATTACGTACAAGTTATCGAGTATGTATTCATTTTCGGGTATATCATTATTGAAAAAGTATTTATACAATCTGTGTATGCAAAGTAAGATTCCGGTATACCTGAAGATAATTCTTGTAAGGGCTCTTATAGACGATTTACAACTAGGAGAACAATCTGATATCGAACTCGTTAAACAGGATGATACAGGATATGAGACACTTGAATATATATGTTCTACACTTGATGATAGCATTCCTACGCCGGTAAAGATAGATGTGGTATGTATGTTAATGGGCTCTGAAAAATACAAGTTGAATGCTAAAGAATACTTTTTGAATATCATAAATGACCAAAATGTAAATTGTGATTTTCGTTTCAAGAGTATCTTATCACTAGAAAATCTTGATAATGATAAACAACTTTCTGTTGATAAAACATACTTTTTGAGAGAAAGTTGTTTAGCATTTCTACACAACACTAAAAACATGACAATGTATCGTATACTATCTGCCCAATATCTATTACAAAAATGTAAATTAGAAGACCCTAATCTTATAACAGATATAGAACAGATACTACTAAGTATAGCAAAGGACGAAGAACTCGACAATAATCTACGTGCAGATGCCGCAGATTGTTTACTGAATTTAGGGACAAGTGATGAGATTCGTTATGATGCAAGAGATATCATAATATGTCTAGGTGTCACAAATAGGATGAAAAAGACGATATATGACAATTCTCAGAATGTCCATACAAAAGAATTTGAAGAAAGTATAACAAAGGCTCTCGAATTTTTGAGTTCTATTCCTCTACTTAAGATAGACAAGATGGACATAACATTTGATTATGTTGACGCACAGATAAAAAGTATGATGGACAAAGAGAAACGGATAGATAAAACATACGATGACCAATGTAAAATGGTAGAATTAGCATTGAATAGAATACAAATAGACAATGCACTATACTCTAAATATAACTGTAGTTTGGTAAATATACTCTTGAAAGTATGGACATATATAACAAGTCACGTTTGTCAAGAAGAAATGAAAAAGAGATTGTATGAGGAGTTAATTGATATGTCTGGAACTTGTTCAACAGGGTTTGCGAGTAGACTTGTAAATTCCATATCAGGATTTGGTGACTTCAACTTTAACATGAGTTGGGAAGACCAAATAGTTGCGAATTTCACAGGGAGATTGAATGATAAAATTAGGAAAATTACGGAGACATGGATAACAAACGACTATATCGAATGCATATTCAAATCTATTCTTCAAGATTCTTGTAAACTTGAGAAACAACTATCAGAAAGAATATCGTCTCACGACATTTCTAATTTAATGACCGAATTCTTTCATGGTAATAACATTTATACAGAGAACGAAGGACTTGATAATGTTTCAAAGGATGAAATAATATCACATATGTTAGAGGATTTCCAAGCAAATGTAATGATGGAAATGTCGATTCCACCATCTAGCTATTCAAAACGAAAACACTTTCTTATGTTTTTTGGGAAAAGTATGTTATCCATACGAGAAGAAATGTACGAGGAATTCAAAGATCATATCGAGGATACAGACTTTGACTTGTATATGCGCAAAGCCATCATGATTTACGAAGGAATTAATTAACCTGATATATACTGTATCATAAACTTCTTCTCTTCTTCGTCCCAACACCAATCGATAGCTCTTTTAGGTTCCCACGTTCTTTGGATGAGTTCTTCAAGGATAGTGTTTGTTATTTCAGAGCAATGTTGTTTGCGATATTTCTGGTAGTTTTTGTCTATGATGTTTAATATTTCTTGGTTTTTGATTAGACGTATGGGAGCAAAAGTTAAATTAGGACAATCTCTACAAATTAAAGTTTTTAAAGAACAATTAGGTATATCAACAAGGTTTGGACATCTCCAACATTCTAACAATGTTAGTTTATTATATTCTTTTGGAATATAAGTAATTGGACAATCTTGAATCCATAGTCTTTCCAAGTTAATCATTCCTGTTGGTAATTTTTCTAATTGAGGACAATTATATAATACAAAATGTTCCAAATTAACAAGGTCATTGGGAATTTCTTTCAAGTTAGGACAATTTATACAACAGAGATCTTTTAAATTTACAAGTTCTTTGGGTATTTCTTTCAAATTTGGACAATTGTAACAATAAATTTTTTTTCTATCAACAAGTAATGATTTATCAGTAACATCGCAAACGATACACATCTTAGTTGAAATACACAATAGATATATATTTCAATTTATAATTAATTTATATTATACTAATATTATATTAGTATATAATAAATGTCAATAGATATCAACAAAAACAATGTAGATTTTGTAAGAAGTCAAATGGCTATAAAAAATAGTAATATACCCTTGTATTCGTATGGAACACAGGTATTGACAGATTACGACCATTTTCCATACAATAGATATTTCAGAGGAGAATATAAAAACTCAAATCCTGTTGTCGCCGAAAGAGAAGCAGGTTTTAGACCAAGGTATGACAACTGTTACAATCTATCATTCAAACAATGTAAAAAGGAAGATTGTCCATATCCCGAACATTGTTTTGAGTCAGCTTGTAGTATTGTATATCCTTGCTACCCTGAATATCTGGCGAAATACTCCGATAGAGAGGCTCTCAATGTTATGTTGAACAACAAGTGTACTGTTCAATATAGGTAAATTGAAATTATTTAGTTTATACAAGTATAAACTAAATGTGTATCATATGCGAAAAAGATATATCAGAGCTTATTGAGTCGGAAAAACTTTATTGTTCTAATTGTCCAAATTTGAAAGAAATCCCAAAAGAACTCGTTAACTTGAAAAAACTTGTTTGTCATACATGTCCTTTACTTAACCCAAAGGGTATCCCTAAAGAACTTGTTAACTTAATAGTTATTTGTTTTTCTAATTGCCAAAATATAAAAGAAATCCCTAAAGAACTTGTTAACTTGAAAGAACTTTATTGTACTGATTGTCCTAATATTACAGAAATACCAAAAGAACTTACCGGGTTGGATGTACTATCTTGTTTTAATTGTAGTCTGACACATATCCCTAAAGAACTTGTTAATTTGAAAAAACTAAATTGCGGTCTTTGTAATATAAAAGAAATCCCGAAAGAATTCATTAACTTGGAAAAACTTTGGTGTTGGGGTTGTTCAATAACTTGTATACCAAACACACTTATTAATTTAACTTATATTTATTGTGATAATTGTCATTTATTAACCCATATCTCTAAAGAACTTATTAATTTGAGACACTTGGAATGTGCTGGTTGTCCTAACCTAATAGATGCTCCTCTGCATTCACTCAATGACGACCTTAAACTTATGATTGAAGGTAATTATCAGCGTTACCGTAAACAACACTGCTCCATATTGATAAACACAATCCTTGAAGAACTCATCCAAAGAACTTGGGAACCCAAAAGAGCTATGAACTGGTGTTGGGATGAAGAAGAGAAGAAGTTTATGGGCGATATATTTCAAAAAGAACAAAATTGAAATAGAATAAATTCAAGTCATCAATAAAGATGTGCATCTTATGTACAAAAGATATTACAGAGTTGATAAATGTAAAATATATCTATGTGTCCTGTGACCAACTCATCAGAATTCCTAACGAACTCATAAATTTAGAAGTGTTATGGTGTAAGAACTGTCCAAATTTAAAGGAAATAGGTAACCTTAAAAGTCTCACACGATTGTACTGTCTAGATTGCTTGAATCTGACTCATATACCTGAATTAGTTAACTTGACTCACCTATCTTGTGATGGCAGTATGATTCGAAATATACCAAGTTCATTAAAATTAACACATTTAAGCTGTATAAATTGTCCTATCGCGTATATCCCAAGAGAATTAACCAACTTACAACAACTTTTTTGTTCATACTGTCAGAATATTACATATATCCCAAAAACTCTCATAAATTTGAGTTATTTGGATTGTTTCGGATGTGAAAACATATCCTATATACCATCTGACCTATCAAACCTAAAAATGTTGAAATGCTTGGGATGCAAATCATTACAATTAGCTCCTGAACACTTGTTAGATGAAGAAACGAACGAACTATTAAATCAACGATATTGTTCATATCGTAAGAGAAAATGCGAATTGTTTTCGAGAGACATATTCAGGGATTTAATTGAATTGACAAAAAATAACCGACCAGAACATTTAAGTTTAGAATAATTTTCTTGATTATTAATAAAATGAAAAATATCAATAATGGAACTTTACTATTTATGTTCATGATGTTCACTTTGGGTGTCATACTCTTCACAATGTCAGTCTTTATCAACTCTAAATGCGTCAATGTCGACATTCAAAATTTGGTATCTACCCTATTCGTCCTATCAACTACACTGATTGTCTCGACTATATGTTTTATGGCCTGTATGATGTTCACTAAATGCGCATCTTGTTCAACCACGGATAGTAATGTATTAAATTCAGGAACAATGAAATTGTATTTGGTATTTACCGCTTGTCTGGGTATCACACTCATCACAGTAGGAAGTATGTTAACATCAAAATCTCACAGCTGTGAACAAAATGTAAAGAAAACTATGAATGGTGTTTGGGTAATCGGTATTCTAACTCTTTTGCCAAGTCTCGTATACACGGGAATGTCTATTTACAAACACCAAAAAAGTGGTTTGTAAAAACTTTGAAAAATTTATAATATTATTATAAATTAAATGTCAAATCTGGGAGAAGAAATATATTCTGGTACAGCGGATTTTGGAAAAGCAATGTCACTCATATCAGCCGTCATTGGAACAATTATAAGCATTGGATTAATAATCGGAGGTATATACTTGATTACAAAAAAGAATGTATACACCGGCAAAACATCAGGAAAAGTCATTGAAGCACACTGTTCTGAACAAAACAATATCACCACCTGTCACATTCGTGTATCATACACCGTAGACAATAAGGAATATATCATATCAAAAGACACTAACAACTGGATAAATTTAGGTGACACTGTAGACGTCGAATACAATCCCCTCGACCCTTCAAATGCCGAAGTCCAACATATGAATCCTCGCTTAGCTGGTATAATATTACTCAGTATCGCTGTCTTTCTATTAGTTGCCGGATGGCTATCTGTATATCTCACTCGTCGCTATAAAGCATTCGCCGCCATATCAGGCGTCAGCTCCGGTATCAACTTACTCAGACGATAAACTCTTTTTGTAACCAACAATATTTGTATTTTCAATTATGGCCATATCATCAGCTGTTAATTTAAAATATTTGTATACTTTTTTGTCTGTCCATTCTCTGTCCAATGGTGGTAAGGGTATCCATTCGCAAGTAGATTCACTTATATCTTGTGAATTTTTCCGTAATGATAACATAAAATTGGGTAATCTACATTTCATATAACTTAACAGCGATTTTGCTTCATTTTCATTATTTATTTCAAAAGATATATATGTCTTGCAGTGAACCTCATTAGGTTTACCAATAAATATATTACCAAATCCGCTTTTATGTTCGTGTGATGCTCTCGCTGTGATTACTTTCCAGAAATTACAGTCTTTTTTGATTTCTTTTTTATCAATATATTTTTCAAATCCTTTTTGTTGTGATACATAACATTTAATCGTATCTTTTGTTTTATCAGTTTTTAATCGGATATCATTAGTTTGTATTTTATAATAGTCTTGACTTTTATATAACTTTGTAATCGACTCGAATTTTACTATCCCATCAATAAGCGTATGAAATCTACCATCAACAAACACATCATACTTGTTCAATTTAGTGATATATCCGTTAAAATTACAATCCCCATTATAGTTAATATCTTTCAGAAAATATTGAATACCACCTTTGATATCAACTGTATTTCCAAATATTTTGCTCGCGTCATCAAAGTGTTTGATATATACAATATCCTTTCTTTTTAACATATTTTCACGAAAACTATCTAATCCTTTACCTCCTGAAAACCATCGTGAAGGTATAATAAAACACAGCATATTACACTTATCAATATAATACTCCACAAATTTATTATACAATGCTTTAGCGCCTGTAGATTTCAACTCTTCATTGTAAGGAGGATTACCTATTATAATATCAAACTTGGATATACCAAATTCCTTTTTGATATCTAATTGCAAAGAATCGCCCTCATACAAATTAAGATTAAATTCGTCATTCAAATCAAAGATTTGCTTGATAATGAAACAATTTTTTCTATTGTATTCAGCCATGTATAACATCTTTTCTAATATATGTTTCTTACGTTCTTTTTCATCCGATATCTTCGTTTTTAATCCATCCATTAATTTGTAATAAATTGCAACAGGAAAATTACCCATTCCAGCGGTAGTATCACCCCAAGTTAAATTTTCATCTTCAAAAATACACTTGTTATATTTTTCTTTATAATATACCTCTAACTCGTCCAACATACTGTTTATAAAATATATAGGTGTAAATACCTCTCCGTATTTCTTTTTTTCAATATCTTTTGGTTTCAAGCAATCATTGATTAGTTCCAACAACTTTTTGGGATTATCTATCAAATTAAGTAAAGATAACTTGAATTGTATAGAAATGTTATATATACAAGAGTTCTTTTTGATATACTTTTCAACAATCTGTTCAATCTTATTTATAATATTAGGGTTGTTCCACCATATATGCGCTTGAGTTTGAAATATACTTAACAAAGAAGGGGTTGTTTTTATTATATACAGGTTTTCTAAAATATCACTGTTTGGCATCTTTATTGTTAAAATAAACGTTAATGGGATAATAAACGGTAAGACATCTTTTGTAAGTGATATATCTACTATACTTTTTATCGAACTTTTCTCTGAACCTTTCTCCGAACTTTTCTCTGAATCTTCATTGACATATTCTTTACCTGATGATAGTTGTTGTTCGGTATCATCATCAAATTTTACTTTTATGTTGATGTTATCATGTTTTGTAGATCTTGTAAACATTCTATTCAAATCTTCTTGCTCATCCTTATCTAATCCTAACTCCAACTCTTTGATTTTCTTTATCAAGATGTCTATGTTGTTCAACGGGTCCATTTTCCATATTTGCAACAGTTTCTCGATTATCTTTGTCTTATTTTCCTTACTTGAAAATAAATCACTATCAATGTTTATCAAATTATTCTCTATTACATATGTTATTTTTTGCTCAACATTCAAGTCTTTTTTGCGCAAATTATAATCTAAACATGTATTAAGCACCCTTGATATATTTAAATCAACAACAAATCCCATCTTCTTTGCACCGTTATTTATTAGGTCATTTTCTTCGGTATTGATACTTTCTGTCATACACCTATACATCATCTGTGTTATTTTATCACTCGATACAATATCATTAAATAAAAATACTATATCTACAAAAGGTAATGTAATTCCTAAAGTCAACTGGTTTCCTGCTAATAATATTAATCCGTCACAACCGTCTTTCTTTGCCTTTAGTTCCCATTTGTTTATTTCATCCTTAATATTTCTTAACTTATACGGTTTTTTAGAGTTTACTATCTTTATCTCATAATTTTCCAATATACTATTCTTCAACATTCTATCCTTCAAATGCTCACTCACACTGTTAATTGTCATTTTTGGACCATAAGGAAGAAACCATAATTGTGTTGTAAATTCGTTATTGTTTAACTGTGTTCTACTACCACCGTCTATTGCTATTCTTTTAATCCTTCCAAATATTGACATGTCTTTTCGTGGATAATCTCGTTCCTTATCACTACCTGTAATATATCTCAATATCATATCAACCTCATTTGGGAATTTTCCACTCAGCAATGTTTTATTTGAAAACCCATACGAAGTATCCTTAATTTTATCTTTTATAATATTATATCTACTCTCATCCATCATGTTTGTTATGATATATAAATCAGGCATTTTATCATACGGACTCAATAATATTTCCTTATTTTTATGATCAAGAAATAACAATACATCTTTTCCATGTTTTCGAACTAATCCGACAATATCTCTTTTTTTACATAACTGTTCATCTTCAATATCCCAATAAAACTGACACTCTTTTGGTATATCCCATTCATGCAAAGGTTTCGCATATGTCGCTGTTAAATATACTTTTACGGTATGTGAACATGAATACGTCTGTATAATATTCCTCGACATCGCTGTCGTCCCGTGAAAATGATTCTCGTCAAAAATTATAAAATCAAGATTTAGCTGATATATAGCTTTAATTTTCTTATCTCCAACATAATCGTCCAATAGTTGTTTGCTCACTATTATGATATTATTTTTCTTTAAAGACATCTTACCAAAATCACTCCCTTTTTTAATCTCAACAATGTTCATTGAATCGAAATCTCTAAACTTATGAAACAAATCATCTGTAAATTGTGATAACGTTTCTGTCGGAGCGGGCGTCACAACTAACCCGTTTAACTTATTATAACATTTGTTATACAAGATAAACAAATGCCCTATCTCATATGTTTTCCCTGACCTTGGTTTTGCACCTATTAGAATTTCATTGTTTCCTTCTTTAATCTTCTCAATAATTTTATAACCAGCTAACGCTTGATGAAATCTTGGAATCAATGGAACTTTTGCATTACAAAACACTCGATTTACATCGTTTATGGTAATATTTTGTATTGCCTCTTTAAGATGTTTGAAATAAATTTCCAACTCGTCTAAATCTATTATTTTATATATATTGTTTCTTATATAATTGTTGGTCGATTGACACCGTTTAATAACTTCTGAAACTTTCTTCCCATTATTTACAATTAAATATATATTGAATGTTTCATATATATACGAATGTTCCCTTATCACAGCCAATATTTTTTCAACATCATATTCATCAATATATTTCTCATTATCATCCAAATAAAACTTTGATGACATAAACACCCATCTTTTATCTTTTTTACTACGCAAGGTAATGTCACTTGATCCTCCTCCTCCCTTGCTAAATACTGACACTCCTCGTAAATAAAGTTCCAGATTATTAACCTTTTTTGTACTATTTGTATTGATATTTCCTTCATAATGTTCATATTCATCATTCGATAAATTTGGATAAAATCCAAACTTAATTATTAAGTCACTCACCTTTTCAAACATATTTCCCCTCTTGGACTGCGTTTCTGATCTTGTTTTTTCTTTTACACTCATTAATAACTGTCTAAAACTTGATGCGTTTTTAATCTTCTCAAACAATTCAATACCATTCATCATTATTGTTTTTTATATAAAGTTATCAACTTTTTTCAATTTGTAAATGTATTTACAAATTTAAATTCTACATACTAAACAACGATTTGACAGCACTAAACTTGACTCTCATTGACTCCAACTCGGCACGTGTTACACGAAGCTCTTCTTGCAATTCCTCATTATGTTCCTTCAACTTTGTCACTTGTGCATTAACACTCGCATCAACCACTCTCATCATCCTCAATAAATTATCAGCCTTTTCTATCACCTCTCCAAAACTTCCTACTCCACTCACCGTCTCCAACACAGTCGCTAACATATCCGTCGTCGACCCTTGGTTAACTGTAGGAACTACGACTGTTCCTACAGTCGGAACATTTTCAACTACAGGAACGATAACAGTCTGAACTGGAGTGACAACTGTTGGTTGAACAGGTGCTACTGGCTGAACTGGAGCGACTGGGGTAACTTGTTCCTCCTCCGAATCACTTGCTGATTCTCCAGTTGATTCTTCTTCAACCAATTCCTCGTCATACTTGAAATTGTATTTTGTACAAAGTTCAAGGGCTGTTTCATCTAACGGAATGAAAGTTTCAGATTCTGAATTATATCGTCCAATAACTTTGCGTTCAGTTGCTGATTTAAACACTAATGTAGATTCAGGATGCCAGATCTTATCTATTGTTTTTAATTTTTTTAGAGTTATTTTTGATGTTGACATTGCTTTGCTCATTTATTTCATTAATCAACGTTTTAAATATATATAATTATTTTCATTTATATAATAAAATGAGTTACACTACCCTTGATAAATATGAAACAGCAACTCTCGACAGAGGAACACCTGATGGTCACTTACAACTCGCTTGTAACGGAAAAACCTGTATGAAAACTCTCAAATCAAGAGAAAAATACGGCGCTTTCTCTATTTCTGCCGCCGTTAGACCTCCTTACAACGCCTCTTACGGCGGTGAATCTATCATTAAAAAGATTCCAGGTGTATCATAACTTAAATATTTATACTTATATTATTGAACATGGATGACGACAGATTTACTATCGAAGATGAAGATGATGATGACGATAGATTTACTATCGAAGATGAAGAAGATGAATATAGGTTTATCATCGAAGAAGATAATGAGATAAGTGAAAAAATGGGGGAGATGAGTATACAGGAAGAGGAGTATATAGTGTTATGTATAGATATAGGAATAACACATTTAGGAATGTCAGCGATAGTAGCAGATAAAGAATATAATTTTAAGAAAGTAGTAGGAATAGATATGATTGACATTACAGATTTTAAACATATCGACGGAGTAACTTTTGGAAATTGCCATCTTCATCACTCAAAAAATTTTACAGATTGGTTGGAACATATATTTATTTACTATTCAAATGCATTCAATTACGCTGACAAAATACTCATCGAAAGACAACCACCACAAGGATTAGTCGCAGTCGAACAACTAATATTTTCTAGATATAGACATAAATCAGAACTAATACACCCAAGCTCAATGCACAAGTTTTTTGGAATTGGACACCTTCTTTATGAAGAACGTAAACAAGAAGTGGAAAAGATATGTCTCAAATATCTTGAACTTCCTCACGTCATATGCGAATTCTTTGGCTTCGAACGACGCCACGATATCGCCGACTCTGTCTGTTTCGGTCTCTTCTGGCTACACCAACAACACACTAACCTCCTAAAAGAAGAAAACAGAAAACGTATTCAATCCATAAAAATGACATTTCGCGACTCTAATCTCACATTATCTGAATGGTTCGCACAATTCAGATATACTCCTTACATTAATTAGGATTTATACATATAAGAGTATGTATAAAACATATAATGGGATTTTTCTCACGTAAAAGCAGACTTATAGATGTTCCCTCTTCTGAAAAATTCAAAACGAATCGGTATTGGTTCAAGTATGATTTATTGAAACAATATAGTGTATTTTGGAGAGCTTTAATTAACGATAAGTTCAGAGATTTGTTATGTGAACGTTTCGTAAAATGTGTAAACGAAGGAAATGTTAATTTTGAGTTTTCTCACACTATTCCTAACAAATCATCATTGGATAGTTCCTATGTGATTGGACGTTTAAAAGACGATGTAAACGAGATTCTTTCTTCTGTTATTACCTATACATTAAAACCAAAAGGATATATTATTGACGACCTGTATATGAATATATATGAAATCACACAAATTGGTGAATGTATACCAACACGCTCATCTTACTATTGTATCTACATAACCTTTACGATAAAAACAAATTGATATTTATTTACAAACTCTGTTTCTAAATAAAAAATGGGCTTATGCACAAGCGTTCATAACAAATTAAATGATGTAGATGTATCAATTGTTCCTTCATCCGAAGAATTTAATGAGAACATTGAAAGGTTAGAAAGAGAACACGGAGAAAAATATTATGTGTATATCAAGTCAAAACTCGAGAAAAACAATTTTGAGAAAATGATACGAAAGGATTTCATCGAGTGTATCCGTGATGCACGCAAGAATTTTAACATCTCATACATTGTTAACAACGTATCAAACGAATTTTTTAGAACCCGTCATTTGGACACTTTAAAGAGTGACCTCAAACAATCTGTAACATCTCTAATGGACGAATATAAACCTATGGGATACAACATTTCTGGTCTATCTGTTCTCATTTACAGAGTTCACACTAACTGTCACATAAACATACAATTCACTATTAAATCTTAATCTTTTCCTTCTGACATTAATTTAAAAACCTGCTCTTTATCTTTAAAATGTCAGAAGAAAACAAGTATAAACAAAAAGCAATACAATGGCGCGAACATTCACAACAGTTGGAAAAAACTATTGCAGAGTTGGAGAATACTATATCAGACCTGCAAAATCAACTTGAGATTCTTCCTATGTTACAAGAAGAAAATGATCGACTAAAATCAGATACGGAAAGACGTGGGTCAAAGAGTGTCTTGTATGAAAAATACAAGGAGAAATATGAACAACTAAAACTTGACTATGACACACTTAGAGACGAAAACCGTGATAACAAGTATGAAATAAAGGAGAAGGAAAGAGAGATTTCGTTCTTGACGAAAGAGTTGTTAAAAGAACAAGAAAAGTCTACGAAATGGGAGGAACGATATGATAAACTTATCAACAAGTAATTTATTCTATTAATTTTTATTAATAGAATCATTTGAGAATTGTCTTGTACTTTTCATCAATATCATATTTTACAATATGTTCACCAGAAGTATTATCATAAAATAACCTATATACATTAATAGTTTCTTTTGGATGTTCAAGAGAACATTTTTCTATAAAATCTGTTAATGTTTTTAATCTATCTTCCAAAGAAATCTTTTTAAGTTTTCCATTTACTCTATACGCATCAGGGTTATAACGTATAAAAATACAATTTACTGATTCAGCCTGTCGAATATTAAACATACGAGCCATTTCACAATTAGAGTCATAACTACTATGCTGGTCTTCATCAATTTCTATGATAATCAAGTAGGTTTTCATATCGATTTTAATATCAGGCCTGTAATTTCCATATGCAAACCCAATTGATTTATTATGGATAAACTTGTATTTTTTGTCTGTTAAATGATTTACTACTAACATTTCTTTTGTTTTTTGTCGTATAGATGAATTGGGCTTACAGTATGCGCATTGTTGCATTTTATTTCTAACTATAAACAACTTGCAAGAACTACATCTCGGATTAATAACATCAACCATATCATTTGTAGCACATCCAACACAAAATCGTGCAGGTTTCATATCTTTATAGTTATAGGTTGGTTGATGTTCATTACATTTTTCACACATCGATGCTTTCATATTCTTCATATCTTTTTCACTACACGCTTTACAATACAATTCGTTCTTAATTATACCAAATACACCTTGTGTTTCTTTACATTTTACGCACATTTTACTAACTAAATCTTTCATTTCTTCTGTTTTATGTTTTGCACAATGTGTTGGTATTTTTTCGATACCATATGTTGCACGTACAACATTACATTCTTTACACATCACATTCATATGTTTACAATCAGCCATTCCTTCCAATATATGTTCAGAACATCTGGTAGCCTTATTGTTAATTCCAAATGTTGGTTGTCTATCACACAAGTCACATGTAGCATTTTTAACATCAGTCATATCTTTTTCTTTACATTTCTTGCATCTTGTTGCTTTTTGTCCTGGTAATCCAAAACTTGCATTTGCTCCACATCCTGTATCACATAGATTACTAACAAGATCAACCATGCCGTTTTCTTTACATTTTTTACATCTTATCGCTTTTTGTCCAGGAAATCCAAAACTGGGAGATACCAATTTACACACATCGCAATTACTAGAATTCAATCTGACCATACCAGGTTGGGAATGTTGTTTACAATAGATAGGTCGTTTCTCTCCAGGTAAATTATAAGATGCTCTTACAGGTGTTGTATGATCTGTATGAATACACATTCTTGTATCTTTTTTAACATTTACCATACCAGGTTGTATATGCTCTTTGCAATATAATCTTTTTGTTTCTCCTGGAAAGTTATAATTAGGGTCATTCGGACATCCTTGAAATTTGCATTTAGAAGGCATTGTTTTGTTTGTTTTGATTCGAATATAATTTAGTTTTCAATTTTATAAAATAGAAAATGGAGGAGCCGTAGGTTTCCTTAAAGCAAATACTTTATATAAATGCTAGTGGTCCGCTTCAGGTTTCCTAAAAGTAAATACTTTCAATATATAAATGCGAATGGTGGGGCATAAGGTTTCCTAAATATTAGGTATCAAAATATTAATCTCTGGAATTATATTTCTGGAAATGAAATATAAGGAAAAATGGTGAAAAATTTCTAGAGGACCGGGAAACCCAGCGCACCCCCACTCACCCTGATAATGTTGTTATTTACACACGTCACAATGTATTCATAGGTCTGTGCGTAATTAGCACCAGATCCTGCAGCTCCTGTTCCTGCAGCTCCCGCGATAGCACCGGCTGAGGCTTCTGGGACGGTGCTAACGTTGGTAAGCTTACCGTAGTTAGTCGATCCCATAGGGTCGAGACAAATGAAGTCAAGAGAGTATGAGTACATATGGTACCCAGTATCCAACGGGATAACTGGGGCGCCATACCATGGCTGAACCAGAGAGTAGTAATCAGACCCCATCTGAGCAAGACGATTGGTATTCTCATAAATGAGGGAAGTCTGCAAAATAGGATCAACAGCTCCAGAGGGTGTAAAATCAACCGCGTGAGCACCCGGGACGGGAGAAGCGGCAGTGTAATTAGACCACTCAGCATCGACTGTCTTGTTACGAACAGCGAAAAACAAGACCTTAATAGCATGAGAAAATCTGATGTCATAGCTCGGCGTGGGATTGGTGGAAGGTGCGAACGTCTGACGCGGAGCGGTTTGCACTTGTTCAATCAGAATATCACGTGGTGCACACGCCATACGCTTACGTTCATCATTGGACACAATCGCATAATTTGCCCAAACTTGAGTTTGTCCAAGAACAGGTGCTCCTCCAACCAAGTCAGTAGATTGAGCAGCGGAAGTAGGGTTGGTTCCAGCAGCTGCTACAATGTTATCGACCAACAGGAGATGGTTCCAATCGCGCATAGAAAAGTTGATTCTCATATCGTTATATGGCAACGCTGCAGTGGGTAAAGAAACTCCACTGTCACGAGAGTAGAAGAACGGTAACGGAAGATTCAACGTGTATGCAGGGATAGCAACACCTGGTTCGTGTGGTTCAACCATACCATCGAACGTTCCAATCATGTTATTGTATCCGTTACGTTTTCCGGCGGGAACAGTAAACGCAGTCCAGAAGTCGAGGTGGTAATTGTCGAAACGAGCAGCGACCAAATCGTTGAATGTAATGCAACATTCACGAATGATATTGTGCATAAAGTTTCGTGTCCATCGGAGACGTCCATTAGCTCCAAATCGTGTCGTTGTTAGGGTAACTGATGGTGTCGTCAATCTCAACCAAGTTTGAAGAAGATAATCTCCAGCACGGGAGATACTTACAGACCATTCAGTGTTAAAAGCAGGTGTTCCACTTGCACGGGAAAGAACAACCGGAACTTGAGTGAACCAAGTAGCTTTACGGGTTTCGCGAACGAAATATGCAGTGGCATCGGGACCACCATACATATATTTCTCGAGTTCATCATACGTAGCCAAATCGATAAAACCCGAAGTTACATTTGATGTACAAATACTTGCAGCCATTTATTTATTAGTAACCAAGAAATTATTTTTTTATATTTTTTGAAAAAGTTTTAAAGCATAATTATTTATGAGAATAATAATAATTATGACAGAATTAGACATTTTAGCGGTCGACTCTTCAATAAGAGAATCCTTTAATTCTGAAAAAAAAAATCTCGACCAATACAAGAAAACATTCGCCGAACTCGATCGTCTCTTAAAATCAAAAAACCTCAGTATGCAATCCAAATGTAGAATAGAAAAAAATCACCACACTCTCCAAGAACGTATCAAAAACATTGAAAATGACACTGACTATAACTTTTATATCAGAGAATCTATCGCCTGCATAGAAAGTTACAAGAAAATACTAAATACCCCCCAAAAAATATCATTCGTTGGTAAATCCAATGAAAATAACTCTCAAAAAATAGAAATTATCACGAAATTTCTATCCATTGCTCAAAAATATGTCTCTATCGACATTGAAATCCCTGACCCTAAAAAGAAAATATACTGCAGCAACTGCGACAATAAAAAGGAATTCATCATCTCTGACAACAATGTCTACATTTGCATCCTCTGTGGCGCCGAACAGAAAATACCTATCCATACATCTAGCTATAAGGACATTGATAGAGTCAACATCAGCACAAAATACACATACGACCGTATCATCCATTTTAGAGACTGTATGAACCAATATCAGGGTAAACAGAATAGTACGATTGATATCAAGGTATACCAAGATTTAGAAAGACAATTTGAGCTTCATCATCTTCTTGTGGATAGTTCTGATAAACAAAAAAGATTTTCGAAAATAACACATGAACATATAAACATGTTCTTAAAAGAACTCGAATACACTAAACACTATGAAAACATAAACCTCATCCATTACAACTTTACAAAAATTCCTCCCGATGATATCAGTTATCTTGAAGATGTATTAATGGACGACTTTATCATCCTCACTGAACTCTATGACAAACGCTTCAAGATTGAAAAGAAGATTGACAGAAAAAACTTTATCAACACCCAATACGTTCTCTTTCAACTTTTATGTCGTCATAAACATCCCTGTAAAAAGGATGACTTTAATATCCTCAAGACTACTGACAGGCAAGCATTTCACGACGAGATTTGTAAAGAACTCTTCACTGAACTTGGTTGGAACCATACCCCGTTTTTGTAATTTAAAATTAATGTATACTAGTATATAAAATAAATGTTTAATGAATTTGTGGTTGATACAAAACTTGATATGATACGTTTGTCTGATAAACAAACTCTATTACAAAAACTTTTATACGAACCTATATATCCTGGTCAGTATGAGAAAATTAGGAGTAAAATATTTTTGCCACCAGAAGACCTTAAAAAATTTTATGAAAAAGATTGTGAAGACTATAAAGATCTTCTTAATAAATATCCTGAAAAGGAAATTGTATGTAAGTCGGAATTTAAGAGACAAAATTTCTTTAAACCTGTAAGTTTTAATTTATCATCTTAAAAATATGTATATACGTATATAATGTATGCGACGAATACTAAATTAGATGCGGAGATGACCATATGGGAAAAGAAAAAGTCAACTAGATATAAATGGTTGATGTTAATAAACAATTCAAAATGTTATTACAATAATTGGAAAGAATATGTTGAAATAAACGGTTTTCGATATTGGTATAGTTATCCAAATGAACCATCTTATAAGCTCAAGTTTGCTTTAATAAAACTTACATTATCATCGTATATTTATCGTCTTAAAAATATGTTATTACAGATATAATGTATGCGACGAATGCTAAATTAGATGCGGAGATGCAAAAGAGAGAAGTAGACAAGAAGAGAGAAGAAGACAAGAAAAGGTTTTTAGAGAGTGATATCCATAAATGGTACTTATTAATAAAAAAGATGAAATGTTTTCGGCATAAAAAATCTGTCAAAGTAATGGAGCCTAGAGTTTATAGATGAAATAGAACTAATCAAACATAAAAAAACAACTTAAATATGTTAATGTCATTAACATATAATGTATGCGACGAATGCTAAATTAGATGCGGAGATGCAAAAGAGAGAAGAAGACAATAAAAAATTATTAGAGAGTGATATCCATAAATGGTTCTTGTTAATGAACAAGATGAAATGTTATTATGATAATTGGAAAGAATCTGTTCGTATAGATGGTGTTCGGTATAGTTATATTTATCCAAGAAAACCGTCTGATACAGTAAAAATTGCTTTGATAAAATATGCACTATCAAGGTATTCTTTCATGGATGAGCTTATTGAATTATCAAAGGGAGATGATATATTCTTAAAATTTATAGATGAAATAAAACTAATCAAAAATAACCAACTTAAGAATATTGATGATATTAACTATAATGTATTCGACAAAAGCTAAATTAGATGAGGATATTCAAAAAATGAGAGAGGAAGAGGAAAAGTTATCCGGAACTAACATATATTATTGGTTTGAGTTAATGAACAAGACATACTGTCATTATGATGATTATAGCGAATATGTTCGAGCTGATGGTGTTAAATATTTTTATAAGTATCCAAACGAACCGTCTAAAGAATTAAAAATTGCTTTAATAAAACTTGCTATCAAAATGTTACCGTATACATTCGAATATTATTATATGAAGAGATTAATAAACGGAAACGAAGATATATTTTTAGAGTTTAAAGATGAGATTGATCTAGTCAAACATGAAAATGCTAAATTAAGAAAGGAAAGAGATAAAAAAGCTATCCGGAACTAACATATATGATTGGTTTGATTTAATAAAAGAAACATTATGTAGTTACGATAACAAGTATGTTTACGTAGTTTTAGATATTCTTATACGAACCGTCTAAAGAATGTTTTAATAACACTTGCTATCAAAATGTTTCCGTGGGATATCAGTCATCTTATGGAGAGATTAATAAAAGGAAACGAAGATATATTTTTTGAGTTTAAAGATGAGATGGAAAGATATAAAAAATGAATACAATTGACACATTGAATATTCCAGACAATACATTGGAGACTGTTGATACATCATTATCGTCAGAGATGAATATTTCAGAAAATACATCGGATACTGATACATCATCCTCTTCAGATAATGAGAATGAAATAGAGACTGGTGAAGTCATAGATCCAAGTATTATGATAAATTCGAATATAGTTATTACAGAAAATACGTGCTGTATATGTTATACAGAGATGAATGAAACAAATAAACATACTTTATCTTGTAGACATGCGTTTCATACAGATTGTATAATAACTTGGTTTCGTGATGGAAATGGTTCGTGTCCGTATTGTCGTACAAGACCGAATACTGGTGGAACTCGTCGTTCAAGTTATAAATTTAATCGAATGTTTGCTAGAAGAAAAGAAGCCCCTCCTTCATTAGTTAATATGGTAAAACGTATACGCGACCTTGAAAATAAATGTAAACTGGTATGCGGTGAACACAGAACTTGGAAGTGTACTAATAATATAGCAAATATCATTAAAAAAAATAATGGATATAATAGACAAAAATGGACTTTATATCGGAAAATTCGTGTATTAAAAGAAGATATCGCAAGTTTTCCGATATTATGTGTCCCAGTGCCTGTACGTACAGGGACTGCACGTAGTAAACAATAGTTAATTGGTATTATATTAATTGGTATTATATTAATTGGTATTAATAATACCAATTAAATTTATTATTTAGCAACGCAACTACCAGAAGAGTTGCATACGGGTTTAGCAGGGTCGATACAGTCAGAGTCTGATTTACAGAGAGATACACAGTCATTAAAAGCGTCACATCGTGGTCTGCCTGGAAATTTATTGCATTCGTTATCACCATTACCATATTTACATTCTCTACATACTTTTCGAATGCAAGGAGCACCATTAGGACATAGGTTAGTCTGTTTTATAGGGTCCCAACAATCTTCTGCGGGTGGTTGAATACATATTCCATGGACACATTGCTCTCCTGGTTTGCAAGAACTTTGTATTTCGTTGCTACATTCACCACATACGTTATCACAGTTGGGAGTCGAATATATACCATTTGGATCTTGAACACATTTTTTATCTTTACATGAATATTTAGGTTGTACCGAATGACATTCTCCATCACAATCAGACGTGGTATATTTACCAGATGGGTTACTTTCGCATTTACCATCCACACAGTCATATTTCTTGACGAGTGGTGCGCAATGACCATCGCAATCCGAATGTTTATATATTCCTTGCATATCTTTTATACATTTGTTATTACTACAACTGTATTTCGGTATCTTTCTTGTTAATAGGTAAACTACTGGAACCACTACTGATAGAAACAGACAAAGTAATAATAGTAATATTGCCAAATTGCTCATTTATTATAGATATATAAAATTTATATGATTTTATATTATAAACATTTTCCATCACAATCAGATGTATTATATCTACCATTTGGATGGCCCACACACTTTCCTTCTATACACTCAAAATTCGATGGTCCTGGACATTTTCCTTCACAATCGGGTGTATCATACCTACCTCCAGGATAACTCGTACAATTTCCCCATACACAATCATATTTAATTTGAGGACAATTTCCGCCGCAATCAGGCGTTGTATAGCTACCCGTAGAGCTACTCATACAATAACCTTTGATACAATCATACTTGGTTTGCGGTAATTGACACTCTCCTTTACAATCAGATGTAGTATATCTACCGCCAGGATATCCTACGCACTTGCCATCGACACACTCAAACGTTTTTGGAGGTGAGCATTTTCCTTCACAATCAGGTGTACTATATTCACCTTTCGGAGATATCGTACAGTTACCCCATTCACATCCATATTTGAGTGGTAATGGTTGCGGACACTTTCCATCACAATCTGACGTATCATATTTACCTGTTAAACTACTCAAGCATTTGTTATTTATACAATCATATCTGGGTTGAGGTTGACAATTTCCTTCGCAATTTGACTGTTTATATACACCTCTTATGTCCTTGACACATTTATTATCTACACAAGAATACCTAACTACACTTTTTGTTAGGATATATATTATAATGATTGTCACACCTACAAACAACCCAAATAATAGAATTAATATCGTTATGTTATTCATTTGTTAATTATAACATATAAATTTTGAAATGCTAACATTTTAGCATTTTGGTACATAGAAATGCTACTATTTTAGCATTCAATATTTTTATACTTTTTATACTTTTTGAAATATATAAAAAGTATAAATGTATAAAAATATATAAAATATTGAATGCTAAAATAGTAGCATTTTAGAATGTGAAATGCAAAAATATAGCATTCAAAAAATGAAATAGGAGAGAGATAAAAGAAGAGAAAGAAAGATGAAGATAGCGTTTACAGGAACACGAGAGGGGCTGAGAGAGGAGCAGAGGGAAAGTATAAAGAGAGTGTTGGATGGGTATAAAAAGGAGAAGATAAGTGTATCACATGGAGATTGTAAGGGAGCGGATACGGAGTTTCATGAGATATGTATGGAGTATGAGAATGTAGTGGTGTGTATACATCCGCCAGATAATCCGAGGATGAGAGGGTATAATAGAGGGCATCTCCTGATGAAAGAGAAGCCGTATTTGGAGAGAAATTTAGATATTATTGAGAATGCTGATATGTTGATAGCGTGTCCTGTAGATAAGAATAGAGAAGAGGTTAGGTCAGGAACGTGGTCTACGATTAGACATGCGAGAAAGAGAGGGATAAAAGTTGTTGTGATGTAATATTTAGTGATAAAAATTATGTTAGTTAAGGAGATATAATTTTGAATGAAATGTCATCTGTTACGAAATTAGAGAAGTTGTTGGTGGGAAATGGGTATATACCCAAAAAGTATTTTACGATACATGGATATTGTGCGTATGTGGAAGTGATATCAATAAACTCAACTGATATTTTTCTGTTATCAATATCAAAATCATACAAATTCAAGTTGGAAAAAGGAGAAAATGTGTTTAAAATCAAATATATACAAATGGAAAGTGGTGATAGTTATACAAAGTCTCCGGATAACAAGTATTTAGAGAGGTCGTATGAAGAGGTGGATATTGAAGAGAATGTGAAGAGAGATGATGGAGGAAGTATGGCAGGGCATCTCGAGGAGGCGTATAAGCATCCGATATCTTTGAAAGAGTTGAGTAAGGAGGATAAAGTGGATGTGAATGATGTGTATAGACAGGTAAAGAGGTTAAAATATTGTGTGCAGACATTGTCGTATAAGATATCAATAATGTTTAAAAATTATGTATGTATAATAAGTAAGGATAATAGTATACAGTGTTATATGATAAAGCACCTTCCGGCGATATCATTTAGGAGAATGTTGATAACGCTTGATTTAGAATTATTGTGCAAGAATATGAAGCAATCCGAACAGAATATTATAAATATACGAAAAGGGGTGAATCATATACTTGATAAGAATCAGGTATCACAGATAGGTAGTCTACAGAAGATGCAGGCGGAGACGAAAAATGTGATAAAATATTCTACGGATGTGCATCAGCAAAAGGAAAAGAATGAAAAGTATATTAGTACATTAGAGCAGATATTAATTCAGATAAATATAAAAGAGATACGAATGTTAGAAATGTTAGGGACGTTAGGTGGAAGTAATGTAGCGTCGTATAAAGGTATGCAAGAGGATGTGATAACGGCGCATCAAAAAGGAAAGATAGAGAATGAGTTGGGTAATTTACAGAATCTAAAACGTAAGATAGTGAATGTGATGTTAGAGTTGTTAGAGAAGCAGACGCATTTGTATTTATCGTTTGATAAGATATGTTTTGATAATATAGTGATGTGTGATGCGATGATGAAGAATTTTCAGGATGTGAGTAATATAATAAAATAAAATATTTTCCCTAATAAATGTTCTATAAAAACAGTAATGGTATGAAAGTTGTTCCTGAAAATTTTGCTATACAACCTTCTCGAGAGAATTTTTCAATGCATGGTAGTTCCTCTAGTTTTCCAACTTGGCTTATCATCTTAATAATTGTTTTACTAATACTAATTGCTATAGGTCTTATCTGGTATGCACTAAAGAAGAAAAAGAAAATGACCCAATCATTCGGTTATAGATTCTTTTAATTACCAAAAAGAGATTAATATATCAACGAGATTAATATATCTCGTTGATATATTTATATATCTAAATACATAATTTAGGTATATAAATGCCTTTATGTTTATGCTTGTTTAAGGATGGTAACGAAGAGCCATTGACTATTCCTTCGTATGAAGAATATGTAAAATTAAGAGATGATTATGAGAGTAAATATAAGAAAATGTTTGAGTATACAATGACCGAATTAGATAAGTTCAAAGAATATCTAATGAAGGAATTTATATGTAAACTAAAGAAAGGGAAAAGGCCGACCAGATTTGAGTGGTACATAAATAAGGTACCTGTCGAGTATACGAATACGGCATTTATGAAGGATTCAAATCAGTACTTGACAAATTTGGTGAAGGAGTTTGAAGAAATGTATTTAACACCAAATGGGTATAATTTTAATGTAGAAATTACGTCATCCTATTCACTTTATACGCTTACATTATGTTATACGGTTGTATATACTGATAGAAATTAATTTGATAGGTTTGACTCTTATGTTAGAATTAATTTGGTAGGTTTTATACGTTTACATTATGTTATACGGTGATAGAAATTAATTCAATAGGTTTGACTTTTATGTTATACGATTGATAGAATTAATTTGGTAGGTTTGACTTTACATTATGTTATACGGTTGATAGAAAATAATTTGGTAGGTTTTATACGCTTATATGATTGATAGAAAATATGCATTTATAAGGAGGATGATGTAAAATAAATGTGTGTCATTTGTGAGACAAAAGATGCGATGGAACTTGCGGGTTTAGAGAGGTTAGAATGTCGAAATTGTGTTGAATTAAGAGAGATACCAAAGGAGCTTGTGAATTTGAGAGAATTAAAGTGTCATTATTGTATAAATATAACAGAAATACCGAAAGAACTCGTTAAACTTGAGAAGGTTCAGTGTGATGGGTGTTCAATTGTTGGTATACCGAAAGAACTTGTAAATTTGAAAGAGCTTGTGATATGTAATAAAAAGTTAAGTAAAACATTTTTGTTACCCGAGAGTTTGACATCTTTGACTTATTTGGAAATTGATAGAATACCGATCAAAAGAATACCAAAGGAATTTGCAAATTTGAAGACGTTGATATGCAAGGAATGTCCTGATTTTGACACTACGAGTTTACCAAGTTCATTAGAGAAGCTTATTTTTTATGGAAGTTTTAATAAGGAGTTGTGCTTTAAAAAGAGGTTGTGTTTACCAAAGAAATTAGTTAATTTGAAAGAGCTTAGGATATGGAATTCAAATAGATGGGACGATATGAATAAATTAATTATACCGAAAGAATATGTAAAGTTAGAGGAATTACATTGTAGATTATGTCAATTATCATCTATACCAAAGGAGTTGGTAAACCTGAAAATAATAGAGTTATGGAATTTAAAAAAAATAAAAGAGATTCCCAAGGAATTTATTAATCTTGAGATGATTGATTGCAGAAATTGTAGTAATATAAAAGAAATACCAAGAGAGCTTGTTAATCTTGAAAGTATTGAATTGTCCTGTTGTGACAAGATAAAAGAAATACCAAGAGAGCTTATTAATCTTGATAGTCTTAGATTTCCTGGGTGTAATAAGATAAAAGAAATACCAAGAGAGTTTGTAAAGTTAAGGTTTATTGATGTATGTAGTAAAATAACAGAAATACCGAGAGAGTTTGTGGAGTTAATACATTTAGATTGTTCCCATTCTAATATAACAGAAATACCGAGAGAGTTTGTTAATCTTACGTATCTTAATTGTAGAGAATGTATTAAGATGAAGAAATTACCGAAAGAGCTTGTCGAATTAGATTATTTAGATTGTTTTGGTACATCAATAGAGTATATACCAGAATATACAAAACTTGCATATTTAAACTGCGAACATTGTCCTAATCTTGTATCAATTGGGAAAAATTTTGTAGAGTTGGATAGACTTACATGTTACATGTGTCCAAAATTAACTGAAATTCCAAAGGAACTTGTAAAGCTGAGACTGTTGGATATTGGTAACACTAATATCAAAGAAATACCAAAAGAGCTTGTTAATTTGACTGAACTTGATTGTTCTGAATGTAAGGGAATAAAAGAGATACCAAAGGAGCTTGTTAATTTGACTGAACTTGATTGTTCACATACTAGTATAAAAGAGATACCGAAAGAGCTTGTAAACTTAAGAAAGTTAACGACTGATAATTGTCAATCTATTACGACTATACCTGAACTTCCAAAATTGACAACATATAGTTTTAGTGATTGTCCAAATTTAACATATGTACACGAGGACATTGAATTGAATGTAGCAGAGAGAAAAATAATAAACGCAAACTATATGAAAAAGACAATTAATATTTCTTAATAGTTATTAAGAAATATGTATTCAACCACACAATGATGTTTGGAATCGTTTACAAGCACCCTTTGTAGGATAAGCGATAGACATAGGGAAATAAGAGCCACAAGACGGTACCTTGTGTCCGTGAGTAAGTGTTCCGTATCCAACAGAGCCGTAAACGGGAACGACGACAGGAATGTTGTCAGTTGTGGGAGTAGGCGGCAATACATTAAAATTGGTTTGGTTATAACTCTTTAGGCTATTATAAGCACAAGCAGGTCCTGGACCTACTCCTGTATATTCTTGTGAGTAACTCATTTATTGAGTTCAAGATTATTTTTTTTTATTAATAACTTAGAATTGTTTTAGTTATTAAACACGAAAATGATTAGAAATTACGCAATCTCCTTTACATACTTTCAACGTATAAATAGTTAGATTTGACCCATTCTGACAATGATATGCACTTATATAATCCGGGTTTCTTCCATAGATGTTATTCCAGGAGATAGAGTGTGTTATTTCTTTTTTGGGATATGCATAAAATATACGTTCGGTTGAGTTGAGTAGTGCATTTACTTCTTTTATATCAATAAATATGTTAATACCTCCGACACCCAATATTTTTACATAGGGTGTTTCGTCAATTGGACCTATCACTTTATCACGGAGTTCTACAGTTCTTCCATCTGGTAGAGTATCTCTTTTGAATCGACCAGTGCATTCGTAAAAGATGGAGCTTATATCATTTAATGCCAACTTGATTTCCTCTCGTGTTTTACAAATAACTTTAAAATCTTCTTTATCAGAAGGAAAAACGAGAACAAAGAAATCGATGTTTTCTAACAGTTGTTCAATAATATCAGAATCTTCTTGCATAACATAATCAAAACACGTACCTGGCAATTTTGATTCATCAATATCGAGAGTATCAAATTGTATAGAATCTGTAGGCAAATTTAAATTATTTTGTTCCCCGATCATACTAGCATCGGTATCTTGTACATAACCAAGAGGTAATCGAGTATGTGTCAAGTCAACGCCATCCAAGTTAACATCTGTTAAGTCGACATCAGATAGGTCTGCTCCAGCAAGTTCAGCGTTGTCTAAAAATGCATTTGTTAGGATAGCCCCGGATAGATTAGCACCTGACAGAGTTACACTTGAAAAATCCGCATATCTAAGGTTAGCACCTGTAAAGTTAACTTCGGTAAACGTTGCTTCCGTAAAGTCCGCTTCAACTAATTGACTACCTGAAAAGTTAACTCGTGTGAATTCGCTTTTAAAGAAACTTACACCTGCGAATGTAAGATTAGACAAGTCACAATCAGATATAGTATTTTCAGATAATGCAATAGATATTAGTTTAGACTCTCTATTAAGACCTATATTTACAATAGTTGACCCAAGTATTTCGGCTTTGGTTAAATTGGCATTGTTAAAATTTGTATTTATCAATGTAGTTCTATGTAGTTTGGCCCCAATAAGGGTTGCATGTGACATAATTGTATTGGATAAATTACTATCGGATAATTTTGCTTTATTTAAATTCGAGTTTGAAAATGTTGCAAAATTTAACTTTGCTCCAGTAAGATTTGTCCTGTGTAAATCAGACCCAATTATTTTCGCATATGTAAGGGTGGCTTTCTTAAAACTTGCATCATTTATTATACATCCTGACAAATTAGCTTTAAATAATTTGGTTTTGTAAAATATAGCACCCGTCAAGTCAGCACCTTCAAAGTTTAAACCTACTATTTCCGTTCCTGTCATATCTGCCAATGTCAATTCAGATAAATTACTGCCTATTAGTTTAACATTTCTGAATTTGTTAGTTCCTTCAAATTTTGATGTTATAAAACTTATGTTTGATAGATTCGAGTTTGTAAAGTTACAATTTATAAAGGTGTTATTAGTAAACTTTGCGTTTTCGAAATTTGATTGTGAAAAATTACACTCAATAAATTCTGTATCTGATATAATAATCTCCATAAGCTTCGCCTGTATAAAAGAACACTCTACAAATTTTGATTGAACTATTTGTTGTCCAGTAAAATCTTTATTGTTAAAATTCGCATTGTTAAAGGTCTGACCAGTAATAACAATTGAATCATCTGATGTATCCATACTATCCATTTATATTAATACAATTATATATTAATATTTCAAAAAATCATACACTCACTTGAGCAATCCACCGCAAGGACGTCTTACGAATTGCTGGTGACAAGACCCGTTTTGAGCATCGGGATAAGCACCTTTGATACCGAAATATCCACCACAAGAGTATTTCATACCGTGCTGAAGAGTGTCGTATTTGATGGGTTCAAATGCAGGAACAATTTGAACAGCCATAGAGGGAGTGTTTTCTGGGGTGGGAACATAGGTTTGTCCTTTTTGGTAGTGGTTGAGGTTTGCATATGAGCACACCGGACCTGCCGATGATTTTGCATAATATTCACTTCGAGACATTTTATTTGTATTCAAGATTTTTTTTATTTATAGCATTTTCAAATAGGTTTTACATTTGTATTCAAGATTTTTTATAGCATTTTCAAATAGGTTTTACATTTGTATTCAAGATTTTTTATAGCATTTTCAAAATAGGTTTTACATTTGTATTCAAGATTTTTTATAGCATTTTGAAAATGGATAGGTTTTATATTTTGAAAAAGGAAGGTTTATGAAGAACCATAAGATAACATATAATAATAGTTATCTGTCTTGCATATAGCAAAACGGTCGTTACCATCATATTTGCATAATACAATCTCTCTCAATATAGTGTCCTTATTATCTCCTTTTGGAAATAATGGACTATATACATTGTCATCTAAAATTAAAGAACGAATATATACTTGTTCCCTTGTCAATTCGGGTTGTATATAATACTTGTAAATCTCAAAATTAGGCCTCTCCATATCTTGTAAAGAATCACAGAAACATATTATGTTATATGCGTCATATAACGTTGTAATATTTTTTTCTATAACATCAACAGATTCTCTCTCTGTTAACCACATAAATTTTTGTCTTTCTATACATCTATCAAGTGGATTGGTATTTAATGATGCCAAGATAAAGTCATTAATATTACTGAATAGATTTACTTTACCACATATTATATGTATATACGTTTCTCCACGACATACATGAAATGATGTATGTTTGTTCATCAATCTAACAAAATTAGATGTTCGAGTGTTTGCATAACGAACCTCTGAAAATTCAAAATGATAAAATACACGTTCATCGACAAGGCTTTTATATAATCCACGTTTCATATTTATTAAATAAGAATAATCTTTTAAACAGTCTGGTATAACCGAACAAAAAGAACATTCTATCTTGGTTAATTTAGCGAGTTTCTTAATGTTTGGAGTTTGACAAATGATACACATTTATATACGTATTTAAGTATATAAAATGCTGTTAACAAAATGATAGAAAAACCGAACGGTGTGATATGGATATCATCGTTTGATATAGGATTCAAGAATTTTAGTTTTTGCATCGAACAGTATGATACAAGTCAGATTAATGGCATTTGTAACGTTCAGGAAAAAATACGTTATTTAAGTAATGGACAGCCGACAGATAAGTTTTCAAGTGTTCTCGATTCTTTATATAAGTGTGGCAAGGTAATATTATTCAAGAATGCGAATATATGTACAGAAAAAACATTTGATTATCATGTTTTTTCTAATATGTATGAACACCTCAACACTTACAAAGAATACTGGGACAAGTGCGACTCGTTCATAATCGAACAACAAATGAGTTTCGGGAAAAATCAAAATGTAAAAGCTTGTAAATTAGGTCAACATTGTTATAGTTACTTTGTATTTTGCTATAGAACATCTAAACGTATCGTCGAATTTCCTGCATATCACAAGACACGTGTATTGGGTGCTCCAATGTTAGAAACTAAAACAAAAACAGGTCTAGTAAAATACAAGGCGACTGATAAACCTACAAGAAAAAAGTGGGCAGTGCAAAAGGCAAAAGAGATTTTAGAATTACGAAACGATATTGAGAATCTAAAGTTATATGAAGACAAACCACGTAAGAAAGGAGTCGTTAAAATTAAACTTGATGATATCAGTGACTGTATGTTACATAACATCGCATTCATGTATCTCGCTTATGTAGATAAATCAATATAAAATATAAATTCATATAATATAACAATGTATGTAATTACAAACTTTTCTCAGTATGATAAACCTGGCTTGGATGAATTATATGAGATAGTAAAAGGGTTATATAATTCGCGAGAACGAGCAGAAAAGGAGATAATAGATAATCTAGAATATAGTATAGAAAAAGGATATTTTGAAGGTCCGATAATAAAGATAGATGATGATACTTGGAGTTGTTCTGGTTCTGGAGAATTATTTCATATACAAGAAGTTCATTTAATTGTATAGAAAACAATTAATTGTATAGAAAACAATTAATTGTATAGAAAACAATTAATAAATCATAATATATTATGATTTATGTTCATTGTGTTTACAATAGGAAAGGTCGATAGGTATTTTAGGGTTAAATTCACCAGCAAGGACAGCCATTTTGAGAAGAAATTGGAATTTTTCGTCAAAGAGTTCATCATGGCCGACAGTTTCGTTGACACAGTGAGCACATTCGTGTAGAAATACATACATTAAAAGGTTAATATCGTATTCATCACCTTTTGCGTCGTGTAGACATAGATGGACACGTTCCTTGTTAAGAGTATAACTTTGGTCACCTCTCATAATTTTAATGCTACGGAGTTTTTCACACATGTTATTCATACGTTCATTGTATTCATCATTCGTAGACATTGTGTTACATATTTTATCCAATTTACTTCTAAGAGTGTGTAATACGGGATAATTCATATTTAGTTTTTCCTTGACACAAGACGTAACCCACCACGCTATGATTGCCCCGATTATCAAAGAAACAAGTAAAATAAACCACCAATTCATTTATATTAACATAGAAAATAAACTGAAAAAAAAGAACAATGTAATTGCAAATAAATGTCATTCAGAACATCTGGTAAAAAGGCTCTTGCTACAGTTTTAACAATAGAAACAAACATAAACATTCTCGAAAAGAACATTTTCAATCAATGTTCCGGTATTGAAAAGGATTACAAGAAATACATTTTTCAAACAATCGCTGATGTTAAATCTGGCAAGAAAATATCTTTTATCTTGGAAAACATCAAACAAAACAAGTTAGGTTTTAATCACCCTGAATTCGAACCCATTAAATTCGCTCAAAAGGAACAAGATGATTACATCACGAAACCTATGGAAGTTACTGAAGGTGTCGTTCAATGTAAATGTGGTAGCAGACGAACTATCTCTCACAGTAAACAAACTCGTGGCGGTGACGAAGGAATGACAGTCTATTCAATGTGTATCGTATGCAAAAACAAATGGTCTACTCACGGTTAAATATATATAATTTTTATTATTTATGTATATATAAATGTCTTATGAAATCAATCCGTGTAGCGCAGCGATGATGAAATACAAACATGGCTATTGTGATATCAACAGCGTAAACGATACATGCTATCAAATATGTAAGAATGCAGGTATATCAGACGAAGAAGCTTATAACTCTTGTTCTAAATGCCAAATTCCTTTCCAAAAGGCTAAATTTGAATGCTCTCTTAAAACCCCTTGTTCGTTCAGTGTTAAGGAACCTCCCGTATGGAACCAAGTTCCGAGTCATTTCTTTCCGTTATTTAAGAGTAATGGAAATGACAAGGAAAAGGCTCTTGTTGAGTGTAAACTCAAATGCTATTCAGACCCTACTACTCCTCAAGAATGTATGATTCAATGTCAAACAGATGCTGATTCGGTAATTCCACTGTCTGAGGGATACATTAATCAAGTAAATGAATCACAATCGCCTACAAAGTTTAGCATGAGAGGTGTGTTTTATGTTATACTCGTCATCCTTGTCATTGTTATCCTCATTATTATAAAATATGCTTAAATTGAGTTTTTATATAACCATCATATGTTATATAAAATTTACATGAATAACCATAAAAGATGTGTAGTCAATGAATGTACCAAATTTGCTCAAGGTAAAACAGATAAATGTAAAGGACATGGCGGAGGTGTGAGGTGTTGTATCAAAGGATGTACTAAATCTGCTGAAGGTAAAACTAACAAGTGTAAAGGACATGGCGGAGGTGTGAGGTGTTGTATCGAAGGATGTACTAAATCTGCTGTAGGTAAATCAGGTAAGTGTATAGAACACGGTGGGGGTGTGAGATGTAATTTTGAAGGATGTACTAAATCTGCTGTAGGTAAATCAGATAAATGTAAAGGACATGGAGGAGGCGTGAGGTGCAGTATCGAAGGATGTATTAAATCCGCTCGATGTAAAACTGACAAGTGTATAGAACATGGCGGAGGTGTGAGGTGTAGTACTGAAGGATGTACAAAATCAGCCAGATGTAAATCAGATAAATGCAAAGGGCATGGAGGAGGCATGAGATGTAGTACTGAAGGATGTACAAAATCAGCTGTAGATAAAACTGGTAAGTGCAAAAGACACGGAGGAGGCATGAGGTGTAGTACTGAAGGATGTACAAAATCAGCCAGATGTAAATCAGATAAGTGTGTAGAACACGGAGGAGGCATGAGATGTCCTAATTGTATTGATTGGGTAGATTCGAGATGCGGAGATAAAAAGTATGATGGATATTGTGCGACATGTTTCAAACGATTGTTTCCAACAGATGTAAGGTCTACTGTTATTTATTCTCATAGCAAGGAAATTAGAGTTAGAAATGCTATAGCAACTGTTGCTATCGATGATGAAAGGTTTAGAGATTTTATACATGATAAACCTATATATACTGGAAATTGTGAATGTACACATAGGAGAAGAGTTGACCATCGAAAGTTGATAAATGGTACAATGTTAGCGATTGAAACAGACGAATTTGCCCATAGATTATATGATGAACAAGATGAAAATATACGATATGATGATTTATATATGGTATACAGTGGTAAATGGATTTTTATTAGATTCAATCCTGATGGCGATAAAGCCATTGATTTCGACGATAAAATCAATATATTATTAGAAACTATCGGACAACAAATAGATAGAATTAACAACTATGAAAATACACACCTATTAGAAATATTCAAACTATTTTATTAACGATACTTTTTTGACATTCGAATGCTAAAATATCTAATTTTTTAGCATTCGAATGTTTTAGTATTTTATACCTTTTTTAGAAAAGTAAAAATATAAAAAGTATAATATATATATATTCAAAATATTGAATGCTAACATTTCACATCCAAATGTTAGCATTCAATATAGTGTGTTTAATAAGAGAAAAATGAAATAAATGTTAATATATATAAATAGAAATATGAGTATCGAGTCGTTTTGCAATGAGCCGGTGATGGATGAGGTGTATGATCTATTACAGATAGAGTTGAGAATATTGTATAAGATAGCTTGGTATTGTGTGGATCACAATGTAGGGTATGTGGATAAAGCGAAGAAAATAATATCAGTATTGGAGCAATATTGTGCAGATAATGGGTATGAATTTAAGAGAGGAGAGTATCCAAAGTTTGAATGGCATAAGTTTGACAATCCGTATGTTAAAGATCCAGATATTGCAAAGATGTTGAATGCATTCAGTAAGCCATCGTTGAAGGATATGACAAAGGAAGAGAATCAGAAATTTTATGCTCTTCCTGAAAGAGAAAGAGAGAGGTTGCTGAGAGAAGAACAAGAGTTGGAGTATTTAGTGGCAGTGTGTGCAGATAAAATACAAGATTATAATGAGGCGTTGATTAACGAATTCTCAAAGATAACAAGTAATTTCAATGTTATAATAGAGCTTAGGTATAAGATACAGAATTTTGACATGACACCGATAGAAGAATACAACAAAGCAAGAGAAAGATTTGCAAGATTTGGGGATGTTGATAAAGATCCAAGAGTACTTCGGTTGAAGCCAAGTGCGGATAATGCGATGCAACAGTATACGGAGATGAAAGATACGTATCGAGATATGGTATGGATGGTTAATTATAGACCGATAAGAGTGTATCAAATGAAATCAGCATGGTTAAAGTATTTCTACAATAGATTGTTAACATTTAATGGATTACCACCTTCTGACTTACCTTCTCTTCCATTGTTTGTGTATGAAGAGAAATTAAAAAGTCCCATAGAAGATTCTATGTAAAATATATACTTAAAAAATATTTTAAGTATTAGTAATAAATGCAACAAAGCGCAAGTAAAGATATTGAAAAACGCCTTAAGATGGCAAATAAAAAACTACCAGTTAAAACTAGTTCATCCAAACCTTCTCAAAAAGTGTCTAAATCAGTTCCTTTGTTTTCTACAGATGAGGAAGAAGAGAATTATAAGAAATTTCTTGGTAAATTTTTAGATGCAAATAATGCGACAGAGTTTGCTGAGATTTGGGATGAAACCTCTCAAAAATTTGCAGGTAAAAGTGAAGAACGGACAAACTTTATTAACAAGATTATTGATAAATTTACATACAAAACCATGAAAAGATTTATTAGCGAATATATTGCCCAATCTCTTCCTCATGATAAATTCTACGCTCTTTTTGTTAAAGAAAATGCTGACGCTATCAAAACTGCCAACTCTAAATTCAAACCTCCTGTCGATGATGACGATGATGATGACGAGGAAGAAGGAGATGATGAAGATGACGAAGAAGGAGATGATGAAGAAGGAGGGGACGAGGAGGGTGAAGGAGACGATGGGGAAGGGGAAAAGTGGGAGAATGACAGCGAAGATGATGAGAAGTTTCTCAGTTCGTTGTCTAAAAAATTAGGAAAAGTGAGAGAGAAAAAAGCGAAGAAGTGGACAGATGAAATTGGTAGTGAAGAAGAGGAGGAAGAAATGGCGTTAGTGGATGAGATAGCGAAGATAAGGAAGAAAGGACTCAAAAAAATTGCAGGGAAAGCGCAGAAGTATTCCGAGGAGGCGGGAGAAGAGGTGGATTTTATGGTGGATTATATGGAAGAGAGGGATTATGTACCGAGTAGAAAGATAAATACGGTGCTTGTGGATGATCATATGAGAGAGTTTGTGGATAATACCAGAGTGATAACGGGACCGTCGAGACAGACATTTAGTGATTGTGCGAGGCAGTTACAAGAAGCACCGTGGATAGGGTTGCCTATAAAGACGGTGTGGATAGAGTTTATTGAGGGTGATGTGGTTGATGATTTTGTATTGAGAGGGGCGAGAAAGTGGGGTAATTTGTATCAAGCGAGTAGGAATTTTTTTGAGTACTTGTGTAATTGCGAGAGAGAACAGCAAGGAGAGATATTAGAGTGTACATCACAGGATGGAAGTGTGAATATGTTTAGGATATATTATGAGACATATAGTCAGAAAGATGGAGAGAAGATATTTATACAAGATGAGGATATGTTTGAAAGAGAAAAGCAGTTTTTAGGAGATAAGAGAAAAACGTATATACAGTTTGTAAAGGAGATATTAGATTCTCCGATAACACCGAATAGTCGACGATATATTATGAAACTATTGTCAGAAACATTACAAGAAGTTAGTTCAAGAGATATGTATAAAGAAGGGTCTGAGTGGTTAGGTGATGTAGATGAAGCGATATATACGAGCGTTCCTAATATTACAACTAGACAGTATGCGACAATTGTATCTGGGTATTTAGTATATTTAAGTGAATGGACGAGTAATTATACCTTTTTCCGAGACAACATTAGAGAAGGGTTTTATTCTCCAAAGAAATTTGCGAGTTTAAATGATACTGAGATGTTAGCGGAATTTTATAGGCCGGATAACACATATCTTTCGAAGGAAGCGAGAGGAAAAATGAAAGAAGCTGTTAACCATATAAATCATCAAGTAAATGATATTGGGTTGGAACTCTATTATATTAATAATATGAGTGCTAAAAGAGTACAGAGACCTCGAAGAAGGATGGAAATGTTGAAAGGAAATCATAAATGTGCGAATGAATATACTGGCAAAATGTCTGATATTATATATTATTACGAAAAGGATAATTTAGTATATTGTTTTTCGATATCTACTTTAATGGAGAATTTTAGGAATAGTAATTTTACCAATCCAATTACCGGAGATAGATTTCCCGATAATTTTATTCAAAAAATTCAAAGTTTTTCTGATAACCCACCCGACTCCGATGAAAAATATGTAGAAAAAGACCAAAAGAGACCTGAAATTGAATATGCCCCGGGGCTCATTGAAAGTATATTGAAAGACCTTGATGAATTTGTACGTGAAGATGATGATACAAAGACCAAATCTACTTCAGGGGTTGATTCTGATAAATGTTATAAATGTAAAAAACAGATAGTTGATAATAATTTTAATACTGTTATTCCGACTGATGATGGTGCAGCTGTTATCAAATTTTGTTCTGCAGAGTGTTTCGAAAAACAAGAAAAATGGCCTGACCCTAAGCTAATTAACTCTCCTTCGTCAAAACCATCTTCAGTAAAAGATGAATCCGAAGAAGAAATGGATTTAAACTCGGGAGATGAAGACGAAAACAAATCTACATCTGATGAAACGATATCTACAAAGTCGGATGAATCGGACGAGTCAAAAGAATCGGAAAAATCTAAAGAATCGGATGAGTCAAAAGAATCGGATGAGTCAAAGTCAGAAAAGTCGGAAGAAAGTGAAGAGGAAAGAATAGCGAGAGAGGATGTAGAGGATTTGAATTTTGATGAAGAAAAATAATACTATTATAATGTATATAATAAATGAAAACGATATATTATCTAATAGTAATGATAGCGATAGTGTTAATAATCACTGTTGTTTATATGTTATCACCATCTCGAAAACAAGAAGGATATGAAAACCAACGGCAACTCAATTGTAGTTTAATGGGCATTTATGGGGATTGTAGTGGTGATTGTAAATTAGTAAATGGGGAATGTGTAAAAAAATGATATAATATATATGTTATATATACTATGTTATATTGAAATGGATATTGAAGAGATACATAAGATAGCGTGCGAGGAAGAAAAACAAATGTTTTTGAATCCAGAGACGGGATTGTATAGTATGACAGCAGTTTATTTGAAAAGTAGAGGGAAGTGTTGTGGTAATAAATGCATGTTTTGTCCGTGGGGGCATGTGAATGTTAAAAATCACGTGTGTGATGATAAATGTAAAAAAATTGTGTTGTGATAAATATATGGTATATATAAATGTCAAATGACGACGAATGGGATAAATTAAAACTAACTATAATCGATATGTTACAAAAAAATCACGTGTGTGATGATAAATGTAAAAAAATTGTGTTGTGATAAAATATATGGTACATATAAATGTCAAATGACGACGAATGGGATAAATTAAAACTAACTATAATCGATATGTTACAAAAAAATCAGCAAAGTGGTGAAGTAAAGGAATTAATATTAAAAGACTCGGGTAATATACCGAATGTTGCTGATTGTGTCGTAACAGCGATTAAGAATAAACTACCTAAAGTTGAAGACCCGGAAATGGTATTGTATAAATGTGTTTCGATTGCAAACGGAACAGGATGGGATATGTGGGTATTTTATAGAAATAAAATAGTAAAAGATTTACAAGAGACCCCAAATCCAAATTTAATAAATCCGACAGATCAAAACACAATCGAAATGGTTGCTGATTGTACCATAACAAAATTAAAAGCTCTTTATCCGAATGCGGATAGTATTTCTGATATACCTGGAGAAGTTGGTCCGTATAAATTACTTAATTGTATATATATTGCTAATAAATCTGCTCGAGATATATGGACACAATTGAAAAGTTCAATCATTGAATTGTTAAAAATACAGCCAAATCCTGATAGCGGATTAAACTTGAAGGATGTGAAGAATATTGAAATGACAGCTAATTGCTGTGTATCAAGATTGAAAGCTCGTTATCCAGATTTAGATAATCCTGATAATATACCTGAAGATGTTGGGAAACAAACATTGTATGATTGTGTATCTGATGCAAATAACAATCAGATACATAAAAACGGAAAAACCAAAATGTCGATATGGTTAATAATTGGCTTGGTAATTGGTGGGTTAATTCTATTGTTGTTAATATTGTATATGTTGATGCACCGAGTGAAACGAGTACGAGAATGATAAATAAAATATTTTATATATATAAATGCCAAATAATGATGAATATGAAAAGAATGCAGGTATTATGAGAATGGAAATATTTGACTTGTTAAATAATACGAGTGATCCTAACTTGATGGTAGGTGGTAGACCATATCGAAAGATGGCTGTTGCAAATTTTGTTATAAGTTTTATACATGATAAATATCCTACCAAAATAAACCCAAATGATATTCCACAAGATGAAAAGAATCAATTAATCATCAAATACGTTTCATATATGAATACAGATAAATATACATTATGGGATTTTATGACAGAAAACCTAATGATGGGTTATTCAAATACTATAACTGATCCAGACAAGTTAAAAATGCATGTGGATTGTATGATTTTGAGATTGAAAAAAATATATCCAAATGCACAAGGTCCTGAAGATATACGCGAAGATGTCTTAGATAGAGTTTCAGATGACTGTACAAAAGATAAACAATATACATTATCTAATGACGATATGTGGAATACCGTAAAAACACTTGTTATAGGACTATTACAACAACAACCAAACCCTGATAGCAAATTAAATTTGAAGGATGTGAAAAATATTGATATGACCGCTAATTGTTTCGTAACGAGATTAAAAGCTCGTTATCCAGATTTAGATAATTTTGAAGATATTCCTGAAGATGTTGGGAAACAGACAATATATGATTGTGTAGCTGATGTAAACAAAAATCAGATAACCAAAGATGGAAAAAACAAAATGTCGTTAGGTTTGGTAATTGGTCTTTCAATCGGAGGATTAATTCTATTGTTACTGATATTGTATATGTTGATGCACCGAGTATGACGAGGACGAGTATGACGAGGACGAGTATGACGAGGGCGAGTATGACGAGGACGAGTATGACGAGGACGAAGAGGAAAGGATAAGAAGGATGAGGGCGAAGAGGAAAGGATAAGAAGGATGAGGAAGAAGAGGAGAAAGAGGAATGAACAGAGTTAAATAAATAGTATAATATTTATTATAGTGTTATAATAAATGGATTACAAGATGGAAATATCCCAAATTATGGGTAAATATTCAGAAGGTGATGAGCTTGAAATTAGAATGGGGTATTATGATGATAATTTTAATTCAGAGATAGGAGGTTTTATGTATTATTATATGTTTTCATTGTTGACGAAGAGTAGTGATTATAAAATGTCAAAAATCGAACAAACAATTAAGATGTATGATGGTAAACGTGTAATTATACAACCCGATGCATCGATAACAGTCATTCAAAAAGAATCAAAAGCGAAAATTGATATGATTGAATATAATATGCGGATAGCATTAAGTAAGGAAACTATAATACCTAAAATACCATCAGGGTCATCGATTGAAAAAACACGAGTTCGTTTTACATTCAGACACGTGTCAGGTCTTTATCAGATAGATATGACACAGGATACAATTTCTAACAAGATAGCATTTCAATTCGAACTCGAGTTTTTAAGAAAACCAACTGTTGATGAAATAATTGCGTTAATAGCCAAGTTTAATAAGGTAAGAACGAATGCACAAGTAGGACAAAATATTGTAAATAGATTTAACAAGGTGTTTGAGAATGGATATAATAAGAATCCAACATTTGCATTTGGAGGAGGAAGAATGCCGAAGAGTATTAAGAGACATAACATTCCGTATCTTACTTCGTATGTTGTATTTCCTAAACCTGATGGTGTAAGTTATTTTATGTTTGTAATTGAATCGGGTATATACATTCTAAATATGACAAGTCTTAAAAAACTCGGTGACATTCCGAATAAAAGTCTACTCAATACTGTAATTCTTGGAGAGTTAATGGATAATAACAAATTTTTAGCATTTGATACTTTATTTTACGGTGGTGTTGATGTTCGAGAAAAGGACTTGTTTGAACGACTTGATTATATAAAGAAAATAAAAGATACATACTCTAGTATGACTTATTTTGAACAATTACCATATTTTTATAACGAGGAGATTAGCATATCTGTACAGCAAGCATTTAACTATATGAATGAGTTATTGCCCAAAAATGATGGTATTATCTTTCGCGCATCTTATCTACCATTTGTAAACAACTTTGCTTACAAGTGGAAACCGATGAAACATATCACGATTGATTTCTCAGTTGAAAATGTATCCGATGATACATATAAGATATTCACATATGGAGATAAAAATAAAGAACTATTTACAGGAACAACTGCTTATCCGACAAATGGGATTGTTACTATATCAAAATCGGTATGTCAATCACTTGTCGGGAATGACAAAATACCAGACGGAACAATAATAGAATTCAAATACGAAAACGGGTTTAAACCAGTAAGAACACGACCAGATAAGATTAAACCAAACTATATTGAAGTCGCAAAGAGTACGTGGGAGGATATTATAGATCCAATATCAGAAACACAATTATTGGAATTAACAAAATATGTTCTGAAACCTGGTGATGATTTTCATAATGTTCACGTCGTTTGCACATATCTGAAATTAACAAATGACCCTACAATATTCAACGATTTGAGCAGTTTCTTAGAATCGTCTCTGATTACTAGTATCTTTTTTGATGTAACGTACAAGGGATTTCATTCAGGTATTCGTTCAACAATAATACTTTCACTGTATGAATATTTTAATGTTGAAAAATGAAAAATAAATGATACTATATACATATATCAGAAGAATGCAAATACATACTAAAGTATCAGTCATTGGATCGGAAATGCAACGTGCTTATTTTATGAAGATGGTGAATGTTCCTGGAAATGTAATTGAGGGGGTAAATAATGTATACTCGTTTGAATATACTCACGAAAATCCGGATGCTACCATATATGTATACGACCCTACTGATTCAACTACATATAACAACATATCTTCTGTTACTACCAACAACATCTTTGTTGCAGTTGCATATTATGGTATGAACAAGCCTATCATAGAGTTGGATGGAGTGGCAAATTTCCAACTGTTATGGTGTGAGGAATGTTGGTTAGTGATGGAGTATATAGTCAATAAAGTTCACTCTATACAACCTGAATCATTGATGGAAATTGTTTATGATTTTTATAATGGATAAATACACGTATTTCTTAATTTATTATTAAGAAATCATTTCACTCATAAACTTCTTCTCTTCCTCATCCCACCGTCTGTAGGACGGCTTTTCATCGTAAACGATGGTTGCTGAAAGCAACGTGCGACGCAAAGGAACACCAATCTATAATAAATTAAGAAATCATCTCGTTCATAAACTTCTTCTCTTCCTCATCCCAACACCAATCCATCGCTCTTTTAGGTTCCCAAGTCCTTTGGATGAGTTCTTCAAGGATAATAGAAACGAGTTTCTTACAACCATCTTTACGGTAGTTTAAGTAATTGGTTTTGATGTTTTCATTTTCATCTTCAAAGTGTATCGGTATGAACGTCAAATAAGGACATCCTGTACAATGTAATCGTTTTAAATATTTAAAATCATTGCAGTATGTCATATCATTATAGCTCATATCGAGATATTTTAAGTTTATAAGTTCTTTTGGTATTTCTTTCATTTTATAGCAATGTCTACAATTAATAATTTTGAGATTGATAAGCTCTTTTGGTATTTCAGTAATATTAAGGCAATCATTGCAATCAAGATATGTTAAATTGACAAGTGTGTTTGGTATATTTATTAAATCAACACACTCACTGCAATTTATCTTTTGCAAATTAACAAGTTCTTCAGGTATTTCTGTAATAGATACACCCCTACAATAAAGCTCTTTTAAATTAATAAATTCTTTTGATATATATGTTATAGAACTACAATAACAAACAAGTATTTTCAAATTAACAAGTTCTTTTGGTATTTCAGTTAGATGTGTAAAATGACACCAAAGTTCTTCTAAATTTATAAGCTCTTTTGGTATTTCTTTTAGAACATTGCAAAAAGAACAATCTATAAAAGTTAGTTTAATCAGATTTTCAATCGGTGTATCACATATCACGCACATTTTATTTCATATAAACCTATATAAAATACAAATCAATTTAACATTCCATTCATAAACCTCTTCTCTTCCTCATCCCAACACCATTCTATAGCTCTTTTTGGTTCCCAAGTCCTTTGGATGAGTTCTTCGAGGATAATAGAAACGAGTTTTTTACAACCATCTTTACGGTAGTTTAAGTAATTAGTTTCAATCTGATTTATTACATTTTTATCACCAAAATCATCGATTGCGTGGGTTGGAGCAAAAGTAAGATTAGGACTATCGGCACACAAAATCTTTAATTTTTCAAAATTGGGTATAGAAATAATTGAACATTTAGAACAACAAAGTGTTTCCAACTTCGTAAGATGTTTCGGTATATGTTTTATATCATTATAGTCTATACGTAGAAATACCAAGTTGACAAGTTCTTTCGGTATTTCTTTTACTTTGGTATTTGCACAGCTTAGTCTTTCTAAATTAACAAGTTCCTTTGGTATTTCTGATATGTTTGTCGAGTTACAATATAAAAATTTTAAATTTACGAGTTCTTTCGGTATTTCTCGTATACCTACACAAAATTGACACGCTAGTGATACCAAGTTAACGAGTTCTTTGGGTATCGCTGTTACATTGTCACATCCTATAAGGTCTAATTCTGTTCTATGTATCAATATGTCTATGGGTGTATGACATATCCTACACATAATTTATTTTCATCTATCAACCATTTTATATATTCATTTTGAAATGCAAACATTTCAAATCAAAATGTTAACATTTCAAATCAAAATGTTAGTCGTTTTGAAATGTTAAAGTCTCATATGGGCATATGACATATCCTACACATAATTATATTCATTTTTGAACTGTTAGCATTTCATAAATTTAAGTGTTATATAGGGGCAACGTATTCGGTGTTGAATCGTTCATTGTGAAATGTCCAGTAGTCATCGCAGCCAAATTTGAAAGGTATTTCTTTCATGTCAGGAGCCTTGTACCAAAAAACACAATCTTCCCAATTATTTTCAGAAGTTTGATTGTGAATATATAGAGCAGTGTGGTCATCAGTGATTTGGTCTAGAATGTCGCAGAACGTAGCGAAATCAGGTATAATACTTGCATAGTTTTCGTATAGGGAACGTCTGTTTTTTAGGATTGGTTCGCGAAGAATGAAAATACCGTCAATGTTTGTTCGGATAGCGGGTTTAACGTCTAAACAGTATTGTAATGATACAATGTATAGTAATTGCCAATGTCTGCCACGTTTGTATAGACCGTGTTGAATGGGTTTTCTAAACACGGAAGCGTCGTCAGTACAATCATCGAGTAAAAGAACAGCCCAAGGATTTTCGAGGTGTTCAATGGCGAGTTTTTGACGTTTAATAATTTCTTCGATTTTTGATTCGTCATAGTCGTTAAAGATAAATGATTCAGGCACTATTTTACTAAAATCCTTGTTACTGTCTTCTGTACCACTCATAATTGTCGCAATAGGTATGATATGTTTTTTAAAGTATAGAATAGATTTGATAAGGTTTGATTTACCTGTACCTGGTTTTCCAATAACAACTAATTTACAGCCTTTACCTGGCATTTTCATTGTCTTCAAATTAGGGTTTATAATGTCAAGGTCTAATTCACGTATTTGAACTGTAGGGCTTTTTGGTTTTCTAAAATAACTATCATTAGATTTTCCTGATTGCATTTATGATTATAAATAAATAACTTTAAATAAGTGTATAAATAAATGCTTAACTTAATTTATGCACTAAAAGACCATATAAGAAAGTATAATTCCATCAGAGAAAACTACAATGATACAAATAAACAACAAATAAGATTCGCGATGCTATTCATCATTTTACTTTCGCTACTCATATGCATTCACATCTTCCTAATCCTATTTTCACTATTCTATCTATGGACAAATATCGACCGTTTGAGATGGCCAAGTTGGATACCTGTTTTACTAACTCTATGTATATTATTCTCTCCTTTTCCTATCTTTTTCCCTATACTCGTGATTATTATCGTCAAGAATACGATTCGTTAATTTACAGGCTTACCTCGATATGCAAAACGAGGAATTTGGAAACGTTGATTTTTATAGTGTACGCTTATTACAAGAGCAAGAGAAGCTAAAACTACTGAAAATAGCATTGAATATATAATAATTTTTGTTCCGTCTGGTTTGAGTTTTCCGTTCTTACTCATTGTTTGAGTAAATGGTAGGTTTGAAGAGTATAATATACATGTGCATATAAAGAATGTGACTCCCATTGTTATCATAGAAATAGATATTGAATCATTCCATCTCATTTACTTTCTTATAAGTTTTTGTTTTATGATTTCGTTTTTTCATAAATACACCGCAAATTAACAATATCAATACTATCATCTCTCCTATTACATATACCAATTTAATAACAGCGTTTTCCGTCTCAGGTGTTAATTTTTGAAATCCCCAATGTAATGCTGTAATAATTAACGAAAATGCTACTGATTGCACTATTTTATCTTCCTTTTTCGTGTCACGATATGAAAAATAATATAAAAAGTATAAAAGTATACTTATTGTTACAAAGATCATAACCTCATTTAGAATAATAAACGCCATTTATATCTAATATAAAAATAGAATTTTAAATTGTTATATAAATAAATAACAATGAGTTTAACATTTGACCAATTAGTAGCCTATAAAAACGAAAATAAAAATTTAAGAAGAAAGTGGCTATATACACTTTGTCCATATCCTGATATAGAACCGGATTGCGACTATCCTGATCCTGATATCGAAGAGAAATGTTTATATTATGCTATAAATATTCTAGAAAGGATTGAAAATAACCCTGAAATTTATTTAACTTGCGAAGGATGGGTTGATTTGATATGGCCAAACGTTATGTGTGTAATTACAGACGACGAAGCGTTAATACATACAAAAGTTCCATTTGACACTCATGACATTATCTTGCTAGATGAAACATGTATTGATAAATGTGTCAATACATTAAAAATGTTAATATAACTTTTGTATCATCTCTCAGTTGAGTATAGATTTCGACAAGTTTGGGATTGGTAAATATCTTTTATTGTTAATATAACACCTTTTGTATATGTATCATAACGATACCGTCTTTTAGTTGAGTATTCAATGATACATATACATTAAAAATGTTATAGATTTCGACACCCTCTGTAATCGACAAGTTTAGGATTGGTAAAATATCTTTTATTGGTAAAGTGTTTAATGCTTGTTCAAATGTGTCAAATCTATGTATATCAAGGACACGTACTTTTATCTTGGGTAGTGTAGTATCCGTATAATGTGAAAACAAAATATAATCTCCTTTATTTATATTAGAAAGAAAGGGTGTATATCGTCTACCCTCATATATCTTTTTCCCTTGTCTGACATATTCATACCAAGGACTGGATAGTTTCATATCAAAAATGATTTGCATTTTAGTTTTAACTATTTTCAGGTGTAAATCAATTTGAAAAGAATCGTGTTTTTACATTTAAAATGAGTTACAAAATGTATATAATTATAAACTAAATGCATATCAATTTCAAAGAGTTGGGGATATATAGTCGTATGATAGAGGAGACAGGGGAGGAAGAGTGTAAAGTTAGTATTGAAGAATATATAAAGGTAAATAATGTTTCGAGTATTTTTAGATATCCATTCAAAAAGATAATATATACATCCGAAAACATCCAAAAATATCTTGATGCATATTTATTTCTTGACATTCAAAGTATACAACCGTTTGTTGACCATATAATAAAAGAATATATACTTGACAAGTGTATATTACTCGAAAATGTATATCATTATGATATTATACAGTTATCTATTGAGAATATAACCAAATCAGGTTCTGATTGTCTGAATAATGAGAATATACTATATATACAAACTTATATTCCTATAACACATCTTGTCACAAATGAAAGTATGACAGATGATGTGATCTGCAAATTGACTGACTTGGTTTCATTAAGCGCTCCAGGACTATGTAATATAATATCAGGAACATCGTTTAAAAATTTAACAAAGTTGAAATATCTCGATATAAGTAGTAACCAGTATGTTTGTGATAAGTACATAGAGAATATGACTCAATTAGTTTCGCTATGTTGTTCATATAAATCAATCATTACAGATAGGAGTGTGTGTAAGTTGATAAATCTGACACACTTGGATGCTCATCTAAATGCAATGGTTACAGATGAGAGTGTATGTAAGTTAACAAATCTTATAAGTTTGAATGCGAATAATAATCATCGGATAACAGACTTGTCTGTAAAGACATTAAAAAATCTTACAACATTAGAAATGAGTAATAAAACAAACATAACAAGAATTTCATTGTCTCCTAAATTAACTACATTAAATATATCAGGAACGAATATCACAAATGATGATATCAGAAATATGACACAATTAACATCCTTAGATATATCTGGAATTTCATTTATCACAGATGATGGGCTGTATAATTTAACAAATCTTATAAAATTAAATTGTTCTTGGAATAGGGGTATAACTGATAAATCCGTTTCATTACTTACAAAGTTAGAGATACTTGATGCAAGTGCTACAGATTTAACAGACGAATCTATATGTAAATTAACAAAATTAACAAGGTTGAATGCGTCATATAGTAATAAAATTACAGACAAGTCTATAATAACCTTGAAAAACCTAAAAGAGATAAAATCGTATAAAAATTACGCTATCAAGAGTATAAATAATAGGTGTGGAATAAAATGGAATAAATAACCTAAGAACTTTATCAAGAGTGTAAATCTTTAAGAATGGTAAAAACCTAAGAATGTGAATATAAATTGTTTAAAAAATATCATTGTAAATATTAAAATGTATAAAACATCTAGGGAATTCTATAAAGAAGAAAAACCCATTCAACCTACATTAAATATGCAATGGACTGTAAAAAAATATACAAGCACCAAAGATCCTTCTGTATGGGGTCAACCATGTTGGTTTACCTTACATAATTTTGCAGTTCATTATCCAGAAAAGGCGTCTCCCATATGTGCACAACGATGCAGAGAATTCATACGAGCATTGCCTTATATGATACCTTGTGAAGGTTGTTCTGAACATGCAATGAAATTTGTGAATGATCATGAAGCTGAGTTACCAGTCATATCTGCGGGTAAAATTGCTCTATTCAAGTTTTTTGTCGATTTTCATAACTATGTCAACGAACGATATGGTAAGAAAACAATGACTGATATTGAAGCATATAACCTCTACAATAACGGTGTCACAATCACCACCTTAAATTATAGTTGAATCTGAATTTTAATAAAATTCACATTTAAATTATTTAGTGACTTTACATTCAAATTATTCAATGACGAATGTTTGAGTGAATGCTTTTCGTAGACTTTGAAGATGAATGTCTCTACAGTTATTTTCCACAAGAAAAAGTTGAAGAGCATCAAAGTCGGGTTTTGAACAGTATGGAACATTCACATCGTTACTTTCATAGTCAGTAAACATTTCACGGACCCGAAAGTGATTTAACTTTTCAATGTTGTTTTTACATAGGGAGAGTTGTTTTGTTAGATTACTATTTGTGTCGATATAGTGTTGGATACCATCAATGTTTTTGAATTCCTTGATTAGTTCGTATGCTTTTACAGGTCCAATGTCTTTGATATTGTCATTGTAGTCGGTACCGCACATTATACAGAAATCAAGAAATTGTTCTGAATCAAAAGACATTTCGTTGAGAACGTCAGCATATTTTGTTTCTACACACGTTTCGTCATTTATGTTTATCTTGTTTATGAAAACAGGAGTTCCGTACGCAAATACGTCACTATCTTCTGATAAAACAGCATCCACTTTATTTGTGATACAAAGATTTGAACACATCGTTTCAGCTTCAGAAGGCGCGTCAAAATAGGGTATTTTCATAATGTCGAAAAGTTGTTTTGTTAGATTAAAGTCTTCGGGGGTTATTTTTATGACTTGGCGTTTCTTTGTTTCGAGGACATCTTCAATGACTTGAATGTTGATGGTAGGAGGAGTATTGTCATTTAATAATCTCGGAGGTTGATTTTTTGCCATTACATCATATAACATCTGATGAGTAGTTCCATTCTCCTTGTAATTTTTCAATAAGGTTTCGAGTTGTTCGACACTTCTTGCGAGATCATCACGTTGTTTTCTACGTTTTTGTCTTTCGATATCTTTTTCTTGAGGAGCTTTTGTGTCATAAATGAATACACAATGAATGTTATTTTTTCTGAGACAGATGATAAGATTTACGAATGCTGATAACCATCTGTCACCGAATGATGCCTTGTATCTGTACATATATATGCTAATATCTATTGCTATTTTCTTGTATTTGTAATGTGACAAGTGCATTTGTGTATGAACATTTGAGAACTTGTCCCTTAAAAATTTGTTCAGACCGTTTATTCCCATTTTTTATATGAAATGTATACAAGTTATGTATTCATTTTTATTTTGTGAAACAATCAACTTTCTACGAAAGATGTAAAATCAGATCGAACTTGAGTAGATACCATTGGCCCAGATGTGATAAGTAAGAGTTGCAGAAATGAGTTGAATGGTGTTATTGTAGGTGTCAGATGCGTCGTTACCGAGACGTGATAGTTTGATCCATGTGGTCATAGTGTTTGGGTTGTATGTTTGGAAATTTAATGGAATGGAATAACTTGTTTGACCACGGTTAGTTGCCGAGACAGTAGATATAACAGGACCTGATGTAAGACTTGTTGCGGTTGGTGAGCCGGTTGTATTTCCAATGACATCGTTTGTAACAGTGAAGCAATAGTTTACAACAAAGACGACATCGTTACCTGAACCAACACTTCTTGAGTATACGAGTAATAAAGTGACAGGCAACGAAGTATCAATGTAAAAAGGAAGATCAGAGATGACTGCAGCGATTGTTGTAGTTACAGCATTTGCGAATACAGAGTTAGGAATAGTTAATGAAATTGTTGCGGGGGTAGTACAAGCAATTAATCTTTGAGATGTTGCAATAGTTTCTCCCGCAATACCAGTAGGTGCAAAAGATGCCAATTGAATTTGTAATTCAGAACGAGGACGTGCATTTCCATAGTATACAAGATAACCTTCACTGTTCATTTCAGAACAGCTTGCAATTAATCTTACTGTGCTAATTACAGGAATTGTGCTGACATTTGTTACACCTGTTGCGGTTAATCTTGCTCGAACGTAGTAACGAAGAGTATCTGCAACACCAACAGGTAATACAATGGAAGCAGGTGCAACAAGTGTATTTACCCAAGTGGATATACTACCGTAACGATAATCATATTTAGTTGGAGAGCCACTAACACCAAAACTGTTGTTTGCAAATGATGTGTAGGGTGCTTGTGAAAGTGATTGCATAAACGATAGACTTGTCCAAGTTGTTCCGTTCCAAAATTCCCAAGCGATTGCTGTTTGTGTTGTTCCGGCTGATAGTGTAATGATTGTATTCAAATTTATTTCAGTTCCTGAGAATTTAGAGTCGCCTGCTATGTATAAAGCATTACCATTTGCAAGTGGAGAAGCGAATGCTGGAAAAGTGGTGGATGGTAAAAGAGCGTCAGCAGTTCTGTCTGTTGATGTATTTGTATTTGCGTCATATGTAAACACAATCATACCAGAAAAGTAGTGATTTCCTTCACCGAAATAACTGTCTGATGGATTTTGAGTAGTTCCGACAGAAAAATCCCCGATAAAACTTGATACGATATCTGTTGGTGTTTCAGATAAGTTGCTACCGATTACAGAAATTGGGTTGTTAGTGGCACCACCATTGTAATTTATTTTGTCAATTCGAGCATTTAACCATAATTGAGCAAATAGATTTGGTTCAGATGGTAATGCAGGATTTACAGAATAGACAGAAATTTGATTTACATAATCAGCACCTTCATTTGTTTCAATTTGGAAAGATGCGACTCGAACATTGCATTTATTATTGAGATATAAACCATATCCAGTATATAGTGATACTCTACCATTAACACACCTGAAATTAGGATATGTTGTTTGAACAGAACCGGTAGAAGAGCCGATTTGTATACCATTTTCAACTGAAGATATTTGAACGACACTTACATCCATATAGCTATAATCATCATGACAATAAAATCCGTTTGTCATTCTTGATATACCTCCACTCAAAAATGTTGTCGCTGTAAAATCAACCCCTGATAAAATTCCTCCTGCGCTACATTCATATCCTGATATGGTTGTTCCTGCTGTTAATGCTTGCGTTGATGTATTTTTACATATCAATATTTTGGAATATTGCGCTCCATTTCCGGCTACTTTAATACATGCATCTGAACAATTTTTAGAAGTTGTATTATAAACCAAATCAGTACTGAATGCGGTTCCGGAACTTAATATACCAATACTTGCATATGTTCCTCCTCCAATATTTCCGTCTAAAACTAATGAATCAATCCTTGTAAATCCTGGTAAAATTAAAATTGGATTACTTGCGACAGAAGCTTTTATTACCACTGTATTCTGTGTTGCGGTTATTCCCGTTATACTACAATATGCTGGTATAGTGAGTGGGTTAACTTCTGTATATGTCCCAGGATACATTTCTATCAAACACGGTGTTGTTGAAGTTGCACCTGTTGCAATAGGGTCTAAAATTGCTGCTGCTAATGTTGAATAAGAAGGAGAAACATTTGTTCCATTTTTTGATACGTATAGCGTATTTGCATAATTTGATTGTACAGGTGTTTGCCAACTTGCAGTTGTTGCATTCACAGCTGTTAACACCTGTCCAGCAGATGGATTGGTTGCAGAGTATGTACTTACAGTGTTTGAACCACTTCCAGAAAATAATCCGCGTGAAATTATGTTATTTGTGTTACTTGTCATTGTTTTATTCGTTAATGCTTGTGAATCGGATGTTCCTACAAAATCTCCAGATGGTGATGTTTTACTAACATTCAATGGCTGTGTTCCATCAGTAACGTTTGTGACCAAAACTTTATTTGAATCACCAATTGCCAATGACACTCCTGTACCTCCATAGGTTGTTCCAACGGTTTCTAAATCTAATCGAGTTGCAGTAAATTTAAACTTATTTGTTGCATCAACATACCACGTAGTTCCACTATTTGCAAGACCGTCTCCAGGCGATAGGATAGGAACGAATGAGAATAATGTCCAATTAACGGCCGAACCTGCGACAATCGGATTAAATTGAGTGACAGCGGATGATAATATCCAAGAAGAAGAAATATTAGTATTTCCTTCTGTAACAAATATATATGTATTTTTTTGTATGGGTGCCGTATTAAAATCACTTGTTCTCGTCAATACCCATTTAGATGCAACATCTGCAGTTCGTGTATACACACCATTTTGTTCTGTTGCGACTTGATAAATTACAACGATACGTTTACCATCAGATGCGGTTATCGTAACACCGTCTATCGTCAAACTCGTTGTAAGAGCATCAACAGTCAACGTTCCACTACCTGCAGAATATGTCACTGCGGGTAATGCAGTTGTCGTTGCAACATTTGCTGATTGCAATGGAAATATACCTGAGCCAGCAACCAAATCAACATATTGTTTATTCGTAACATCTGTTGAACTTACAGGAACTTTTGATATTGTTAAACTATTCGAACCAACACCTACATTGCCAGTAAATGTAGCTCCTGCAAATGTCGGAGAAGATGTCGTATTTGTAGGTTGATCAGAGTCTTCGATGTACCCCCATTGTGTTGAATTTATTACTTGAGTATTTATATTTGAAAGTTGTGTTAATATGCTGGGTGTTAATCCAGCCAAATTACCCGTGATTGTTAAATTTCCTCCTATGGATATATCGTTTATACCAGAGAGTGAATTACTTGCATCAATGTCGATATTTGATTGTGTTATCGTATTTGTCGCAGATATTTTAGGTATTTTATTTGTATTGCTGATTGTTCCAGCTATTACCGTTGATAATGTCGAATTTAAATTCGATGCAGATGTTGCAGTTAATAGATTTGACCTTACCCAAGAAGTTATGGGTGTTGAAACATATATTCCTGCAGAACTATATGGAATAAAATCAGCAACAGATGCGATTGAATTTAAGCTATTTAATATCGACGATTGCGCCTGAACATTTACTCCTATTTCTAAACCGAGAGCTGTACGTTGACTATCGGCAGAACTTAATGTAAGAAAACTTCTTCCAGCAGGTGTTATTGATGTTGTTGCATAATTATTTGACGATTGTGTATATATCAATTCGTTGCCTGTAGTTGTTAAATCAGCGATTGATTGTAAAGGAGCTGGTAAAGTATAACCACCGGAAGTTATATTAACCCACGTATTTACTCCTGAAGATAAATAAATTGAATCGTCTGTTGTATTATAATACAATCTACCAGCAGAAGATACAGGAGGATTTGATTCGTATGTTGGAACATATAATACACCTTCTGGATATATTATTGATAAAAGTGAATCCTGATTAAATGTATATATTCTGAAACTCATTTATTATAACATAACTTATATTTATTTTAACTTATAATAAATGAAAACATATCAAGAAGCTTCAATCGCTGTCGTTTTAAGTATATTCGCCATCATCTTATCTCTTATTATCGCAAAGTTATTTCGACCTGGGAATAATCCGTTTGATATATTCACTTCTAAACATAATGGCGGATGGATTTTACTTGTAATAATACAATTTTTCTACCTCGCTCTCGAATTATTCGAAACTTCTCAACAAAAGATATCTTACGGTGTCATTGCCGGTTGGATGATTGTATTTTTAGGTATATTCACTATCTCTATCGCACTCGTTCAATCCTTCCGTAACTCTAAATTCTTCCTATTCGAATTCATTGAAGGCGCCATCTACCTGAGTATGGGTATTCTCCTCATTTATTTTAGGACTCGCGACGAAGTTTTGTCTTCTCCCGACTCACTTCAAAAAATGAAAAGTACTGTTTCTTTTTGACATATATAAAATGAATGTTTATGATATTGTGAATGGAGAAGATAATAGAAGCAATTTTGCAAAAACTATTATCAATCAATTGGCAGAAGAGACTAATAAAAAATGGTGTCTAGTTGAGTATATTGAGGTATATTCAGGTAACGGTAACACGACCGACCAAGACGATGTTTGGGGAGATATACGAGATGATATAATTTATGATAAATATGTAGTGCTAAGCGAATATTTTTACGGGGATAAATTTGTCCATACGACTCAAGATATGTTACTATGAATATCGACTCTGATTACGTCAATTTCATAGATAAATTATCTAACAAACGTTTAACATATGTGAATAGGTCTAGATTATTTGATGACGGTTATTTTTAATGATAAAATTAAATTGATTTATAATATAACATAAATATATTATAAATATGAGCAAAAATGTCGATATTACCCGTAAGGAAGGTTTGGATAAATTTTATACAAATACGGAATACTCGAAAAAATGTATAGAAAAGGTATTTGAATTGTATGAACATTTTGAATTAATCATTGAACCGAGTGCGGGAAATGGTAGTTTTTATAATCAGATTGAGTATCCAAATAAGATAGGAATAGATATAGCTCCAGAGTGTGAAAATGTTATACGAATGGATTTTTTTAATTATATGGCACCATCTAGCGATAACATATTAATTATTGGTAACCCTCCTTTTGGAAAGGTAAGTTCTATAGCTATAAAATTTTTTAATCATTCTGCAAAAATGGCAAGAGTTATTGCATTTATCATACCAAGAACATTTAGAAAAACAAGTGTACAAAATAAACTAAACAAACATTTTCATCTAATACACGATGAAGATGTCCCAACAAAACCCTGTTGTTTTGAACCTAAAATGATGGTTAAATGTTGTTTCCAAATATGGGAAAAAAAGGACTATAAAAGAACTTACATAGATTTACCAAAAACACATACAGACTGGGATTTTTTATCATTCGGTCCAATTGATGAACGAGGTCAACCCACACCTCCAAACGGGGCTGATTTTGCGATAAGAGCATATGGAGGAAAAATTGGGGAAATAAGACAAACAAACTTGCATGAGTTGAGACCGAAAAGTTGGCATTGGATAAAAAGTAATATTACAGAAAATCTAATAGAAAGATTTAATCAATTAGATTATTCAAACAGTTTAAATACTGCAAGACAAAATTCAATGGGTCGTAGCGAACTCGTGAAACTATACAATGATTTCATTAACTCTATATAGTAACAATTCTTTCCAACACAAATCTCCGTACTTGGGTCGCAACGCATACTCTTTCGTGTTATCCACCTTATTTAAATCTTCCAATGTTATCTTTTTAAATTTACCAAGTGTTCCGTGTGCATAAGTACCGTACTTTATAATTATAGGTTTTATTTCTTCTTTATTTAGACGAAAAAGAAATAACTCACCTCCCTGTTGTAAATTTTTATAATTCAAATAATATGCTGACAATATATAATCACAATCATGACTAATTCTTAATTGAACAAAATTAAACTTGTTATGCTCTTTACCTCCATTTGATGTTTTAATCTCAAAATTTTTATTACCGTTATTTAAATCACCATTACAAGAAGACGCATTGTTTTTGGACATTTTGCACACTGTTTTTATATATCTTTCTAAAGCTGGACCAGATAATTGACCGCTCAATGAATTTACTTTGCAATATATATGAGCATCCTTTAATGTCGAACAACTTAAAATATTTTCTACATGTATTTTATTTGACTGAGAAGAATCTAATATTTGCTTCAATTTTTTTATATTTTCATTCATATCGTTACAAGACATAGTTAATCTTTATTTCATTTTATTTTATCATTTATATATTTGTATATGATATATAAATGAATGATGAAATATGTGATAAAATGAGTGAGTATATTCACCGACAAGACCGAAAGGAAAAGTCATACGACCCAAAAAGCGACGAGATGTGTGATAGGATGTGCGAGTATATCGACAAATTCAACCCCTCAAATAACAAATTGAAGGAGTGGCAAATACGTAACTGTAAACTACTATGCAAAGGTGATAAAGCTGAACCTATTCCACAGGAACTAAAGGACTTAATGGTAACTAAACAACCCGTAAACAAGAATTTATTTGGTGATATTCATTAACATATCATTCCGATTGAACAAGAATTTATTTGGTGATACTCGTAAACAATTGTCTACATATCATTCCAATAAATAACCCGAATGCATTATAGAATAAGTCCTTTACAGAACCTGACCACCATAGACTATATGCTTTCTTTTTGATTGTACCATTTACATCATTTACGAATATATGTCCTAGAACTGTTTCAACCAACTCCCATCCGACTCCAATTGCCATCAACTCTTTCCAATTTTGCGGATATAAAAAACCTAGAATGACATATAATAATATATGAGTTATCTCCCACCCAGATACAGATATTGGTCCTACATTAAATGTGTTATTCAACGGATCTTTATTTTGTATATTCTTAAACCCATAATTAATACTCAAGAAAGCCGTGTATATACCCATTAAAATCGCAACTATTATATACACTCTTATAAAACCTTTCATTTAATTATACTTTTATTTTACTCTTTAAAATAAAAGTTAGTTTTTACTCTTTAAAATAAAAGTTAGTTTTTACTCTTTAAAATAAAAGTTAGTTTTTACTCTTTAAAATAAAAGTTAGTTTTTACTCTTTAAAAGTTACATTACAAATTCTACACATTCAATAAGAGTTGAATATCCAAAGAATTTTATTTTACCCCGTAATTCCAATGAAGTTAATTCTGATGGTAAGTTTTCAAAATCGGTTATAGATACAACATCTTGTGTGCATTTGTCAACGTCTGATAAGACAACATTACCACTTTTATCAACCAACTCTAAATCTATTCCTTGATTTTCTCCAAATACAATATTCATTTCCTTTAGCTTATATGCTTTTCCATTATACGGAATAACACATATTTTTTCAAACCCTAACGCATCAATCACCTTATTTACATTAACACATACACTTTTCACACCAGACGGTCCTTGAGAACCAGGAATTCCCGGAATTCCTTGCGGTCCTTCCTGACCTTGTGGTCCTTCTGGGCCTGTTGGACCCTGTATTCCTTCTTGCCCTTGAATACCCTGTGGCCCTTCCGGGCCTGTTGGGCCTTCTTGTCCCTGAATACCCTGTGGTCCTTCCGGGCCTGTTGGACCCTGTATTCCTTCTTGCCCTTGAATACCCTGCGGTCCCTGAGTACCTTCAATCCCCTGTGGACCAGTTGAACCTTCAACCCCTTGAATTCCTTGAATTCCTTGAGGGCCTTCTGGTCCAGGCGGACCCTGAATTCCTTGAGGGCCTGTCGGTCCACCGGAAGGTCCTGTTGGACCAGGTGGTCCAGTGTTGCCTTTAGGCCCAATGTTTCCCTGAGGACCTTTCTGACCTATTGAACCTTGAACACCTTGTGGGCCAGTGTCTCCTTTAATACCCTGATCTCCTTTTATTCCATGATCTCCTTTTGGGCCTTGGGGGCCTTGCGGGCCTTGGGGGCCTGTTGGACCTCCAGAAGGTCCTGTCGGGCCAGTAGGTCCAATATCACCTTTTTCTCCTTGCGGGCCTGTAGGACCGTAAGGAGTAGATTGAGTGTATGTTTTATTGAATCTTGGTGTTTCAAATGTATCGCGAGGAGTTTGTGAAAGAATATGTATATCTAAATCATTTGGTGTTTGTTGATATAATTGTCGAGTTAAGTCGAGATTTGTTTCTGAAAATGTCAGAGGTGATAAAAATTGTTGTTGAGTTATCGGTACAGCAGTTGGTTGCGGAGTTAATGTTTGTGATGTAAAAAAAGATACATCTGGGTCAGGGGCGGTTTTTCGAGACGGATATCTCATTCTAAATGCCATTTTGTGTGTATAGTATCCTTTTTTAAGCCTATTTAAAACAACAAATTTTGTATACAAAATGGTAAAAATTATGGAAAACCATCAGATTATACATGTTGTATCTGAAGTTGTACTATTTGCTGGATTGGTTTTTTGGATATCTAAGAAAAATAGTAATTTAACTAACACTATCGACGATTTGACTCAACGTATTCAAGAACAAGAAGAACAACTTAAACGTCATGAAGAACTCATCAAACAACTCATAACAAACATCAATAACCTTGTTCCTCATCACCCTCCTCATCATCATAAGAAAGTTGTTCATAAAAAACCTCCTGTTAAAACACGTATCACTAAAGAAATTGTTGTACCTCCTCCGCAATCAGATTCTGAACATGAAAGCGATCTTGATAATGAGCTTACAGACGAAATCAAAGAACTTCAAGAAAGTGAAACTGACCCTTCGTAATAAATTTATTTATCATTAAAATAAATATTTATTTTAATGACAATTATACTACACCATCTTCTTCAAAATCATCACCATCCATGTTTGCATCCGTCCCTTGTCTCTGAATACCACTCAATCCTAAACAATTCGTAATTTGATCAACTAATTCCTTTGTATGACGCATATCAGCATTTTCAGATGATATACCTGATAGAATATCTCCTACATCTTTATACCCGATTACATTTGAAGTTTTATTTCCTGCAGGCCTTGTTTGTGTTCTAACAGGAGATGGCTGTCTCTGAACAGGAGATGGCTGTCTCTGAACAACAGGAGATGGTTGTCTCTGAACAACAGGAGATGGTTGTCTCTGAACAACAGGAGATGGTTGTCTCTGAACAACAGGAGATGGCTGTCTCTGAACAACAGGAGATGGTTGTCTCTGAACAACAGGAGATGGCTGTCTCTGAACAACAGGAGACGGAGGTTTCATAGATGAGGATTGCTGGTAGAGACTCATAAAGTCATTCATAACAGAAGAGGAAGAAGAAGGTGGTTCATCATTAAGATCTATCAAGTCCTCAACAGATTGCCTTCTAGGAGATGGTTGTCTTACAGGGGACGGAGATGGTTGTCTGGGAGATGGTTGATATGGTTGTGTAGTATCTGAACGCGGAGAAGCAACTGGTAGTGCCGCCTTTGGTTGTAGTAATTTCGCTTTTATTTGTTCTTCAAGTGCTTTAATTGCCTTGGCTGACCCAATAATTTTCTTTCCGTTGATAGTGGTCTGTCTCCAGCTTTTCTGAACACTGTTACTTGGAACACAAACACCTGGAGCATTCGGGTCATTGTCTCTTGAACGAAGATCACAATAATCATCTCCATCGCAGTTTATGTCTTTTTCAGGATAACAACGTTTTGATAACATATAATTATCAACCAATTCTGTTTTCTTGCTTGGAAATGGTTGAACTATGCCTTGTTTCTTTAAGATTTCCTTCAATTCCTTAACCTGCATTTCAAGATATTGTTCTCTTGGAGATTTTCCTGCTTGCACTGGAGGTGACGGTTTTCTTACTATTGGTGGCATCTCCTCTTCATCGTCAACTGCATTCAGGTCAATGTCGTCTTCATCATATTCTGGGTAAGGTTCCGTCATTGTCGGTGTCTTAGGGGAAGGAGTTCTTTTAGGAACAAGGGTATTTTTAATGTCATCACATAATTGTTCACGAGTTCTCTTATTTAATTGATCAGAAGTTCCTGGAACACCACACGAACTTGCCATTTTGACAATATCAGGCTTTTTATATTTTCTGTTTGTCCTACATCCTTTATCATCTGAACAGTTATATCCACTCGATGTCACAGGTGCTATAGCCGGTGCCACAGGTGACATGACAGACGCCCTGACCGGAGACCTAGCCGGTGGCAAATCTTCGGCGAAAGAGTTTGAGTTTTGTGACATCAAACTTCTAATTTCTTCACATAGTTGATTGCGGGTTTTCTTCTTTAGTTCTTGTGTAGTTCCTGGAACACCACATGACTTTGCCATATCGACAATTGCAGCCTTATCATAATTCCTATCTTTGAGACATTTATTGATGTTAGCACAATCGTATTTACCAGACATCTTTGGTGCGGGTGGTAACATAGACGCAACCGGAGATTTAGATTTAGCCTTTTTAGGAGGAGAAGCACTTGGTTGAGATGAACCAGAAGGTTGAGATGAACCATAAGCATCGAGGATTCTTTTTATTAGGGCATTTTTGTTAGCACTGGTAGTGGAACTGTAGTTAGTGAGACCAAGAGATTTTGCAATCTTTTTTAATTCTACAATACTTATTAGTTTCAGTGATGTTTTGTTATATATATTAAAAGTATCATCCATTTATTTAGAAAAGGATTTTTATTTGAGAGAAAATTTTATAATTCAGAAAGTTATTTTGTTTCTTCTTCCAAATCAGGGATATCATCAATATCGATAGATGGTCCTTTCATTTTTCTTTTTGTTTTTGAAGCTTCTGGTTGACGTGGCGTGTTCATATTATTCATCATGTTAATCAAATTTGTACCCGTCTTTTTCATAATCATCTTACTGATGATAAAGAATGCCGCATTTATGATTATCAAGAATAGCAATCTTAACTCGACTGGCCATTTCGATCCTGTAGGAACATATGATTTTTCACCAAGTTCTATGAGCAATTTTTCGTAACTGTTCATAGATACCATTTGTTGTTGTGTGAACCCCTGCATATCAAACCCAAGCCAATTTCCAAAGATGAATTCGGTTGCCATAAATCCGTATGTTAGATATTGTTTGTATGTGTCTACAGTGTTATCCAATGACAATTTACGAACACTTATTTCATATGTTTTTTGCATATTGTTTAGGTCCGAATGAACATTGAATTCAGGAATATCAGCGTCTTTATACGATTTTTTAAGTAACTCAAACTTAAACAATATTTCCCTCTTTGCATCTTCTTCGTCCAACTCACTTGCAGGTATATAATTTACATCTCTTAGTTCTTTTCTACCCGTATATGTTCCTTGTGCTTGTAACTGTCCTAGATTCGGAGGATTGTGTTTTTGATGATTATACTTGTATTTTTCTGTAGATGATGCGACACTTTCTTTATCAGAGTCATTTAATAGTTCCTTTAGACGAACAGACATATCGTCACTCGAACTTTTTGATGATACTGTACTATTTGTTGATGTTGTTTCTGTCGTATCTGTCGATTTCGATGATTTTGACGAATGAGTAGATTTATTAGAATGTCGTGAATATTCAGAATGCCGAGAAGAATGCGATCGTGACGAACGCGATGACCTAGACGACCTCGAATGACCCTTTTCTGAAAATGCTTCTTCAACATCCTTCTCTTTGTTAATAGGTTTAAAATTTTCAATGTTTTTGGGTATATAAGGTTTATTAATAAGATCTTGCTTAATCTTAGCTTTGTTTTCACACAACTCAAGATACAAAATAGGCATACTTGGAAAATTAGCCGATTTATCCTGTTGTGGCCTACTCAAAGGAATTTTTACCACTTTTATATGAGTTTTTTTAACCATTTATAACTGTGGAATCATAAACTTTAAATGGTCTTTTTAAAATCGAAATCACATATTCACGCATTTGCATTTAAATGTATATTGAAAACACATTGTTACTTAAACTTATTTTGAACACTCCTATCTACATCACTACACAGGAATGGAATGACGCTGTCTCTGACTTTGAAACTTCCTCTTTCTCTGACCTTGACTCTACTGACGGTTATGACACTCTCGATCACGATGAGGACGAAGATTAGCATTCGAATGTTATTATTTTAGCATTCGAATGTTTATTGAGTTATACCTTTTTATAAAATTATAAATTCTTAAAAAGTATAAATATGTATATAGCATTCGAATGCTATTATTTTGACTTTTTTAGCATTCGAATGTTTATTGAGTTATACCTTTTTATAAAATTATAAATTCTTAAAAAGTATAAATATGAGTGGAGAGGAACAAATTGATATATAAAATAAATAAGTAAGTAATAATAAATGAATTCAGTGCAGACGCATATAGCTCCGAGTTATAAGAAAATAAAGGAGTATGAAAGGAGAGGATGGAAGATTTTCAATAAAAACAAGAATATGCACGATTTAGCTGTTGTTATGGAGAATGAGCAGTTCAAGCAGTTTTTCGATGAGCATTTCAAGACGTGGGATGATGTAAAGACAATTATTATGTTTATGAAGGTATATCAATTGATAGATAACACGTATCCTTTATTTACGCCTCAACAAAAGATATGTATTTTACATGACATTATTGAAAACAAGGATTCGCGTCATACCATCTCTACATATATGCAAAACTGGATAGATAGTTCCAACATCCCAAGAAGTATTCAAGTTGTAAATTGATATTTTAATGTACATGTATTAAAATATAAAATGAGAATCAGTTCGTTAATGAATACACCTAGAAACTTGTATATTACCAGGGTAATTAGATGTAATTTAAACAGTACACAAAAGGGTGTAAATCATACTTTGGAAAGTCCATGTCATATGGATAAGCAAAGTTTCGTTGAGGTAAATAAACAATTGGAAAATATGAGTAAAGATATCGAAGGTATTCGTTCTAGTGTAAGCACAATGGCTGGATGTGTTTTTGGTGGTGCTTTAGGACTTTTTATTTCAGGTATTATAAAGCTTAAATTCTAATTTAATTTACAAATTGATATTTTAATGTATGCGTATTAAAATATAAAATGAGAATCAGTTCGTTAATGAATACATCCAGAAATATGTATACAGCCAGATTAATCAGAAACAGTACGCAAAGGGGAGTAAATCATACATTGAAACGTCAATGTCATATGGATAAAAAAAAGTCCAGATGAAGTGAATAAACAATTGGAAAATATGAATAAGGATATTAAATCTATTCGTTCCGATGTAAACTTTCTAGTTTTAAGTGTTTTCGGGTATGTATTCGGTGCTGTTGCGGGCATTATTATAAACAAAATATATTAGATAATCAGCCTGATAGCAAGTTACAAAAAATGATTTGTATTTCATATAGGTATATGAAATAAATGTGTGCGATATGTGATACACCACAAGAAGAACTAATCGATTCTACTTTTATAATTTGTTCTGAATGCAATATACTAAAAGAAATACCAAAAGAGCTTGTAAAATTGCAAGCTTTATGGTGTTTTTTAATTAACATAAGCGAAATACCCAAAGAACTTGTTAACTTGGTAGAACTTAATTGTTCTATTTGTTTTAACTTAAAAGAAATACCAAAAGAACTTGTTAACCTAATGTCACTTAATTGTTTTAGGTGTACACTCCTTAAAGAAATTCCAAAAGAACTCGTTAACTTGAAATTACTTAATTGTGTAGAATCTATGGTAAAGAATATACCAAGAGAACTTGTTAACTTAATACACCTCTGGTGTGATTGCACGAATATCGAATATATTCCAAAAGAACTTACGAAGTTGAGCACACTTTGTATTTCTAATTGTTTAAATATTAAAGAAATTCCAAAAGAACTCATTAATCTGGTTGAATTAAATTGTGATAATTGTCCTAATATCGTAGAAATACATAACTTTAAAAACCTCAAATTGATCGCCTGCTATAATTGTCCTAAACTTACTTTTGCTCCCACTCATCTAATCAAAAATCAAGTTATATTAAACATCATAGAATCCAATTACCAGAAATACCGTAAAGAAGCTTGTAAGAAACTTGTTTTTACTATCCTTGAAGAACTCATACAAAAAACTTGGGAACCAAAGAGAGCAAGAGATTGGTGCTGGGACGAAGAAGAAAAGAAGTTTATGAATGGAATGTTTTATTAAATTGATATTTTAATAAGCGTACATTAAAATATAAAATGAGATTCAGTTCATCCAAAAATGTATCAAGAGCGTGTTTGAATTGGTATAAAGGTTTAAATTATAAACAACCTATATAAACAGACTTTGTGAAAAAAATTGCTGCTGGGTATATACTTGGAGTCGGGATTGTGTATACAATCCCTGAAATGGATATGGTAGGATTTTAATTACTAATAGAAAATTAGTAATTTATTCGTCGTCGTCAGGGTTGACACTTTCATTGTCGATTTGGTCTTTTGATTTTATGTAGATAAAAATGTCTCCCAAAGAACCGACAGAACTTTTAAAGAGGAGAGGAAGACCCTTTTTCGGGAAAATTTTCATAGTGGTGTGAAGACCAGCGATTTTTGTGATACGAGCGAGTTTTTCAGTTTCAAAATTTACAGAGTAATCTATGGTTTTCACATTTTCATTGTTAGTACCGAATGTTACTTCACGAGAGTAAACGTTTGAGGCGTCGCAAGAGAATTTTATTTGAGACCCGCAAGTTTCGATAGATATGGTAGAGCCGATGTTGTTCATGTCTTTGCACATTTTCTGATATTCAGCAGAAGATACAATGATTGGCTTACCATAACCAGTGGGAGTGTCAATGTCCAAGTTTTGTATGCTTTGAATTGTTATGTAGGAGGTGGATACACGGTCTTTTTCTTTAGGGATGACTTGAATGCCGAGATTGTTTCTATTTTTGTCTTCGATAAAGAGAATGATAGAGTCCTTTTTCTTGATTGATTTTAACATTTTGTAAAAGTGGTTGAGATTGATGCCGAGATACATTTTCTTTTCAGTGTGTTCGTATTGGTATACGTTGAAATGTTCGGCTACAAGATTAAGATCGATGAGAATGTGTCTATGATGGTCAATCATTTTTAATTTGATACCATCCTTGTCAATTTCAAAACAAGCAACTCGTATGTTATTTTGTAATAGTTCACTTAGTAGTTTAAACACATGTCCTTCGTGCGCTTGAGCTGCAAATATAGTTTTTACATTCTTATTAAAAATAGTTGACATTTTCATTTAGCGACAACACTTTAAATATTCATTTCATCCTTAAACATTCTGCTACGTACTCCTCTGGAAACATCTCACATACCTCCTCATTCCAATTCCATATACGTGAAGGTTGACACGCCTTTGAAATTAACTCATCATATATAGTATCATGAAACTTCTTAGTCATCTTTTTACGATATATACCCATTTGAAAATATGGATGGTAATTGAACTTATTATAAGATATCCCATCCCAATCCCAAGGTTTATATGGATTGGCTTGAATAATTTCCCAAGTGATGTTTGGATTTTGAGATATCCCATACCAATCCCAAGGTTTATCTGGATTGGCTTGAATAATTTCCCAAGTGATGTTTGGATTTTGAGATATCCCATACCATTTCCAATGTTTATCTGGATTGGCTTGAATAATTTCCCAAGTAATGTTTGGATTTTGTGATATCCATCTCAAATCCCAAGGTTCATCTGGATTGGTTTGAATAATATCCCAAGTGATGTTTGGATTTTGTGATATCCAAAACCAACTCCAATCTTTATCAGGATTGGCTTGAATAATTTCCCAAGTAATGTTTGAATTTTGTGAGATATACCACCAATCCCAATCTTTATCAGGATTGGCTTGAATAATTTCCCAAGTGATGGTTGGATTTAAAGATATCCATCTCAAATCCCAAGGTTCATCTGGATTGGCTTGAATAATATCCCAAGTGATGTTTGGATTTTGTGATATCCCAACCCAACTCCAAGGTTCATCTGGATTGGCTTGAATAATATCCCAAGTGATGTTTGGATTTCGTGATATTTCATACCAACTCCAATCTTTATCAGGATTGGCTTGAATGATTTCCCAAGTGATGTTTGGATTTCGAGATACCATTTCCCAATCCCAAGGTTTATGTGGATTGGCTTGAATAATATCCCAAGTGATATTTGGATTTAAACATATATAACGCCAACTCCAAGGTTTATCAGGATTGGCTTGAATAAATTCCCAAGTAATGATTGGATTTTTAGACAACAAAAACCAATTCCAAGGTTTATCATGATATTTATTTAGTAAATCAATTAGTGTATTTTTACTGATATATGTCATATTATTAGATATATATGCCATATATCAAAATCATTTTTTGAGTTACATGCAAATAATGAGTCGGATAAATAAAAAAGGTTAAATAAAATCTTTTTAGTATAGTAAATGGCTACATTTGATAGAGATGATATGTTGATAGCATATATGGAAGATCAAGACTTTGATAGTTCCGGCAAACCAAAGTTTAATCATGGAAATAAACCTACGGTGTTAATGATTCAAGGGTCTTTCTGTGGATATTGCACACAGGCAAAGCCAGATTTTGTGAATGCAGCGTTATCCGATAAGAGTGTAAATTGGGGAACTATACAAATTGATGGAGGATCATCTGAAAAGGCATTGATAGACAAGATATCTCCTAAACTATCCAACTATAGAGGTGTTCCTACGTATATTGCGATAACTCCTCAAGGTAAGATAATAGAGTATGACGGAGGTAGAGATACAAAAAGTATATTAGCATTTGTAAAAAGTTTGTGAGTCAATTAAATTATGTAATTACATATGTAATTACATAATAATATATGTAATATAATAAATAGGATGGTGTTACTAAATAACAAAAATTTTGTTGTGTATGATTTGGACGATGAAACAACTATAAAACAACGAATAGCATCGGTTATGAATACCTTGCCGAAATATTTGTATTTTATTACAGAGATAGGGTCGGATGATATACAAGTTGAAGATTTATTACCGCATATAATGGATCAGTCACTTGATTTCGGAAAGGTGTATAATTATATACAACCCAAGTTATCTGCGAATGTTGATATCCTTGAGGATGTGATATATCCGTGGGTGGTGTATAATAAAGGGTTTAGTGGGATAGATGCGATATATCGTGATTATTTTTTTAATGATGCAAAAAATATTATACAGGAACTGACAACATTGAATGTCGATGTATCAAAAATATATACCCGAGATTCTTCACAAATTAAGGATGGGTTAATGAGAGCTATTGAAGCGAATAAAGCAAGGGTAAAGATAACGATTGAGATGTTTAAGCATTTTACGCAGAAAGGGGTAGATTATACAGAGTTTGAGATGTCAAGAACGACATTTATATTGAGATTTGATATACATGATTTGACATTGCTTGAATTGTTTGATTGGATAAGTGTAAATCCAGCGGTTCCTTTTTGTACAGTTGACAATTATTACAAGATATTCAAGGATTTTGTTCCTTCTATATATTGGAATATATCAGACAGGGATGCAATAATCATATATGTTTCACAACTCAAAGAATTGGTATTATCTGATCCTGAAAATGATAACAACGAGGATGATTATTCTCGTATACTTGTGTATATGGATAAAGGAGTTGTGAATTGCAAGATTAATTTCAAGATTAAGAATACATATGTAACAAAAGACCAATTTATCGAGAGATTTCTAAATATATTCGGTGGTAAGTTAGATGGAATAAAAATGACCGAGACAGAAGATAACGTGGATGGTATTTTTTATATTCCGAAACAGATGATGGATAAGTATGTGTTTTCTGATCTAGTGATGAATGATCCCATTTTTCATATGTTGTTGAGTATCGATGAAAGCGAAAAAACTACCAAAGATAAGTCGGGCTTGTATATATATTTCAAGAATAACAATCTAGGAGAGATTCGAGCAACCGTTACAGAAAAATATCGTATCAAGAGTGACCTAAGTATGCGAGAAAAGCCGATAGATGTGTTTCCTTTTAATGGGGTGTATATAAGGATAAAGATAACGAGAGCGTTGAATAAGAAATCGGTAGAGGGATTTATGAAAATTATGTCACAGTTGTTTGTATTGTACAATTCCAAATTTCCAGAGGTTGTTAAATTTTATAGACAATATATCCCAAATTTTGGTTCTCGTCCTGCGTTTGTTCCAATAGTAAAAGAGCAAGTATTAAAAGACATTGTTCCTGAATTCTTTAAAGGGGGTCTTTATAAGAGATCGTGTCTGAAACATCCACGTATCGTTTCAAAAGCAGAAGCAGAAGAAATCAAAAAATTCATATTATTTCCGAAAACTCCAGAGGAAGGAACGCAATATTATTATGTGTGTGACCAACATAATAGATTTCCAGGGTTGAGATTAAATCAGTATACAAAAAGCAAGTACAAGTATGTTCCTTGTTGTTATTTACGGGACCAGCGGGAAAATATGAATTCAGCTTATTACAAGTATTATTCAGATGAACCTGTGGAAGAAAAGAAACAGACACAACAGCGTATTATTACGACGAATAAAATTGTGGATGTTAACAATTTTGGTATATTGCCAGAGAATATAAATAGACTATTTGAGATTTCCACATTGATGGACATCAACTATTCTTTCTATCGAAAAGGAGTGAATAGAAGCACGAGTAGTTTTCTCGAATGTATCATTGATGCAATGCTTGGACAGACAAAGTTGTCATTTGTATTATCAGAGAGGAAAAAGTTGGCTGAGATAGCGAGAACGACAGGTATTTGTAGGCAGGAATTGTATGATAATACGCCAGAAGAAATAGGAGAAAATTTGAGTGATTTGAAGACGTATATGAATCCTAGATTGTATATACATTTACTTGAAAAAGTATACAAGTGTAATATTATGATTTTCACACAAGAGAATATATCTGGAGAAATGGTATTACCTCGTTATCTTCAAGCCTATTTGAAACAAAAAACAAATTATCCGTGCGTGTGTATTCTTGAACATATGGGTAGCGAATCAGACCAAGCACAATATCCTCAGTGCGAGTTAATTACACAATGGGATGAAACACTTAAAAAGTCTTTTTACAAATTTGAGGTAAATAGTGTTATATATAATAGTGTTCTACAAGTATATAACAAACTATCACTTACATACAAGTTGGATAAACAAGTTACTCTTGTTGATTTTCCATTTCCAGAGACGATGATAAAAGGACAAGAAATTGACTCGTATGGCAAATGTAGAAAACTTCATATATCATATCAAGGAAAGGATGCATGTATATTCTTGAGTCCAGTGATGCCATTTGCTACTCCGGAAGTGTATGGAAAGAATGTGGCGATGAATTTGAGTGATGCAATGTCGTTTATAGAGTTTGTGAATATGAAAAATGTGTATCAGGTAGTAAAATCTACAACGATTGAAATATCGGGAATGGTAGGAAATGTTAAAGTGTCTATTCCAATTAAAGATACGATGATTGCTAGCAATATTCGGGTGAGTGAGTCTAATATTGCATATACACCTTCTGTAGTGTCAACACTTGATATGTTTAATAGGAATCGAAAGTTGGCAATTTATCTGACTGAATATATATTTTGGAGTTATTCGCGTTTTTTGTATGATAATGATACAGAACTTATGAATGATGCGACGATTGAAATGTTTGTGTCTGACAACATTCTTATTGACAATAATTTTATATATGGAAATGTATCAAAAACATTTTCATTAAACAGTGGTGTAATGAAAGACAATAAAATCGTTGTTCATGACAATGAAACGCTCAAAAGACTTGTATATGTCCTAAAATTAAACATTCAAAGACAACCAGAGAAAATACTTTTATATCATGAACGGTTATCCATCGAAAACTACTATAACGACATTTCCGATTTTGTCTCTCATCCTACACAAGTTATTCTTTACGGACCAGAATCCGTTTCTAAATGGGTAAGTGAGAAAAATTTATATTATAAACTATATCATACTGTAAATACAACAACTTTATCTCCTTACTTTTTTAAGAACAAACTCGTTGACAATACAGTATTTTTGGCACAGAATTGTGACACACTTGAAAAGGCTATAAATGTTGGTAAGGTGTGGGTGTCTGAGCATTTCAACATTGGTATGGATGCGGTGGCTGATATGGTTCCGTCTTTTACGTTGTATTCTTATAAAAGTTCATATGATATCAAAAAATATTATGTTGAGGGTTATAACTCCAACAATCTCCAAATCATAGGATATAAACTAACAACAGATGACACTACAAAATCTCAATTCACCGTATTGCTAGAGTTAGAATAATTATAATTTTAATTAAAATTAGAATTAATAAATGACGTCAGGTTTAAATTATAGATATGAGACAGTTGATGATGCAGTGGTAGAAAATGTAAGTTTACAGAGAAGTAACATTGATAATAGTACGGTTAATGACTCTTCGTACGAGTCATCCGACCTATCGAATAGTAAAATATCCTATTCAAATTTTGGGTATACAAGTTTCAAACGATGTATTTTAAATAAGATTAAGATAGATATTTCGAAATTTGACGAGTGTGATCTGTCTCTAATTAATATGCAAAAGGCGACTATAACAGACACGCTATTTAGTGAATGTGATTTATCAGATGCAAGAATAACAGACTCAATGTTAATAGGTTCAGACTTTACAAGTTCTAAATTTAAAAATACAACATTGGTTAAAGTTAATCTAACAAAAACAAGCTTGACAGCAACTGAATTGGATACTGTCACTGTTCATAATTGTAATTTAACGAATGCTGATTTTCTAGAAGCTAATATAACGGATTCAAATTTTTCAAACTGTGGTTTCACAGGGAGTAATTTTAATCAAACAAAGATTTCCAATACCGATTTTATAGATGGTTACTTTGTAGGTTCTGAATTTATAGAGGCAACTATAAAGGAATGTCAATTTCCTGGGTCTAACTTTTATGGTGTTGAGTTTACAAATTGTATATTAACAAATGTATCATTCAATGGAGCCAACTTGACGAACGCTAATTTTATGGATAGTAATTTGGTGAATGTAACATTCGATGATGCTATCACTGATGGTATAATGTTACCTCATGACTATTCTATAAACGGTTCCGATTCTATTAACAATTTAATTTCAACAGCTGATTCTGCACAACTTGATTCTGTTCATATTGATGAATCTAAAATACCATCCGTGTGCAATGACCTTGTTATGTTAGAAGACCTCGATATAAATAATGAGATGGCTGATAATCCAGATTTCTTTATTCTCGTTTTTCCTTCTGATAAAGAAGATTTTAAAGTAATCTGTAAAACGCGAGAAGAAATAAAGTTATCGGTAAAAGATGTTAATTCTATTTTCTATGAATGCACTGGTCGATTCAAAAGAGATACTCTTCCAGATGGGACAGTAGTAGAACTACGTGATAAAGTGATAGGTCCAATCAATGAAACACCTTATGTAAAAATACACGGTGTAGGTGGTGCTCAAGTATACATTGACATAAAACAGGTAAAAACACTTTTAAATTCGACTGAACGTGTTTATTATGTATATCCGGTAAAAGAGATAACACATTCTATTTCTTGGAATAATAAATTTAATCCAGCTCCAAGTTATATAAGTTCTAATCATTGTCAGGATAGGTCGAACATTTCTGTTTATACATTAAAAGTATGCGAAGGTGATTGTATATTATCAAACAAATTTAGATGATACTTTATACTTTGTATACTCTGTATTAAGTAAAGTATACAGAGTATACAAAGTATAAAGTATATATAAAGTTATATATTGTCTAATATAAATGTGTGATATATGTTGCGGAGATTACAATAAGACATCTCGTAAGGAGATAAAATGTGGATTTTGCGATTTTGCGTGCTGTCTAGCATGTACAAAAAAATATCTACTAGGAGAGGGAGTTGGAGGCGAACCTCATTGTATGAGTTGCAAACATGAATGGACGTTGGAGTTTTTGAGTGAATATACACCCAATTCTTTCCATAATCAAGAATATCGAGAACATCGTGTAGACTTGTTATTTCAGAGAGAAAAGAGTTTATTACCAGAAGCACAACCAAAAGCCGAACAGTTACTCAAGTTGAAGATAGTAGAACAAAAGATGTTGAAGGAATTGGAGAAGTTAGAAGAACAAAAGGCGCCTTATCGTAAAAAAATGCAAGAAATAGATGAAAAAATGCGTGAAGCAAGGGAACAGTACTATACAGAAAGAGCCAAATTGAGAACAGAACCTGTTGAGAAAAAGAAATTTATCCAAGCGTGTCCGTCAAATGATTGTAATGGGTTTTTGTCATCGTCTTGGAAATGTGGATTATGTGAGACTTGGGTATGTAAAAACTGTAGGTGTATAAAAGCAGGTAAGGATGATGAAAATCATGTATGTAACAACGATTTGGTTGAAACTATAAAGTTGTTATCGAGTGATACAAAAAATTGTCCGAATTGTGCGTCTGCTATATTCAAGATATCAGGATGTTCGCAAATGTTTTGTACGGTATGTCATGTACCATTTGACTGGAACACTGGAAAAATTGTCAAGGAAGTCATACATAATCCTCACTATTATGAATGGCAACTACAAAACCGTGGAGCGGTGGAAAGAAACCCGAATGATATGCAATGCGGAGGAATACCGGATTTTAGTACGATACAGGTACATTTAAATCGTACTCTTAGAACTATGGAAAAGGCTAAGATTGATTCTATACAAAAAGAGATATCTCAAATAGTTCGTATCTTATATCACATTGAACGTGTAGAATATCGTCGTTATCCACCCAATATCGGGCATCTCGATAACGAAGACCTTCGTATAAAATTTTTAATGAAAGAAATTTCTGAAGAAGACTGGAGACAAGAACTAAAAATACAGCAAAAGAAACACGAGAAAAATCATGCTGTTCATCAAGTTCTTGAGATGATTGTTCTTACTGCTTCTGACATTCTTAGAAATATACTTGTTCCTTCTAACGATATTAACCAAAGTTTACAAGAACTTAGAAATCTTAGAACGTATGTAAACTCTTGTCTTAAAAAGGTTGCTAAACGATTCAATAATACCGCTCCTAACATCGATGATGATTGGAACCTGATTAGAATAAAATGAATAAAGTTACTTTCTCCTTTATCAAAACAACTATGAGTGACCTTATGTATAACAACCCTGTATATGACAAATATGAGATCCACGAAATATTTGGTAATTGGATTGAAGATGATGATTGCGTTTCAACCGATAATAATATTAATGTTGTGAATTATTATGATGACACCACTGAAATTTTATATTATGAAGATAGCGACGACGAGTTTTTAGAAGAGGTGGGTGAAATTTTACGATACGACCAATCTTTTTTTGGAAATTCGTAATTGATATTTAAAAATTTGATTAGATAATACGAGTATTGATCCCGAATACACAAAGTATTCGGGGGCGTAGCGCAATGGTTAACGCAGCGGATTCCAAATCCGAAGATTCCGGGTTCAAATCCTGGTGTCCCCAAATATTAATTCTTAACAGGAACTAATATTTAATTTGAGAGATTTATAATCTCGATATGTAATAAATGTCAGATATACAGCGTGGATTAGATATTGCTAATTATTATCAGGATATATTAGATAATCCAGTTCCACTTGTTCCGTTTAATCGAAATGCACTCGAGTTGTTAAAAGAACGATGCAAACAAGGAATGTCAGCAGAGAATGTTTTCTCAATGTCCGGATTGGCAGGTCCTCAATCATCAAAAGGGTGGGATACTGTTGAAACAGGTGATTTTAATTTTCCTGTAGATCATGGTCCTCATTATGGGATTAGAGGCGAATGGTGGTATTTAGCAAGTAATTTTTGGGTGACGGGTTTAGATAAACCCATTTCTATTTTATTTGTGATTGCAAGGAATGGAGTGTTACCTCCATATATGTTAAAAAATCAAGATCCTAAAGATGTTCAAGTTGTTACAGGGATTTTGAATGTTACTCTACCTGATAAACAAAAACATTACAAAGAACAAGTATTTGTTGATGGTAAATTTGTAACAATGTCCCATTCTCCCTTTTACGTGAATGCAGGTTCTCCTGATATTTCTTTTAGATCTGATACGAATGGTAGTATTTTCCCGATGACCGTAACAATAAAAATCAACACTTCTGAAATAGTACTAAATCTTAAAACATCTACAATTCCTGATTATTTCGCTCAAGGTATCAATGGATGTGCTCCTTGTGTTTCCGGTTTAGGATTTAGATACTATTCTTGGCCTAACATTTCTGCAACAGCAAACATTCTTATCGACGGAAATCAATATACATCGTCAAACGGTTCCGCTTGGATGGACCATCAATGGGAAAGTCATATGATGCCTCTCGGATATCTTGATAATTACTATCTTCGTGCTGTTGAAAATGTGGCACAATATATACAAAATAAACCTCGTATTTCAAATCCTTGGAATTGGTTCTTTTTCCAATTGAATGACAATACTCAAATTACGACTGCTCTATTACCTGCTCCTGACATAGAAACTGGAAAAGGCCCGTATAAATTGACTATTACGAGTATATTAGACAGTAACAACAATACTCTTAAAAGAAAAGATGTTGATGCTACCGTTACATATCACGATTGGATAAAAGGTCCATCCGGAACTATTTATCCTATCGGATGGACAATTAATTTACCATCGGAAAATATGATATTGTTCTTGACCCCAACATTACAGGACCAATTTACAGGTGCGAATGGAGGAGAATTTTATGAGGGAGGTATAACAATCACGGGAACTAAAAATGGAAAAGATGTTACAGGTGTTGGATTTGCTGAAATGTTTGCGTATCTTTCTTCTACTAAAACAATTGATGCTTTTTTGAAAAGTCTCAATTTTTCGTCTAATAACATTCAAACACATCGTAACGATTTTATGCCCGTCAGACCAAACATTTGGATCTTTATAATATCTATACTCATCGTCCTTTCCCCTCTTTTTATTCTTACATTTATCATCTATTCTATCCTCTCAATTATGTAATTTGTATACGTAGACGTATTATTCTTATCCTTTCAATTATGTAATTTGTATATACGACTTATACGTATATACAAATTAATCGATAGATTTTAATATGCAAAGCGATTGTTCTTTTGATATTTGTGTAAATGTTGTTGTGACGAATACACGTTTGTCACCGTTAATCATAATATTCTCTATCTTTTGGATGGTAAAGATACCAGGAGGTATGGTAATTTCGTATTCATAGTCTTTGTTGTAAAAAGTTTCAAATTCTTCATCTTTTCCATATTCAGGCATATGAGGTGGTCTATAAATGTCTTCTGTTACAATAAGTTTAGTATCGCCAGGAACTAATATCTTAAATATAATATTCATATCCTTTTTCCATTTAGCTGTAAATTCTACTGATGTACTGGTAGATAGGAAGATAGGGCTTATACGTGTTGCGCCAACCACCATATTATCCCAGTGTCTGCCTGAACGATAGACACACCATTCAATGTCTGCGGAGTGTAAAGAGTTATCATAAAGTTCGTTAGCAACATCGTAGAAATCGCTTACAAAATTTATTATATCTGTTCTATCAAGTTTTGGATTATTAAATTTTGGGAGTTCTTCCTTGTCATTTTTTTTGATATAAATTATTTCTGCAAGTTCTGTTATATATCCATCTTTTATTTTTTCCATTGTTTCACCAATTAAATTATGTTCATATTCGCTATCTCTGTATTTTATCTTCTGATGTATTTTAGAAATTACATTCATCATTTTGAATATAAGCTCATCTGTTTCCCATTTACATTTCCAATCTTCGCTCATATTCGTTTCAGTTATTTCCGGAATAGGTTTTCTGACACGTACATTTTTAGTTATCACTCGAGTCAAGTTTGTTCCGGTTAAGTTTACGTTAAAAACATTCGCTTCCGTTAAATCAGCATCTGTTAAATCAGCACCTGATAAATTAGTATTATATAAATTGACATTGAACAAGTTAGCACCTTTTAAATTAGCACCCGATAAATTAGTTCCTGTTAAATTAGCACCCGATAAGTTAGCACCTTTCAAGTTTGTTCCTGATAAATTAGAATTTTTAAAAGATGCACCTGATAAGTCAAGCCCTTCCAAGTTAACTCCTGATAAATTAGAATCGTCTACAATAACCCCTTTTAATTTAGCATCTGATAATTTAACACGAGTTAGATCGATAAAAGTTAACGAGGTTTCAAACAATACAGTTTTGGTTAACTTTGTCTTTTCTAGATTAGCACCTTTCAAGTTAGAGTTTGACAAGTTAGCTCCCGACAAGTCAGCGCCTGACAAATTAACATTTGTTAATATACCATATTTTAAGTAGGCGTTTTTTAAGTTTGCACCTTTTAAGTTTGCACCTTCAAAAGTGCCGTATTCAAAATATGCATTCATAATAGCACCTGTTAAATTAACATCCTTAAAATTAACAGATGATATCTCAGCTTTTGTAAAATCAACACCTGTTAAGTCAGAACCCGTAAAATCAATATTAAAAAATCTTGAACCAATAAACTTAACAGATGTTAAGTTAGAATCGGTTATTTTACTATATCCAATATACGCATTTGTCAAGTCAGTCTTACTCATATTACACGCAGTAAAATAAGAATATACGATATTCGCATCAATTAGTTTTATATCCTGTAAAGATGAATTTTTTATTGTAACATCAGATATTTTTGCTTGTTTCATACTTGCATTGGTTATATTACATTTTTCAAAGACTGTTTTGTCTTTTATTTCAGATTTATCTAATAGACAATTTGTAAATGAACAACCTCCAAATACTGATCGAGAAATCGTAGCTGATGTTAATTTTGATTTTGAAAAATTACATTTTAGATATAAAGTGCGCGACATTTTACTATTTTTAAGATCTTTGCCACTGAAATTTTTATCACTTATCGTCTGATTCATTTATTATAATAAATGAATCATTTAATTTTATTCATTATCTTTCTCTTCATATATCTTATGTTCAGTTTATTCCATCACAATATCTGGCAATTTATCCATATTTTCAACAAGCATCATTGGACCTCTCCAACCAAGTCTTGTATCTTTTGGTAACTGTGTATAACTCTTTCCTGCAAATTTCTTTGGTATTTTAAAAACTCCTTGTTCGTCAATATTGGGTACATGGTCATATTCTAATGGATACCAACACCTATCCATATCAACATCAAATTCTCTATCATTGTCTATATGCGGATCGGAATCATATAACCACTCCCATATTCCATGAAGACCCGTTATTCGTGTGAAATTAATATAATATCCTTTACGAAAAAAATGTGACGGTCGTATCGGTAGACCTACGGGATTGTATTTAATATCACAAGATATATCATACATATTTCTATCCATAAAAAATATATGTTTTTTCTCATTTACAGGAAAACTTAACACATCACCTATAGTCAAATGATACTTTCTTGACTCTTTTACAAACTCTGTCGGACTAATTGTAACCATACTTTATATCCCGTTTCCTCATCGTTTAAATATATAAAAATGAAAAATATATACATAATATGATATGAATAGAAATGATAATTCCAGTCAGATGTTTTTCTTGCGGTAAAGTAATCGGTAATAAATGGGAAGAATACTGCCAATTACTTGAATCCGGTATCACCATCCAATGCGCACTAAATAAATTAGGAATGCAACGTATATGTTGTAGACGCATGTTTATGGGTAATGTCAACTCGATCGACAAAATTATGCTATATAATAATGATATCATCACTAACAAGTCATCATCATAAATTTTAAAGTATTTTATTTTTTTTTTGTTTTGTTTTTTTCTTGCTACATAATAAAATGGCATATGTTGTTGTACAGAAAAAAGCCCGCAAAGTAAAAGTGGGTAAAAGTGGAAAATATTACTATGTAAAATCTGGTCATAGAGTTTATACGACCAAAACAGTGATGTCCGGTTCTCCTCCTAAGAGATCCAAATCTCCTAAACGCAGTTCTAAGAAGAGATCCCGTAGCCCCAAGAGAAAGTCCCGCAGGCCCTGTCGTTATGGACGCAAGAAGAGCGGACGCAAGGGATGCAAGAAGAAATCTGGACGCAAGAGGTCTCGTTCTGGAAAGAAATCCCGTAGCCCCAGGCGAAAGTCTCGTTGCTCCCGTGGACGCAAGAAATCTGGAGGATGCAAGAAGAAACCCGGACCTAAGAAATCCCGTCGCAAGTCCGGAAAGAAATCCCGTAGCGCAAGGAAAAGGTCTCGCTGTTCCCGTGGACGCAAGAAATCTGGAGGATGCAAGAAGAAACCCGGACCCAAGAAATCCCGTCGCAAGTCCGGAAAGAAATCCCGTAGCGCAAGGAAAAGGTCTCGTAAACCCTGTAGTTATGGACGCAAGACGAGTGGTCGCAAGGGATGCAGTAAGAAGCGAGGACGCAAGAGTGCAGCGACCAAGAAGCGAATGGCTACTGTAGCTGCTAAAAAGGCTGGGTCAATGTTATTTTAATTTTGTAAAAGTCGCAAATAAATAATAAACATTTTGTTATAAATAAATGACAAGTATTTATAACTATCCAAAATCTTCGTGTGAGTGTTATGATGTTAATAGAGTATATACACAACCAGAAGGTCGTCCAAGTAACATGTCTGTTAGAGGGTGTGTTGAAGACGAATATCTAAAGTGCCATTCAACACAAGTGCCATTTAAAGTAGGAATAGAGCCAAAAGAGAGAAAAGGGTATTCATATATGAATCCAGAATCTATGAATTTTGCAGATGATTTTTATGCGATAAAGTGCGGAGATGATAAAAAAACATTTGTTAGTCATGATCCGAGATTGTATGATGTACTAAGAGCAACCGTAATACACGTTGACAGACCTCCTTATTCATCTCAAAGAAAATTGAATACACTCGTTGGAGACGAAACACTTGACCATTACGGACAACGATATAAAGGATATGAAGACACAAAGGGACAGATACAATATTACATTGATAATACGATATGTGATGCGTATTTTGAACCAGTATATTCGATACCGAGTAAAGTGACTGGATTTTTGTTTAAGGATCCAATGGGAAATATAAATCCGCAATATCAACGAGTTTCTGGTATAACAAATGAAAATCCTATGACAAAGACAGAGCCGTATTTTGGATGTCTATCTTGGATTAATGATAGTCAAGAACATAGGGAAGGGATTATGGCGACTCAATCGGCATTGTATAATAAACAGAGATGGATGCCGAGATGGACACAAAATGATTGAACTTTAATTCGAATGTTGATAACATATCGATGTTATCTCGTGTTTTTAATAATATTTAAATGATTATTAAAACCGTACATAAATGAATGAACAATATCCTGCAGATTTTATTGAACAACTTCAGACTGACCAGTCGATTCCGACGACAAGTGAAGTGCAATTAGTAGATACAATCTTTAAAAAAGATAAGAATTCGTGGGCGAAGATTTTTGATGAACTAAAAGGGTCTATAATAATAGGAATAATTTTTATAGTATTTTCTTTACCGCAAGTGGATAGTATCATTAAAAAGTTTGTTCCCGCGACAGAAAATTCTATATACATGTTGATTTTAATCAAGACACTCTTATTTATAATCGCATATTATCTCATTAAAAACCTATATATTGTAAATAGGCGTGTTGTCTAGATTATACATTGAATGATGACCAAATCTTTTCATTGTGAACTCAAATATGAATATCTGTGTCGATAAAAAGCCTATTGAAAAGAAAGCGCCGGTTATGTTATCGCCACATTTAGCATTCATAAATTTGAGTAATGAACAGTATACAAATATGGCTAAGAATGTTTGGATTATGACAAAGAACACGAGTTTTTTGTTATTGTTCATTGTTGGGTCTATTTTTTTGTAGAGCTTATAAAACATAATGTCTATAATAGTTCCAATAGCAATACCTGCTAACAATTCTGTGAATCCAATCACAGTATTTTTAAGTATATCGTAAAACCCCATTTATTGCTAATATGTTTTCTTTTTTGAGTAAATAAAAACTCCAATCAAAAACGGTAAAGAAATACCAATTGTATATAACAACAGTTTTCTTATATATATCCGTCTATCATCCTTATCTCCGTACATAATAAAATTTGGTTTTATTACTACCAACCCTAATAAAATCACAAATGGAATCGCTCCGTACGCAATATAAATTCCCTTCATATTACCCCCTATATTAATAGACGTATTACTTTTTATGTCTCCACCGAGTATTTGTCTGGCTTGGTTTGTTATTTCATTTATAATTTCATCATAATTTCTTTCCATTTACAGATTCGTCATATTATTTTTAAGTCATTAAAAATTAAGCCATTAAAAATCTTCTTCTTCGTTGCGTATATATTCTTCTTCTTCAATATAGTCATCATCACTATTCTGAATCATTTCCTCTAACACATCTTCTATGTCATCTTGACGAATGTCATCTTGTTGAATTTCATCTTCATCCATTTGTTTCGCAACCTGTTTCTTTGGTTTTTCAAAGATCACTTTATGCTGTTCAAGTAATTTGAAAACACCATCATAATGAAATTTCAACATTGGTGTTTTCTCATATGGTATACTGTTATCACATACAATATTATACAATGTTTCTTCGAATTTGTCACTATGCATATATCCCCTTTCATCTACCATATCCTTAATTCTTTCCTTGAATTCTAAATACTTTGTATCAGTTGCTTTCTTTGTTGATTTACTCTTTGTTTCCTTTACGGGTTTGTCCTCTTTGGTCTTATCCTCATTTACCTCCTTTTTTGGTTTCGTAATCGGTTTGTCGATCTTTGTTTCCTTTACAGGTTTATCCTCTTTGGTCTTATCCTCATTTACCTCCTTTTTTGGTTTCGTAATCGGTTTGTCGATCTTTGTTTCATTTACAGGTTTATCCTCTTTAGTCTTTACCTCCTTATTTGGTTTTGTAATCGGTTTGTCATCGATCTTTACGGGTTTATCCTCTTTGGTCTTTACCTCCTTACTCTGTTTTGCAATTGGTTTATCATCATCAGTATCATTTACACCCATTATTTCACTCACCTTTTTAACAATTTTTTTAACATCTTCTTCCTCTTCACTTTCACACAACATCTTTGGTTTCTTTTTAAGAGGAATAGATTCATCGTCGCTATCGTCTGGTGGTTGGATAGATAGTTTATTGATAGGTTCGTCTTCTTCGCAATTCAAATCAACATCTTCTCGAGGTTTTGGGATTATTTTCTTTTGTTTCGGAGGTTCAGCAATCTCATATTTCTTGTGTTTAGAACAATACAATGAATTTCCTGTTATTTTAGAACCACAATATTTTCCAGGTGTTTTTCCTTTAGTTAGTTTGTAAATACAAGTTTTCGCATTTGTGATTACTGTTGATGCTACTGATATTTTTGCAACATCGACTTCAGACTTTTCAGACTTGGAATCCGATTTTACAGACTTGGAATCCGATTTTACAGATTTTGAATCTGAGTTGTCATCGTTCGTGTTTGTTTCAATCTTATTCCAGAGGTCTTTTAGTTCGTTCTTGTCGATATTGTATTTTGTTGATATTTTGTTGATATAATTATCAACGCATTGTTCTGTTACTCGTTTGATTTGAGAAATAAACATATTGTATACATTATCGATTTCAACTGTCAACGTGTTCATTTTTTGTTTTTTAAATATGTAAATGTAAATTTCAATTTGATTTATAGTCTATTTAGGATATAGTAAAATGATTGAAGAAAAAGTCAGAAAATTTCGCGAAACATATGAAGAAAGATATGGTGTAGATATACTAAATTATTGTTGTAATAACAACGTGTATCACCTCGGTATAGTTATTGGAAAATATTTAGAGACTATATTCCCTCGTTCGAAAAACATATTGAGAGAATATGCATCTTGTCTTTTTTTGGGTAAAAAATATGTAGATGCATATGACATCTATAATCGCATCCTATCATTACCTTTGAACGAAACCGATAGTATCCAATTTATATATCGTTTACACCTGTGTATCACAAATGATATATCTATTTTAGATAGATACAATGTGTTTAGTCCATTTAGTAAGCAAGTGTCTAGTAAACATCCTTTGGTCACTGTAACAATAACGACATGCAAACGATTGGATTTATTTAAACAAACGATGGATACGTTTTTGAATTGTTGTTTAGATATAGAAAAGGTTGACAAGTGGTTATGTGTTGACGATAATAGTTCAGAAAATGATAGAAATGAAATGAAGAAACTGTATCCTTTTTTTGAGTTTATTTTCAAGACAGATAAGGAACGGGGTCATCCCAAAAGTATGAATATTATAAAGGATAGAGTGACAACGCCGTATATATTCCATTTAGAGGATGATTGGAAGTTTTTTTGTGCGAGGAATTATATAAGTGAGTGTATCGAGATATTAAATTGTAATAACAAGTATGGACAATGTCTGATCAATCGTAATTATGCAGAAGTTATTGAGGATATAAAAATAGTGGGAGGAATATATCATCAAACACATACAGGTATTAGGTATTATGTTCATGAATATGATGAAAATAGAAAGTGTAGTAATTTTAATTGTTTATACTGGCCCCATTTTTCATTTCGTCCGTCGATGATAAAAACGAGAGTATTAAGAGAAGTTGGAGATTTTTTGAATGTGAAACATTTCGAAAAAGAATATGCTCACAGATATGTAAACAAGGGATATAGTTCTGTCTTTCTTGAAGGTATCTACACTAAACATATAGGAAAACTTACAAGCGATAAAACAACATTAAATGCATATGACCTCAATAATCAGATACAATTTGAAGAGATAAATTACAAGGTATATATAATCAATCTCGAGAGACGTTCTGACAGACTTTGCAAGTTTATCGAAACAAATTCAAAGGAACTTGCATTTTTAGGTAGTATGAAACGATTTATTGCGGTTGACGGAATGAAATTACGTTCTACCAATCAACTACAACGTATTTTTGATGGGAATGACTATAATATGCGAAGAGGTATGGTTGGATGTGCACTAAGCCACATACAATTATATATAAACTTACTAGAATCAAACCACGATTTTTATATCATCTTTGAGGATGATATTACTGTAACTTTGAATTTTGAGGAGAAACTGAAAACGGTCTTTTCAAGTATACGAATGATTGATTGGGATATTGTTTATTTAGGTCACACTATTAGAAAACAATTCGTAACTGAACATACATATGATACCCATTCTCTTCCTATCATCGAAAAATGGGATAAGGATACCAGCTTAAAACGTTCAATGGGAGGAACAGGTGGATATATGATATCGAAAAAGGGTGCTGAAAAATTATTGGAGTTCATAAACACGAAAGGAATGACAAACTGTATAGATACTATGCAACAGAAATCGGCAGATATATTAAATGTTTTTTATTGTTTGCCACATCTTATATACAGCGAATGTTCAGATTCTGACATTCAAATGCATTATGACTCTCTTACAGCCGTAGACAGACTAAAGGACGAACTAGAATTTTATAATACAAATAATATACCTGTGATGGAAATACAAGACTACACTGACATCATCAACGACTTGACAAGAATGTATTATAGTTATTCTATCAACAACCATCCTACCTACACTATTCATACTCCTGAACAGGTTTATATCTACGTCACCCACCCAACTGACTTTATCTCTCAGAATAGATACTTTGATAGACTAAAGAAGAAGGATAAATACTCTATCGATGATGTATTCGTATTCAAATGTTAGCATTCGACTTTCAAATGTTAGCATTTCATATTTCATATATTTATATACTTTTTATGTTTTTGAAATATATAAAAAGTATATAAATATATGAAATATGAAATGCTAAAAATTTGATGTTGTAGCATTCGAATGCAAAAGTTAACATTTATATTGAGATATATAAATGTCAACATTCTCGATTAATAATACATTTGTCGATAAGATAAGTATGACTCCCGTATCTATGGTCCCTATTTTTAACGTAAATAAATTAACAGACATTCCCATTCCTTCTTCTACTCCCTCAAACGGTGATACTTTTGTATACGATAGTATAACATCGTCTTACATATATGAAACAAACGGAGGAGGATTTTCTGACCCTATCGCTATAGGTACCGATGCCGGAGAAAGCTCGCAAGGTTTTGGTGCTATAGCTATAGGTATTAGTTCAGGACAGACATCTCAATCTACAAATTCGATTGCGGTTGGAGATTCATGTGGACAGGGAACACAAGGAACAACATCTATTGCGATTGGGAATTTAGCAGGGCAAACGAGTCAGGGAGATTATTCGATTGCAATAGGGAATTCAGCAGGTACAAATACACAAGGAGATGCGTCAATAGCAATAGGATTAACAGCAGGTCAAGTGTCACAGGGAGGTAGTTCAGTGGCGATAGGAAATATAGCAGGGAGAACTTTACAAGGAAATGAGTGTATCGCAATTGGAGAATCATCTGGTAGATCAGCACAAGGAATTGATGCGATAGCAATAGGAAAAACAGTGGGAGAAGAAAATCAAGGTGTATCTTCAATAGCAGTAGGATTATTTGCAGGAACAGTAAATCAATTGGTAAATTCAATAGCAATTGGTGAAACATCTGGTAGAACAAATCAACAAACAACTTGTATAGCAGTTGGATATGAAGCTGGACAAAATATACAAGATAATAAATGTATAGCAATTGGAAAATCTTCAGGTAAAATAGTACAAACTGACTCTGCTATAGCTATTGGAACAAATGCAGGGTTTACAAAACAGGGATTAAGTTCGATCGCTATTGGAACAAATTCTGGAAAAACTTTTCAAAGTTATTATGCTATCGCTATTGGAACAAATGCAGGTGAAGGTGTAGGGATTGTAGTGTCAGCTGCTCAAGGTGTTAACTCTATAGCTGTCGGACAACTAGCTGGAAGTAGTTCACAATCTGTCACGTCTATTGCGATTGGAACAAATTCGGGGCAAACACAACAATCGGTAAATGCTGTTGCAATTGGAAATAATTCTGGAAATATATCACAAGGATTGTCTTCCGTTGCTATCGGTGATTTTGCAGGGAATACACCTCAACGAACCAGAACAGTTGCAATTGGAACGAATGCGGGACGAGCATCACAGGCGGCGCAAGCTATTTGCATAGGTTCAAGTGCAGGTCGGACACTTCAATCCGCAAATGCGGTCGCAATTGGAAATAATTCAGGACAAAGTCGACAAGGTGACTCTTCTATCGCCATTGGTAATTCAGCAGGTCAATCCACTCAAAATAACAACTCTATCGCTATAGGGTCTTCTGCCGGTATGTCTGCCCAATCCACTGATGCTATCGCTATCGGTACTTCTGCTGGTTCCATCACTCAAGCTTCTTCTTCTATCGCAATCGGTAATTTAGCTGGTCAAACAGGCCAGAATGCTAATAGTATCATCTTAAATGCAAGTGGATCTGCTGTAAATTCAACAGCTGTGAGTAGACTCTATGTAAGACCAATCAGAGCAACCCCAGGAGGTGAAACAGCGGGTGCTTTACAATGGGATTCTACATCAAAAGAAGTAATTTATAACTCTTTAAAAACATTCGTTATCAACCATCCTACTCAACCCAATAAATACCTGGTACATGCATGTATGGAAGGCCCTGAATCTGGTGTATATTATAAGGGAGAAGGATACATACCATCTGGAAAAAGAAAAGTCAAGATATCTCTTCCTGATTATGTAAACAAGTTAGCGACGGAGTTTTCTGTTATATTAACTTGTATAGGAAGACCTGTCTCATTAAGTTCATCACCCGTAAAAGACAATAAGTTTACAGTAAAAACATCAAGAAAACACATATCTTCAGACATATCTTTCTTTTGGGTTGTATATGGAAAAAGAGAAAATGTGTACACAGAACCACTTAAAACAGACATTATCGTAAAAGGAGATGGACCCTATAAATATTTGAAATGCTAAATATTTAGCATTCGAATGTAAAAGTTTAGCATTCCAAATATTTGAATCTTTTTATGAAAATAGAAAGTGTACAAAAAGTAAAAATATGAAATGCTAAAAAACTTATATTTTTAGCATTCGAATGTAAAAGTTATTCCTTTTTCGATTTGGTGTCACCGTAGAACATAAGATTATTGTCCTTGAACCATTTCATGATAGATGAACATAAAAGGTCATTTTTCTTGTCAGACCAATATAAAAGACGATATAGGTCATCGTCAGGAAGAGATGCGAGTTCATCCGCAGAGTAAATGTCCTTGGATTTAGAGTCCTTGATACGTGAAATAGCAGTGTTACGGTTGACAGAAGAACGGATGGATATATCATAGTTTAATTTGAGAGCGATTGCGATGGATACAAGTTCAGGTATTTTCCAGCTCTTGCAACTTTTACCAGTGTTAATTAAACGTTTATCATTGGGTTTTTTGTCAGCTTTGTCTTTAGCATTTACAATCTTGAATGTTTCAGATTTAGGGTCGAAAATACCGTAGAATCCATAGGGATTACTTTTAAGGGTATCTTTGATGTTTTTCAAGTTTTCCTTGTATTTGTTCATATAGTCAGAATTACAGTCGGACCATTCTGTATCAAGACAACGGAGGATTTCGTCTTCGTACAAGAGGGATGATATCCAAATACCGTCGATTTCGTGGATGTATGTAGAGTAGAAATCCATTACGCGTTTGACAAAATTGGGTTTATTCTGAATGTTATTCTTATGTGTGTAGATGGCCCATTCAAGGATAGATTCTTGGACTTGATTAGGGAATCTTTTTATGATTTTAGGAAAGTCGGTGTCAGAGGATGTTTCGAGTCGATGTAATATTTGGTCCATATTGTTTGTGAAAATTTTATTGATGACATTCAAGTAAGAGTATTCAACGTGAGAATAAGGATATTGAGTGTAATAACAAGAGTAATAATTTCCTGAAACGGAGAGACTATTTACAAGAAAGTATATGTTGTTTTGTTCTTTTAGGTAATTAGGAAATCCGTATTTGTTGTGGATGATGATACTTTCGCGGATGATTTTTTGCAGAGCTGATATAATTTCGAATTTAGTGTATGATTTAAATTCAGCGTATAAAAATCTAAGATTCAATGTAAATGTTGTTCGAAATAATGTTTTTACACGTTGAATAATTGATTCAATGTTATCAGACGAATAATATAATTGAAATGTCGAATAATCTATTTCAGATGCGGGTATACCTTTTAGCTGTTCTTTTGTAATATCGTCGCATTGATATTCACATTTTTCATAGTTGCATTCACGACTACCGTCAATACCATTACGGACAAAGTTACGGTCGTAGGTGAGAGCACAATCGAATGCAGATTCTTCCATAATGCGTTCCATTCGTTTGATAGATATATCTTTGAATTCTGATATTGAATACATATAAACATCGATAGAATTTTCTGGTGTATCAGGAATACTCGCATGTTGATAAATGTTAACAACAGGTATAATACCCGAACTTATCAATGCTTTATGTGATCCCGCTCTAAGACCTCTTGCAAGTGCTTGAGCAACAGGAGTGTAATTCCAAAACGGAGATATAATGTGTTCTTCTTGAACGTTACTAAGAGAGAAACCTTCGATGACTTTGCCGCTTCCGATGATAACCTTGATGATATTACCAAATTTATTATCGTCCATATTAAATCTATTTTTCACGAGGTCTATTTCAGACGATGTGGTAGTTTTGTCTGTTAATAGAGCATATCGAAGTGATTGACTATTATCTCTTTCACGACCAGTTGCGAGAGAAAATCCTACCAATTCGAGTAATTTTGCGAGGACGATGGCTCCACTTCCTTGGACGAATTGGGAATAGATAAAGATACTTTTATCTTTAGCATTTAAGATTTGTTGGATGACTTTTGCATATTTGGAGCTATATTTACTAATATTTCTAATAGTTTCCTCAACCGAATTACCACGAAGTAATTTTTTAACTTCAGGATTGAATGAATACGTATATGTATATACTTGCCTATTCGAATATATATTTGACTGTTTAGTCGAAACTATATTTTTCTTGAATCCTTCAGATCCGTATGTCCCATCTGGAAATACGAACAATGACGATTGTCTCGACCGCTGATATATCCCTCCTCCCACCTCTTCTATATCAGAAGAAGAAGAGGAAGAAGAAGTTTTCTTGTCGAGATTGTAGGATTCTAGGTAGATAGATTTTTGAAAGTCGGACATATTGTCAGTGTCGATGGTAAAGTAAGAGATACCGGGTATGTTATTAGTACCGATGAATTTTTTAGAGACGGTTGATTCAGAGACGCGAAGGTAAGAGATATGACCGCGAAATGCTTGTTTTAATGCAGGTAATTTAGAGGGTTTTACTTTCCAGATATTATTACTGTCTTTTTCCAAGAAGATGTTTATAAAGTCTTGGCCGGTGGGAAGTTCGATGGGGATGATCATATTCATAATACTTGCGATTTCTTCAGGACCGTCTTTCATAGGGGTACCGGACATTAATAAGATTTTACAGTTACGGATTGCACGACAGAAATTTTTAATTTCATTGTATGTGCGAATATCTTCTTCAGTGGAATTGTGTTTAGGGCGAAGATTATGGACTTCGTCGATGATGATGATGTATCCAGAGTATCTTGAAATGACACGAGCGTATCGTTCTCTAAGAGAGTCACCCTTTTTAAGCATTTTCTTGATAGAGCCTGCAAATTTGCGATAAGTAGCCATATTATAAAACGAAGATACAGATTTCCGAAGAATTCTCATTTTATCCTTGTGAGAGTTACCAGGAGCGTTATATTCTTCGGGAATGTATTTACCACCAGTACATTTTAGAGCTATTTCTTGAACGAAATTGTCTAACAAACCTTTTCCAGATGCGAGGTAAATGACGCCCTTGTATTTGAATGTACTTTCAGAGCGAATTTGTTCGACGGTGGCGATTGCTGTGCAAGATTTGCCGGTTCCCATTTCGTGAGAGATAAGGAGGTTATCATAAGGGGTGTTAGAGGAAAGGAATCTAGCGATAATTTTTTGGATTTTGAATAAAAAATGAGGTTCATCAGTTATTTCTTCAGTGGGTGGTAATTTTTCATCGTAGAATTCCTTTTTCTTGTATATTGAGGTATAAAAATTGTCATATAAATTAAACAAGTCGTCGTCAGACTGATTTATATTTGGATATGAAGGGAGAAAATCTTTTATTTCCAGACTCATTTATTATGTTATATATTTTAATTTTTTACAGGTATTGTATGTATTATATTTTAAAGGGTTAATGAGGTAGTATAAATGTGTACTATTGTTAACAAATTTTGGAACGAAATTAGAAACTGTGGAGACATATATAAGGATGTGATAGATGATGCAATAAAGAATGGATTGGATTATAAGGAAATAATAAATTACTCTTTGATTTATATGAATGAAAATAAATACAGAGCATTCAGATATTTTTATGATAAATATTTGTGTAGGTCGTGTAGAAAACAATATGAGAGTTTGATATTAAATAATTTAGCATTTTCTCAACTGACAGAATCTATGTGCAAGAATTTTGCAAGAGATATGGAGTACTATCAAGAATTGTTAAGATATCTGTTTGAAGATGGTGTGTATCCAGACCAGGCATATACTCGTTTCGAACATTGTGAGTGTGAGTGCAAAGAACATATTTGTCATACGATATCTGATTGTAAATGTAGGTTTCATTGTAATGATACAAGTTTGTTTACGGCATTATATAAGTCGTCAGATGAATTTGTAGAGATTGCTTTACAATATATAAACCCTAAAGTTGATAGTGTATTGTTTTCAGGAGGTAAGATAAACAAGGTATTATTCTCACGGTATATCAAATATAATTGTTATACTTATTCGACCGAATTTAAAAAAGAAAAATGTATAAAGTTACTCTATAATTTTTATATGAATAATTGTAACTCAAATTTAACACTTGAAGATTTTAAGAAATGTATATCTGCCGAAGACTTTGAAAAGTATGAAAAGGTTTCTAACCCTAAGGCCGAACCCATTCAGATTAATCTACAATTATGTTTGGGTGATAAAAAAGAAGTTCTGAATGAAATTGCAAGATTAGAAAATATGATACACAAACTGAAGAACGCAATTGGATAAAAATAGTATTAATATATTAATACTATTTTACAAAACTACTTTTTGCATACTATCTTGTATAGTTTTTTAATGAGAGGGTCGTCAGGGGAGAAGAGACGTTGAACTTTTCTTGTACCAGGGTATACACGACCAATAACTTCATAGTGGCTTTCTCCTATCCAGAGGATTAGGATAGATTCTCGGTTTTTATAGTCAGCGCAACCACCGATGATGTAAGGTTCACGAGTTTTACTGTCAAAAAAGTAAATGTCCTTGTTAAAGTGATTTGCAACGTATCCGATGGTGTATTGGTCTATATATTCTTCGACATCTTGGAGTGTTTCTTTGTAAGAATTGAATGCTTCTTCTTCACTTTCAGTTACGATAGAATTTACAAGGTTTACAAATTTATCAACAATTTTTTTTACCTTGTCTGGAGATAGTGTATTATCAGCTTTTCGAAGGTTAAGTTTAATTCTTTCAGTGGAAAGTTTAAGAATGGTATTTTTACAATCATCGAAACTTTTATGTGTACAGTCATCATTGGCTTTATTAAGAATGTCATCTATGTCAATGAGGGGCACTAATTCTGTTAGGAGAATGTAGCATTCCAACTTGTCTGATTTGAGTATTTTCTTGATGATGCGGATAAGTTTAGGAGATACCTTTTTAATATTAACATTTTCGTGGTTATTGCTTTGTATGTAATCATAAAATTCTGTAAATAAGGTGTTAAGAGTTTCACTGAAACCAAGTTTTGATACTGCATCCATATTTTCCCAAGCTTCTCTTGACAGTCCTTTACTTAGTTTTCTTCTAAGATTCTTTACATATGTTTCTCTTTCAGATATAGATAGTTCTGTATATTCAGAGGATATAGCGTGTAAGATTGCGTGAAAGAAACAACTACCTTCTCCGATTGTTCCTGTTCTTACAAACATGGAGTCGCCTTGAATGGATGGAAGAGCTAATTTTTCTGATTTGTTTGGTTCAAGGATTTGTAAGGATTTGTTATAAGTTGACATTTCTTGTTATACGGTTTTTTTTAAACTTATAAATAAACAATGACTGACAATAGATTTGTAATTAAACAACCATATACTCTCAATAATTTTCTAGTATTTCCAAATACGGTATTCTCAGACATTACAACGATTGACTGTGATGACACAATAGATGGTATATGTTATAAGAACTTAAGTATAAACGATTGTATCGAAAAGTGTAAATCTTCCAAAGACTGTGATGCCGGATATTTTATAACTACACCAAAACAAACAATATGTGTCCCTATCAGAACTGACTTGTATCCTCGAACAAATTTAGCATTTCGATTGAGAGATAAATACAAGGGTATATATGGAGGAAAATTAGATGATGTTAAGGTTGATACGTTTATTAATAAATCTAAATTTGATTTTCCTCCAAATATGGCGAATGTGGTTTTTTACGATGATGTTGTAGAGTTGGTCAATACGAGTAATAATACTACTCTTGGACAATTAAATCTCAAGGAAGATTCATTACCTGTATCATTTAATCACGATACACTAAGTACAAACATACAATTATTACCTGAAGAGTCAGCATCAACGAATATCCTAAAATATAAGCCGATAAAATACGGAGACGGATTAGTATTCCGGATACCGTATACATCCTATGTATTACGACATGTGGCTGCGACAAATGATATGGTATGGTTAGCAAGTCCAATCGTATCGGAATCGCCAAAATATCAGGTAGTAACATTAATTCCAGTAGATAAATCAAAAGAAAATTCATATGTTACATATGCAGATGAATTTTATATGAAATACGGTACTCTAAATAATTTATTTGCTGTAAACACCACAGGTAAACTAAAAGGTCGTTACAATAGTTTTGACAAGTTAGAAGGTGAAGGATATAATACGAAATTCAAATTTAATCCGAAAATAATCGTTTATTACTGCGACAATGGTGTTTGTTCTCCAGTTGAACTCAAGAAAACTAAAACTATTGGTGAAAATGCTACTTATAACGGGAAACCTGTATACAGAAGTCCTGGTTGTTTTGGTATGTGTGTCAGTAAGAAAAAGTTATCAACAACCAAGATTGTCATTTTATACACCATCGGAATCGTCTTTATAGGAATATCAATACTGTTAATTATGAGAAATAGATTGTAAATTTCTCAAATCTTATAGATTATAGTAAATCTTCTCAAATCTTATAGATTATAGTAAATCTTCTCAAATCTTATAGATTATAGTAATCTTTGGCAATTCTTCTCAAAACGTATAGTAAATCTTCTCAAATCTTATAGATTATAGATGAGAAATAGATTGCAATTTCAATTCTTCTTCCATTGTTTTCAAGTGTTTTTGAATGAATGTGAAAATCATGTGTTTTAGACGGATAGGCATTCTTTCCAAGTCTACATATACTTCATCAGTTGTTACTTTTACAATACAAGATTCTCCTGTATTGTTATTTTGATATGACCTAATCAATACATAAATTAGTTCCATACCTGTCGAATCAACATCTGATATCTTTTTCATAAAATTGTTCTTTTGTGTAGGTGTTAAATCTTTCTCCTTGTTTTCAGTCTCGCGATATAACGAATCATATAATGGGAAGCTCATTTATTGAAATGATATGTTAATTAACATATCATTTTTAAAATATAATTTAAAATTAAATGAAAGGGAACGTATCTTGTCCTTTATGTAGAAAACCAATCACAACAATCATTGAAAACAAAATAGAAGATGAGTGTGTCGCTTGTTGTGACAAGAAAATAGAAATAGAAAGTGACTGTGGTCATAAATGTTTATGTAGAGATTGTTATGACGAGTTGAATGATATGCAAGAAGATATTGAAGAAACTCCTATAACCTATGAGGATATACGTGTGAATGAAGACCATTTGGCATATCCCGAGGAATTTGGTCCAATAAACGATTTTATCGTTGAACAAATAAATGCAATGATATTATCCGATAATCTAAGAATAAGACGATTACATAATATAAGATTTTCAATCGTTACAAATATACATAGAGTAAGTGTTGAAAATATATTACAAACATTGCACTCTATACGTTTCATGACAAATGAAGAACGCGAACTGCTATTTTTTAACAATAATGTATCATATCACAGAACTCATATCCCCAGGAATACTCTAATTGAACGTTATAATCAATATATTATGAAATTTATACTATACAACAACACAGGATTAATTACAAATGTTATTTTTTACGATACTATCACTACTATGATATCTTCTTCAAGAATTAGATACACAACAGATACTACCAGTTGCACAGTATTGTAGGAAATTAGCCGTTATATACAATGTATATTAATATACAATATAATATATTAATATCTACGTTGCTGTTGTTGTTGGGCGTGATAGGGTGGTTGTTGTTGGGCGTGATAGGGTGGTTGTTGTTGGGCAGGGTATGCTTCTTCTTGGGTTAGGTAGCATACTTTATCGTCGGGACCGCATAGAGGGATACCGAGGCAGTATTTAGGGATAGCTTTACCGTCGTGTTTAATATTTTCGTTTGCAAATTGTTGTTTGTTTTTGAATTGGTTACAGACGTCGATAACGAAATTGTTGATGCTTTCAAATGTGTGAGCACCCTTGTATTCAATGAATGGTCTACCGTTATTGTATAGAACGACGTATGGGACATATTGAATAGGGGTAATTGTTTGTTTAGCCATTTGTATTAATTGAGCGTTAATACCGACGTTTAACATTCCGAATTTACATCCGTTTAATTTTGCTGAAAGTTCAGTAAATATGGGTATCAACGTGTGACAATATTTACAGCTTGTTGAATAAAACAACACTAATGAATATCCTCTGATTGTATTGCATAGGATAGGTCCTTTTGTCCCTTTTCCAACCTTGAATTCTTCTGTTGTTAAATATAATAATCCGTTCATTTTTTTTGAGAGAGTATGTTTTCTTAAGCTCATATAAAAAAAATGTTCTATTAATAAATGATTACGTTTTCAAATCCGCGATCTAAATATGGCGAACTTAGTAACGATTATAGACTTGAAATGAGGATAGATGACGAAAAGTATTTGACGGTAACCCAGTATGTGTATGCAAATATGTTACCAAATCCTTCGCAACAGAGGATAGTCGCACACACAAAAACAAAAGAAATTATTGATGAATTTAACTTGATATATGAAAAAAATAAGACGAGTAACATAATAAAAGCATTGGAAGAGGCGTTGTATATTAAATTCTCGACAAACAAAGAACTAACAGATGAATTGTTATCGACAGGAAATGCTAAAATAATATATATATGTGACGACCCTAAATTCGAGATAGTCGGAGAGTTGTTAGAGAATGTTAGATATAGGTTAGGTTCACAACTTGTTGCAAATCAACAAGCAAGCAATAAGAAACAAAAAGATAAACATGTATATGACGTGTATATGGCATATTTGTTACTTCGATCAGATATCAATCGAGGAATAGACATAAAGATATACGAAAATTCGGATATACAAACAATCATCAAACAACATGAAAAAATAGTGACAAAGATAAAAACACCAAAGTTATCAGAAGATGTTGTTTTGCAAATGTATGATAATGGTAAATTTGACGCTTTGTTACTTAGTTTGATTGACGACCCTTCTAATTTTGCAAAGAAAATACGTGACGAGTATCTAGAAGAGTTAAAAATCAATATTGGAAAAGCGAGAAGGAATATAGTATTTGATATGTACATGGATTATAAACTACGCAAAAACTATCCAAGTCTTAGTGCTGGCGAATATGAAATTGCAAAAAATCAACAATTGCAAAAGTTGGATACAACTATGATTATTAATTTGAAGAAACAGGTATATGACGCTTATGTAGCTGGAAATTTATCGGAATCTTTATCAGAAGCAATTGATGATAAATTGAAAGATTACAAGGATATAACAACAGAACCCGTCAAAGTATCCAGAAAGTCTGAATCAGATAAATTGGATAAATTAATGAGAGATCCTCAAATAGCTCCTTGGGATCCAAAATATTTAACGTCGACGATATCATCACCATATAAAGTTCCTCCTCCTATCGAAATATTTGAACAGGCGGCTATAGCAAGAGGTAATATTGGAGTTGTTGTTGAAGAACCTCGTTCAGAAATCAATGTGTATCATGATATTGGAAGTAATAATCAGTACAATGGATTTTCGATATTAGCATATACCGGAATGTTAAATATCAACTCAAGAAAGTATCCGACAGTGTATCATTACGTCATTACACAATTATTGTCTGTATTGTTTGATACGAAAAAGAAACTGATTGGTATTGTAAATGCATATTCGATGATTGTAATTGGAGATGATTTTTCATCACCTGAAAATTATGTGTCAATATTAAATCTCAGTCCGTTATATACGCAACAAGAAGATGAATCATATAGAGCACATATGAGAGAAAATGCAAAGATAGCAATCACTGAAAAATTCAAAAACAACAAGATGAAACGAGTATTACGTTCAACGGGTGATAGTTATCTGGTGTTTATAAGTCCCAATCCGATATTAGGAAACGGTCTCGACAAATCTGGAGAAAATGTTACAGGTGAATTGTTGATGGAAATTAGGGAGAAAACAAAGAATGAACCCCTGGAAGTTGAATATATAACAATGAAAAATTTAATGACATACATAAGAGAAAATCTGTTTATACAAGAATGGATAGATGAACGAACTATTGATATATGTCATACAGTATATGCAATCTATACATATATGTCAGACGAAAACATTAAATACGTAGATATACTAAACAGAGTGTTAAACATATATGGTTGCAAATTCAATGAAGTAGCAATTGAAATGGATATACCAAAATTCTTTAGAGCTACATTACAACGATGTAAAGGATATAACAATCTCACAAAAGAATGCAATGCAACACTCTGGAAATATGTAACATCCATATTGAAACATGTAATTTCAACGGCTGGAAATATGACAGATAGTTCATTTGAGAATTTGATAGTATCATCCAGAGATAAATTGTCGAATAGTGTATGTATGAAAAATTCATACGCATGCATAATGAATGCGATTGTTAACATATGTATTGACATTACAAGCATCGTTCGATTCTTTAATAAGAAGAGTACTATTACACCCAGTATGATTGATTTAGTAACGGTTGTCTTATTCAACGAACCGATTGTTGTAACATCAAAAACTGAACCTTCAGATGAAGTCAAACAAATTATTATGGACCAATTTAATGGAATGATACCTGTCGATATGATAACTTATGTTCACAATGTCGCTCTAACTATTCAGGACTATTCAGGTATGTCTGAAGAACAAAAGAGTAACAGAATAACCTTTTTTTCAATGAATAGATAGATTATCTACTTTAGAAAATTCATATTTTAGAAAATATGAATTAATTTATTTTGAAATGTATTTATCTCTTGACAAGTATCCTTTCTGAATTAATAAAATGATATTTAAAACTTGATAGCAAAAATACAAATATGTCACACAGTTCTGCAGTAACAAAGGCTATCGAAAAGGTTGTTTTTGAATATATCCAAACACTTTCAAGCAAGTTTAATTTAGATAAAGATGAATTACAAGAATTATGGTCTGGTTCCGTCGAAAAACCAAAAAGAAAGAGGTCTCCACCAACAAAAAAGGTCGAAACGACTGAAAAAGTTATAAAGGAAGGACCGTATGAAGAACCTGAGCTAATTCTTAATGGATCAATAACAGTATCGGTTCTGACTGGATTATGTAAAAAACATAATTTGAGTACAAAGGGAAAGAAATCAGAGTTAATCAATAGACTCTTAAATAAGGACGAAAACGAGCCACTTCCAGAGCCTGATATAACAGAAAAGAAAACAAAGAAAGTAGGAACTGTTTTGAAGTCAGAGGTAATTAAACAGTTACAGAGAAATATTCCGACGATTACATTAAAAAGGAATAAACACGGTAATATATGTCATGAAGAGTCTTCGTTGATATTTGACGCAGATACTCGTGTCGTAATTGGTAAACAAAATCCTGACGGTACAAAAAGTCAATTGACTGGAGACGACATTGAAACTTGTCATAAATACGGATTTGAATACGAATTACCTGAAAATCTCGATCACGCAAAGAGTAAATCTGAAAAAGTTAAGATTGCGGAGTTGGACGACGATGACGACATTATCATCGACGAAGATGAACTAATTGAAAGCGACTTTGTCGATGATGAAGAAGTCAGTGAAGAAGAATTTGAAGATGATAAGGAATAAATATTTTATGTATAATTTATATACATAAAAATCGCCTTTAATAACACTTTCATTTAATCTACTTTTACTTTGAAACATTTATTACCGATACATATAACAGGTGATTTATTCTTTTGAGACTTCTTCTTCTTTGGAGATCTTGATTTCTTTGGAGACTTCTTCTTCTTTGGAGATCTTGATTTCTTTGGAGACTTCTTTTTCTTTTGAGACTTCTTCTTCTTTGGAGATCTTGATTTCTTTGGAGACTTCTTCTTCTTTGGAGATCTTGATTTCTTTGGAGACTTCTTTTTCTTTTGAGACTTCTTCTTCTTTGGAGATCTTGATT